CTTAGTTCTAGAAGCTATAGAATTCCATATTTTATTTCTCTTCTTTTTACTAAAAGCTCTTTTGTATATCTGCTCAAAAGATTTATACCTTTCTTCTTTAGTACCAATTCCAATGTAAAAAGGTTCGTTTTTATCTAAACGAATGTGCCTGTAAAGATAATATTTATTAAAGCTCATTATTTATAATAATTTTGTTTTATTGCTTTACTTCCTATTAATATCATATATTACCAATTCAATTCTGGATATATTTTAGACCAGTAGGTTTTACCAATTTCAGTAACATTACCATCCTTATCAAATTTATGCAAATCCGCAATTTTAATCCTTTTATTGGCTAATTGAGGTGGTCTGCTATCAAAATCAGTATCTTCATCTTTCTTCATATAATCTATCCAGCAACCATCTTTATCTCTATAAAAGATACCATTTGCATCACTTTTTTGAGTAAAAATGGTAGATAATGTACCTTCAAAGTCCATATCTGCTACTGAAATAGAATCTTCTGATTTATTAAGAATCTTCTTCTTCTCTTTAATGTGTCCCGTATAGATGATAAAAGGAGAAGCATTTTTCTCAATAAAAGCTTTTACGCCAAAAACAGTTCTTCTAATATACTGACTTCCACCATAATCATCTACACGTTTAATGTTTTCCTTAGCCTTATTGAATTGTTTGTTATAATCAGCTAAAGCAGCCTCATGGAGCATATTTTGCATATCTGTAATAGGATCTACTGCAAATATAGGAAATTTCATCTTATGAATATGTGCTAGAACAAGATCATAATTCTTTTCTCTTTCAGAACCTCTACTATCTTTAAAAGTAGTATAAAGTTTCCAATAAGTAGACATATCATTAATCTTATTCAATTCATCTACTGTTTCAAATAACCCCATAGGAATAAAAGTACCATCTTTTATTACTTTAAATGGAGCATCTCCTTCATAAGTTAGGAGATTTACACTATTCCTAGCTTGAAAGTAATCTGTACCTCCTTGAGTGTCCCCTATTAAAATATTCTTTTGATTAACTAATGTTTGAGTCTTACCAGATTTTGGGAATGAGATGACTACTTGATTTCTGGGAGAAATAATACATTTTTCAGCAGGTAATAATTCACCTTTTTCATCTATTGGTAACTTTTTAAATGTTGTTTTAGTCATTTTGTTGATTTTTATTCTCTGTAAATTTATTACTTTTTAAATAACCATATAATTAATGGAAGACCAATAATTAGACATGTAAATATATGATACATTTCCATCCATGTAGCTTGTTCAACATCTTTCCATGTAGTTGATTGTTGTTTAAAATATTGACTATAATAAGCCTTTTCACCAACAACTGCTCCTATCCAAGGGATAAAATGATAGTATGTTATTTTCATATCAGGAATATTTTACATTATCTTGATAAAAGATTTTACGGAAAGGCTCAATTGTTATGTAATTTCTTTCATATGCAACAGAACCTGATCTTCTTTCATACCCTAAGCTATATAAATAGTCTATATTATCGTCATTATTTTTAATTGAAATTTTAAGATCTTCTAAAGGAAGACCGTTTAATTGTAATACTTTCATTTTTTAAACCATTTTTCTAAATAATTCATACTTAACCAATGCATCCCTAAACTTCCTATTACAGCAGCTACGGTATATGTAATACCTAATAGTAGAGTGTTAGCATCATCTACAGTAATTTTTCTTACTACAATAAACCATATACCATTAGAAGCTACAGAGGCTAGTCCATGTAGCCATAGACTATTACTATTACGTGCTCTACTTACTAATGTAAAACTAGCATTTTGTAGGATAGTAACCAAGAATAATATTAAATAATTCATGCTCCTACTGTCTTACTTCTAATATATTTAGCTATTTCTTTAAAGGTTTTACCTCCATCGTTCATCTGTGCTAATTTACCAGCAAATGATGAATTACCACCTTCACCTAATAAACATTTCGGAAATAATTTTTGATTATCTTTAGATAAATTATTAGGCATATATTTATTACTCATACGTTTTGCGCCTACTATATCTCCATATACACCAAGACAGCAATAATTATTTGCATTCTGTAATCTTGATTTACCTTGTTTATATTTTCCACTTTCTAATGCCTCTAACCATTGTTTTCTTGATTCTTTAGGTAATTTATATTTTCTTTTCATAATACTTTTTCTTTTATTAAAATCTTTCTTAATTCTCTTATAATTCCGTACTTAAGTTCATCTGAAGTTCTATGTTCTAAATGAACAGACCATACAGAAGAACCAATATATACTTTATATCCCTTTTTAGAGTCTAAAATAGTATATCCTTTCTCTTTACAAAACTTCTCAATATCTCTCCATTTAAGGTTTTTAGAGACATTATTTATTTGATTTAAAGTAGACATATAATCAACGTAAATATAAGGATACCTAATAAACACATACCTATTGTCATTTTTATCTGATTTCTGGCTATAATTGGATCTTTATCTAGCATATTTTCTTATTAGTTTAAATATCTCTCCAGTATCGGTTAATCTCATAACTTCATTAAATCTAATAGCTGAAAAGGCTACTGTAAATCCATGATCTGCCATGAATTTCTCAGTAACCTTTTTACCATTTATAGTATCCAGATAAATCCAAGGATAGTTAGCAAAATATGTAGTTTGTATACCTAATTTATTAAGTCTATTATGTAGATTTTCTATACAGTTCATACATATCTTATTTTAGTTGAATCTAACATACTAAGACTTTCTTTAATCTTTTTAAGCTCAGGTTTCTCATTAAGTACAATTACATGTAAATCAGCTACTTTTCCAGCATAATCCAGTTTAATAGCTCTATTAAGAAGCTGTGCTGTGGATTCTTTATTACTTGTAGCATTCATTAGAATAACACTATCTAAATTAGTATAGCTTACTCCAGTTTTACCCATTTCAGCAAGTGCTAAATGATTAATCTCTTTTTTCTGAAAAGCTTGGAAATTTGAGTCATCTTTAGATTTGGAATGGTAAGATGGAATTCCTAGGGAATCAGCCGTTTCAGTAATTCCACAAAAAACAATGGTTCTTTTGTCTTTAAGCTCATCCAGCAACTCTTTAACTGCATTAATTTTACCAATTGAAGAAGTAGAAAGTCTATTCCTAGTAAGAGCCAAATGCATATAGTTCTTGCCGCCTTTAACCATTTTGTCAATAACGAATGAATAGTTATCATATCTTTGTTTTTCGGTAAGTAATTTACCCTTGCTATTAGGAGTTTTAACAACTTTATCCAAATCTGTTCTATGTACAGTAATAATATAGTCGCTTAGGATCTTATCTCTTATACCATCTAAAGTAGTGTATTTAGCTATTAGTTTTAATCCCCATAAACCTTGAGTTTCTCTAGAAACTGTTCCAGATAACCCCAAAACCTTAGTATCTGGACTATTTGTCATTATCTCATGACATAGTTGCCTCTGAAGATCTGAGATTTCATGAAACTCATCCAGAACGATAAAATCAAACTTATTATCTTTATATTTATGGAGAGACCTGTAGTTGGTAAATTGAATATTCTTAGTATGTTTAAACTGCCAAGTAAGCATATCATTTTCCCAACTATTCTTTATCTGGTTATCTGGATAACAAATTAATATATTAAATTCATTCTTAATAAAGTTAGTTAATAGATCAAGTGTAATTTTGATTTTCCCTAACCTCATAGCTCCATCTATATATCCAAATCTTTCTTTTTGGAAGAAATTTATAGACTTTTTAACTATTTCTTGCTGAATCTGATCTTGTTTACTCATAAATATTTAATTATATTACCAGTTTTAAGATCCTGTAATATACTAACTTCAAAGAAATGATCATAATAAGTTATTACTTTTTCGTAACATTCTTGTCCAAAGGGATATAACCTTATAAAATGAAAAAACTCTTCTTTATTCAGAAGAGTCTTATTTCCACTGTGATACTTATTATAGAAATAGTACATTGGATAAGCATCGTTATTTTCTCTGTACACCAAATATTCCTCTTTTGTCATGTTTTTCTTACTTTATAAACTATTTCTAAATTAAACCACCTAAAGTAGATATGGTAGGTATCTTTATCCTCCTTAAAAAGATCAATAAAACATTGTTGATTATTCTCATCTACACATATAAATCTAATAGTAGGATGACCTTTATACTCGTTAACTTGTATAGGATCAACTAATAGACTAAATTCAGTATATGTACTGGAAAATACACTTATTACACTATCATATTCAAAGAATACTATCCTAGTGGTACTTTCTTGCCAGCTATACCATATACTATCAAAAGGTTCTCTGATAGATACATATTCAGCTTTAAATTGCTTATCTTGAGCATTTAAAGTTCCTCCCAATAGGAGTAGTGTAATAAGTAGTGTTTTCATAAGTTATTTTATATTAGTTAAAGAATAACAAGTTAGAATTCCTTTTACATCTTCATAAGATACTGTATCTGTAGAAGACCCATAAGGGACTTCTTCTAATGCAGCTTTTAGTGCAGCTTGAACATGTATTTTAGCAAATTCAATCATAGCTCTTTTTACGGACGATGGAATCTCATATCTATCCTTAGGAACGTCTAATATTTCTAAGAATACATCTTCTGCGGTTTTCATCATTCTTCAAATAAAGTGTAATCAAACTTTTTCCAACCAGCAATTATACTTTCATCCCTAAGATCCATTATTTTTTTGAATGTTTCTGGACGCTGTACTACCTGGCATCCGGCACTCCAATTAAAAATTAAATCAACTATTTTCCATTCCGAAGCTCTATGAAAGTTAGTACCATTCATGCCCCAAAAACCAAACGCAGCCAGTTTAACAGGATCTCTATAAAGACTAAAGTCCAAATCTGTATTTTTATCATTATCTCGTACATAGTGCATTTTAGCCACTTGTACCAACGCATCATATTTTCCACTATGTAAACCTCTAGCATAACATTCTAAATATTGACCTGGAACCATTATAATACAACCATCTTTATTCATTGGATTCTGTAACCAGTATTTACCTGGATCAGTAGTCATCCAAAAATTAAATAATTGTTCCTTTCCATCTTCGTCTATCCAAGCAACACCTCCTAAATCATCAAATTTATCAGATTTAGAATTCTTACTCCGGATACCAAAGATATTTAGTCTCATTTTTTCTGTTCTGAATACATAGTTATTCTTGAGATAGTTTTGCTTAATACTGTTATAGTTCATAATTGTGTCTTAAATTTCCTTTATAAAATATCTTCTCTAATGATAGATTTTTGTTAAATCTTCCTCTTATAGTTGCTTCTCCAATACCACAAACTCTTGACCATTGACTAAATGACAGAGACTGACCGTTATATTCTATTAATTTTGAATTTCTTCTATTATTAGCTTGTTTTTCGTAAGTGCTCCACTTACAATTTTCTTTACAATAATTACCATTATTATCAATTCTATCAATAGAATGTAATTTAGAAGGTCTAGGTCCCATGTCTTTGTAGAACTGATCAAAAGAATTTTTCCAATCATCAGAAACAGTAATCCCTCTACCTCCATAATTAGAATATGATTTGTCGGATGGATTAATACATCTGGATTTTATTTTTAACCAAATCTCATAATCTGGATTCTTTTGATCTGTACCAGGAAGATTAGAATATCCATGTTTATACTTTCTTTTTGAAGCAAGTTCTCTATTATAACATCCGCATGATTTACTTAATCCTCTTATTAATGAATATATTTCGACTTCTTTCTTTGAACCGCATTCACATTGACATAAAGGATAGTAAAGGGTATTATAATTCCATTTTTTAATACTTCCTTCTTCTAAAATAGTCCATCTTTGAAATTTTTTACCAATAAATTGTTTTATTTCCATAATTATATTTTTTACAAATATAAAAAATACTTATGGTTTTTCCAAATATTAGATTAGCTATTTTTTAAAAAGTATGATTTATTTAAAACTTCAGTAATTATATTTTGATACTGACTATCATCTAGATCTCTCTTTTTAGGAAGTTCAACAAACTGACCACAAAATCCATTAAATGCTAAAGGTATACGTAATTGATCTGCTCCGTAAGATGACTTTAGTATTTGAGCACTTCTAAAATAATTTTCTCCAGTATTTCTATCTATAAAATCTGGAGGATCGTATCCTGTTTTAGAAGATTGATTATATTTGGCTGCATCAAACAAACTAATAGCTAAATCACAAGCATCGCCTATATCTGAAGATTCTTTCACATCTTCCAGTAGTAGTTCATGCTCCTGATCTTTTATCCTAGCCACCGAAGCAATCGATCTATTAATCTGACTAACCCATATAGGAGCAGATTCTTCTAAATCTCTGAATCCTTGTAGATATTCTACTGTTTTATCTATAGCTTGTTTTTTAGTTGGTAAAGCTTGAGTCGTTTTTATTAGATTACCATGATCTATCTCTGGTATCACTACTATATTTGGATCATTTGCAATATATATTTTACTTTTTCTACCTTTTATCTCTATTTCTTCATATTTACCTAAAGACTCGAAATGATCTTTCATTATTCTATATATTTCATTAGGAGTTTTAGCTCCTTCATGTATGGTTACATGATCATTTAAAAGTTGATCTATGTAAGATTGATAACTCATCACTAAAGAATAATGTTCTTTAGATAGTTTATCTTTCCACCATCCCATTATTTTAGGTAATTCTATGATTTCTCCTTCATTTTTGAATATCAAGAAAGATAGCCATTTGGCTAATCTTAAAACCTTACTTCTTTCCATTGAAAATAACTGAAAATCAGGTTTTAATTTTCCTGTTGGAGAATTCATGTAGTCATCACAGGCATTTAAAGTTATTGTATCTAATAAAGCACTTTTACCTGCTCCTGTAGACGAGAATAATAATGTTAGTATTCTTTTTCTTATATTTGCATATTTACCAAGTCTTTCCAGTCCTATTGGAATAAATCTTTGTCCTCCAGATATACCAGCATCTATCTCTTTACGTAGTAATTCAAAGCTCATTTAATTAGTGTATTTATAAATGTTTCTAATTTTCCAGATCTATGAAATTTCTTACAGAACCTACATTGATAGATAGTTTGACCCTTTTGATAGGCTAATTCATAAGTTTCATATGTAGCTTTATTGGTACACATTCTCTCCCTTTTCCTAACTTTCTGGGCTTTTCTTTGTAGATTCTTGTATTTATTCATATATCTACTCCTGTTGAGATTTTTTTAGATTCATCTACTTTAATTCCTTGTTTATAAAGTTCTACAAATGGTTCCCATGAATTCTGATTCAAATATGTCATTGAATTCTGAAGATAACTAAGTTTATTTGTTCCAGTTTTGAGACTAGCTTCTTTCTTTTGGAGAATATCAAGTTTTGTAGCTTCTACTATATCTGTTATAGTATATTCTCCTTCATTAAGGATAGTTTTAATTTTGGCTTTACAGTCATATTTTTTGGTTCTGAGTGATCTACTACCTATAAACTTTTTACCTTTATATTCAAATGTATCTGTACCTGGAAATATATTCCACCATAGAAGGAAATCATCATCTCCTTTTATAACCTTTTTAAGTATAGGTTCTTCTACTTCTAAACCTATAAAATCAAGTATATTTTGTCCTTCTACGGTGATTTTATAATCTTCAGTTATTAGTCCTTTCCTTATAGTGGTTAGAACGATATTCTCCACTTTCTTAGAATCTGAGGTAATATCTACACCTTTTGATACAAATTCTAGAATGTGGAGAATATCTGGAGAATAGCCTTTTTTAATTAGTTCCTGAAATTTTTGAAATGATAGATTCATTTTTATCCTCCTCTTGTAATCCTAAAACAATGATTTTAGCTGGTTGTTGGAACATCTCTCTAAGAGCTTCCCTTTCTTCCCAATCTTTCTCAGCACGAAGATACTCAATTTCCCTCATATATTCAAACTCTTCTTTAGAACTTATCATATATTATTACAGGTTTACCTATTTTCTTTTTAGACTTCCAAACTACTCCATTGACAATGGTGCTGCCATTTTTATATCCTAAGAATCCTCTACATGAGGACATTCTTTTAGATTCTTCAAATGTTTCTGTTTTCATATTAACTTGTCTCCTTTGTTCATATTTCCGATGTAAGTTATTCCATTAATTGTTTGATTTACAGCAAATAAAGGTTGTAAATTAGTATAATGAAAGCATTTCCTCTGCTCTTCTTCTTTAGTTAAGTCAAATTTGGCACAAGGAATAATATGGTCAATATGCCAATATTTACCATAGTTTTCCCAAGTCATAGTTGGAAGAAATTTAGATTCTAAATAATCTCTTAAGTACATATAATCACAACCTAATAAATCATTTAAACTTTTCGACTTCTTTATACCTTTATATTTTAAAGAGGTGTATAATCTTGATCTTAGATATTTTTCTATCTTAAATGAAAGATTTGTATCTAATCTATTTTTAATATATTTTCTTCTATTAAGATTTCTTTTGTCTCTAGTCCTATTATAGTATATTTTTGCAATCTTTTTTATTTCTTCTTTCCTTTCTGATCTTTGTTTTTTTATTTTCTCCTTGTTTGTTTCTCTATACTCCTTATTTTTTACTTTTAAAGCATCTTTATTATTAATCCAATATTCTTTCCTATTAATTTTTACTTTATCAGGATTATTTTTTATCCATTTATGAGGATCATGATTTGGATTATCTTTTAACCATTGTCTTGTGTACTGTCTTAGATATTCTCTTTTTTCAGGTTTGTTATTCCTTATTCTAGCTAACTCATTGACTCTATCTCTATTTTTATTTCTATATTCGATAGAATATTTTATTTTACATGTTTTGCATGTATTATACCTACCATAATATTGGCTTATGTCTTGCTCCAGGTTACATTTTACACAGACTCTGTTCATTATTTCACAATTAATCCATAATTTTTCATAAAGTGTTCAAATGCCTCCTTTGCTTTATTAGTATTACATTTGAACGTTCTTTTTATCAAAGATATTGAATATTTTCTAAATTTCAAATATTGTTCATTAGTTATTGACCATTCTGTTTTCCAATTTTTACAAAACAATATATCAAATGTAGTTTTTTCAATTAAGTTAAGATGATTTTCTATTAAATGCTCCAAAATATTACTACGATTGATCTTTTTTGCCATAATTAAAAGGTTTAGGTTCTCTTGCTGCTTTTTCCAATCTCCATTCGATTTCTGCCAGATAATAAGCTGTTTGAGCAGCTTCCCAAGTTATATCCTTCTTAGGATAATCTTCTCTCTTAGGAGGAATAGGCTTTATACTATCATAATAACTATTATGAGTATGTAGAAGTATTTCATATGCTTCATCTTCATTCATTTTAAATATATAGTTATATTGTCAAATACTACTTTATCTTTATGAAGAGACACAAAATCACAATGTGTTAAATTTAATATGCCTAATATAGCACCTTCTTTTCCTTCATCTATCTGGTTAGTAAAAGCAAGCTTTCTTATAACTCTAAACATACCATATATAGGAGTTTTATCATATCCTTTATATGGTTCTATTCTATAGAGTCTCTGTCCACATGTATCATCATAAAAACTGAAGAAGTTATTATTAAACTCAACTAATGTTCTTTCTGTCAGATTCTTAGATACATATTTTATTGCATTGTTGTGTAATTCGTCCATATTCTTTTAATTTTATATATCTTCAACAAACTTTCCTGTAATCTTCTTATCTGTAACATATGTACTTTTATATTTACCTGCTTTTCTTAAATGATTAGATAAGCTTGATATAGTACATCCAGCGAATTCACATGCTTTATTCAGACTACTAAATACACCTAATGAATTACCTGAATTATCGAAGAGTTCTACTTTCTTACCTTTAGCACTTATTTTGTCTTTAATTGAAGGATCAAGACGATGATTGTTTTTTGTATTATCACTTCTAGTAATCCATCTTAAGTTTTCAGCTCTATTGTCACACTTTATACCATTGATATGATCAACCTGTATACAATCCTTACAAGGAGTAGGTAGAAATGTTGTAGCTATTAGTCTATGAGTTAAATATGTGGTTTTAGCTTTACCTATCAAACTAACTGTATAATAACCCTGAACCATTCTCATCTGATTCATTATTTTAAAGTTATGTTTTATAGATGATGAAATTCTTCCCATATTAGAAGCTTTATACATACCTTCATATCCAGGTATATCCTTCCAAATCTCTTTAGATTCATCAAATACTATTTGAGGGAATAAATTTTTCTTTTCTTTAATAAAGAAATTCTCTAAAGCTTCATTTATTATATAAGATTCAGTCTTACCTCTAACTTTTGCAGATTCTTGAATTAAATTTAATATTACATCTTTGATTTCAAATGACACTTCTTTCATACTATTTTACATTTTTTCGATGTAAAAGTACAAATTAGTTTAGAATAAAGCAAGTTGATCAGGATCTTTTTTTACATTTTTAATACCTTTTACTTTACTTATTATCTTATTACATTCCTCAATATAATAAGTCATATTAATATTATCCATAGGATGATCCTTTTTAAGCTTATTACATACATAACATAACCACTCACCAGCCTCTACTTGGCTAACTGGAGCAGCATTAGTTTGACATTCAGGATTCTTAATCTTAAGAAGCTTTTCACCCTCCAGAGATACGTAATATCTTATTAGTTTTTGATATACAGAAGTTCCCTTTTTGGACTTACCTTCATAATGAAAATCCTTAGAAGCCTTCTGACGTATACAAAAATCGTATATATTCGTATGTTTACGTATCGTTTCTTCTATAGGTACATTATTGATAAAATATTCTTTTAGAGCAATAGGAACTATTCTTTTGGATTTATTCTTATTAATCTCCTTATCTATCTCAAAATCACCTTTTTCTTTAGTTTTACCATCCATTTTAAGGGCTAGATAATCATTTACAGAAGTTTGAGCTATCCATTGAAAATCTGTATACTCAAAATTACCTAGAGTATCATTTCCTATTACTTTTTCCCATCCGGATAGAAGAGATTTGAATTCTTCCTCTCTATCTTTTTTAATTATAACATCAAAACCATCAGTATTTAAGCTAATTACCCTAAAACCTTTTAAAAGAAGATCTTCTACTACCATTAGAATCTCTAATTGACCACCCATAGTAACCTGTAGCATACCAATAGGATATTCTTGCCAATCACCTTTAGTATTTAATCTACCATAAGAACCTCCATTTAAAGCTAACTTACCCATTTTCTGGAGAGAATTAAACTTAGGATCTTTAGTTTCTCCATATAATTTCTTATACTTAAGGCGTCTATCAATCTTTGAAACAATAAGTTCATTCCATCCAGGTAAATGATCAGGATTTACTTTATATTTTCTAATACCATTCGGATATTGCGAACCTATATCACATTGTATATATTTCTCATCTTCTAGTGGCTTTAAAAATCTACCTTTCTCATTACTGTGAATACCTCCCTTGGCTATAGTAGCAGTTAATTCTTCATTAAATTTATATTTAAACTCTTGCTTTTCATTTAAAACATAAGTCTCCCCTAACTCCTTAACAAAGTTTTGAAGCTCTTTAGATTGAAATTTAACCCATTTAGGAAAGAATTGTTTGAATTTTTTGCCATAGAAATGCTTAATTTGTTTAGGTTTTAAATCTCTTTCATTTCTACCAGAAGCTTTAATGTAATCTAGCTTATTCCATTCTGCACCAATTTTAACATCATCCCAATTTAAGCATTTTAGACCAAATTCCTTCTCCATAGCTAATCTATCAGCTAACTTATCCTCACCTTTATAAAGCTTCATATCTGTCTGACCTCTAGTTATGAGGTAAAACTGATAAGTAGCCCAGATATCATTCTCACAATAATCATCTATTAATTTGATATCTGCTTGGGTGAGATTTTCTTGACTATGATGTATGGGCATTTCTTCAATATTCTCCATATCCATAGCATATTCTAATGCTTTTAAACTGGTTCTTCTATTCTCATTATTAAAATGCCAGATAGTAAATAGATCAACTTGCTTTAAAGTTAACCAATCCTCTCTATATTCAGGGAATAATTCATAATTAGAATTATCTATAGTATCCTGAGCTTTCTGCCAGATACTTCTAGATATCTCTAATCCTTCTAAATCATGCCATTTTTCATAATTTCTTATAATCCATTCAATTACTTGGCTATCAAATTTAAGGTTATTAAATCCAACCCAGTAATAGTCTTTATAAGTTTCTGTAAACTTAATAAAACCATCAAGTGTATTTTCCCATTTATTTACTCCAAATTTAAACCATTTCTTTGTATCTGGATCATATAACTTAATCAGAAAATACTCTTTTAGAGTCTCGATGTCATATATAATAACCTTTATATCCATATTATAACCATTTAGGTGGTTTTCTATTATCTATATAATCTAAAAATGTAGCTAATCCATATATAAATAAACATACAATTATAGTAGCCCATGATAATAATGAACAGAACAAAGATAAACCAACATCACTCCATTCATTATCATTATTCTCATCTCTACCTATTTTACATACAATCCATACTATTGTAAATCCTACAAGCCATATCCAGAAAAACATAATTCCTCCTCTTTTATACTTAAAACTACTTTACCTTCCAAAAGAAATGGTTTATTATTATCCATTTCTATCATTAATTTACCTTCATTTTCTAAAACTGAATTAAACCATTCAATGGTTACTTCTTCAGTTTGACCATCTTCATCACAAATATAACCTATTTGTTCATAACTAGCAAGTGTATGACTCTTTCCTCCATATAAGCTGACAATATAAGGTAATACTGGTTGACCTAGTGCTTTTAATGTGTTTTCTTGATCTTTGGGTGTTTTGTCCAGTTCATATATAAAGCTTTTGTCATCTGCTGTCAAATAAAATAGCATTCCTTTTTTGAGTTTTTTAGGAGAATAACTTCTAAATGTTAAAATAGCTTCTATTAGCATATGGTTTATTATATAAAGGTTAGAAATAAAAAAGGAGAGTACATTTTTGTACCCTCCTCCCTGTAATAAAACGATGAAAATTATCCTAAGAATTCAGCTTTTTCATTAGCTAAATCTTCTTGTGCTTGTTTTAAAGTACGAACTTTTCCTTGAAGATCAATTAGTCGTTGTACATAAGAAGAAAGATTACCTTCGTTCTTAGCTGCATTTACAAAAGCTTCACGGGCAGAAGTTTGTTCTGCTTGAGCACCCAAAAGTTGCTCTTCAATAGAATCTTTTGCGCTTTCAAATGCACGATTAGCACGTTTGATAGTAAAAGGACGTTTTACTGCTTCAATTGCACCGTCAATAATTGATTCAAGGAGTGATTGTTTCTTGTCTGCCATAATAATTAAATTTTAATTGTTTTTTGTTGATTTACTTTAATTTTAACTTCATCCTGTGATGGTTTAAGTGTCACAGGTACACTTGTTTTAATTTTAAGTTCTAATACTTCTGCATTTACTTGTATAATTGGTTTAATTATTGAACATTCATCTGGTGTTAATGGGTGTTTTGTAATATAAGGATCATATCCTACTGAATACATACTATGAATAGGTATATCCTCTTGCTTTAAAGTAACTGTAATAGTTCCTTTATCTGTTCCTGGATATGAAGGTATTTCATGAGGTTCAGCTTTTCGTATATTATCAATATCAGTAGAATAATTTGGTTCTGGGCGAATATAAGTGATTCCTAAATTTCTAAATATTTCATATATTTGCCAAGCTTCTCCTCTAGAATACTTATTATCAGGACCTTTATAGTGCCATCCTAATACCCAATCACCTACTTTAGGAACCCACTTTTCATCTTGAACTATTTCAGCCCATTTACCTTGCTTATAAATACTCCATTTACTATCAGTACTATTTATGATAGAATCAGATTCCAAAAGAATATCACCCTTATCTACTATAAAATTTTGACCTTTTACTTTTTTAACTTGCCTATCTGGAGCAAAAGATACAAAACTAGTACCAACAGGATACCTACGTTTAGCCTCTTTTATTAAAAATTCCTTATCTTTAGAAGGTTCTACATATTTGCCAGCTTTCTCACAGGCTTCAAAATGAGCTTTTTCTTCAGGAGTAGCTAAACGAATAGATTTAACTTGTGAAATATCACCCCAATTATCTGAAGGATAATAACACTTGATATTTTTAAAAGCAACAGAAGAAGCTAATATATGTTCATTATCTTTTCCATTTAATCCTTTAAATTTAATTATCCATTTTTCTAAATTAGACTGTGTTAGGTAGTAATACTCTCCAGGTATAAGACTAACTCCACATACTGTATTAGATTTAGTTTCTGGTTTATAACCAAATTTAGTACACCATTCATCAAAAGAATAGACTTTGTAGTTTTTATTTAGGTAGTAATTATGATGTCCAAAGTTATCTTTATTATCTAAATTTATACAATCTGAATAACCATAGCTATCTTTTGCTCCCTGATATGAAACTGACACTGGGAGTTTAGTCCTTACAAATTCCCATTGTTCGGAATTAGTGCAATGAACTGCTTCACCAACATACTTCCTCTCTTCTACAGGAAATATAATATCAGAGAATTCAACATTAATATATTCTTCTCCTCTATAGTTTGTACCACTATATGGACCTGTTCTTTTACCATTTTGACCACAAAGATAATAATTACTCTCATTATTATAGTAATCTAATAGCCCCTTTTGTAACTTATTTAGTTTTTCATGTTCTTCTCTAGAAGTAATATGAATAGCTATAGGATACTTAAGTTCACTTAAATGATATTGTTTTCTCATTTCTATCTCTTTTGGTTTACTAGCTGGACCCTGAAAATCTTCTGACATTAACTTTGGTAACTTACCTTCAAAATTAGTAGGTTGTCCAACATTATGAAGATCATAACTGTCACTACTACCTTCAACATATATTAAACCAGTATCATAATGATCTTTTATCTTAAAGTATTTATCTTTATAATAATCATATATCCATCTACCTACATAAGATATCTCTTTTGGTTTATTCTGATCATCAAAAGCTTCCTTGGTAGAAGGTTCAAAATATGTACATCTTGATTGTTTGTGGGTATGATTAAGTCCAAAATACACAGAAATTTCTACACCTTTATCATTTATCACATAAAGATAGTCCCTCTCTACTTTTACGGTCTTATATACTTTACCTTTTTCAAGACCTTCATACTTAGATTCATTCTTTATACATTCTACATATTCAGGAATCTTATTCTCTTTGATTTTATCAACATGTCCCTCAGGTAAATATTGTTGTATTTCAGATATATCCACAGGTACAATTTCAATCATATCGTGTAATTCACTTTGACTTTTATCATATCCTGACATTCCACCTGCATTATTCCGTTTAGCCTCTTCAAATAAGGCTTCTTGTTCTTTTGTCATGTTTCTTTATTTACAGTTAAGTAATATCTATATAGATCATCTAAAGTATATTCTCTATCAAAAGGAAAACATGTCTTTTCCCAAAGAATAAAGTCACACTCATCGTCCTCAGCATTAGGAAAGTAATATTTTATAGCTTCTTTCCATGTCATATTGGTAATATCTATTAATTTCTCTTTCATATTAATAACAAGCTAAACCAACATAATTATCTTCAGGAACTGAATAGTATGAGAATTCAACAGTTATAGTTTCCTTCTTTTTGTCAAGTTTAACTACTTTCTTCACAGAACTTTCAGCATTAATACTTTCAAGAGCATCTTTTAATGTATTAAGTATTGTTTCTTTAATTTCTTTATCTGTTTTCATATACCAGTTCGTTTTTTCCAATGAGAAAGGAATTTCTTTTGAGATGGATCTCTCTTAGCTATATTCTCATAGAATATTAACCTTTTTTGTCTTAATATTGAGAGATATATTGAATCATTAATATGATTAATAGAATGTATAGTTAATGAATCTAATTTATCAGTGATAGGTATGGATATTCCAGCTTGGTTAATAGTCCTTTGAATTATTCTTACACCTGTGGAAGGACTATTTATTCTTATATCTAGGGTATTATTGGCTACTTCTTGATCTTTTAACACATAAAATTGTTCTTTTACCCAAATTGTCAAGTAGTAATCTAAAACCCAATAATCAAGTTCTGGAATATGGGTGTTCCATACTATATCACCTTTTTTCTTATATTCATTTATATACTTCCAACCATACCAATCAGGATTATACTTTCTAGTAATTCCTGCATAAGTCTCCCCACCTTTATCATCCGGATGATTAACGTAATACCCTTCATGATTAAGAATATGTTTTAAGGATAATCTAAAATCAGCCTTGGATACCACTTCGTATTCTATGGTAGGAATACTAGCCTCTTTGGTCTTAAATGGTATGAAAAATAATATTAATAATACAATATATCTCATAATATGAGTTTAAGTGAAACATAGTAAAAAGAAAAACCTTCTTACCTCTTACCTGTAAAATCTCGAACCAACAATAGCTCTTTAAATGGAGCTTTTGGTAGTCTGTTGATAACATTCATAACCCTGTATGAACTGCTACCTAATACCTTATTTATACCTGTTTTCATGCTACTACTAATTGTCTTTTTGTGAATATTGGATTTTCTACTACTTCTCCCTTCTCTATATGAAGTTCTTTTAAAGCTTCTAATGTTACTTCCATAGCTCTAAATAGTCTATCTTCATAATCATGTAACATTTTTACCTCAAAAGGATACATTTTGATCCATTTATTATGAAGAGTATTTAAAAATAAGTCTTCAAGATATATAATATCCTCTATAGTGTAGAAGCTATTAACCTCCTCTAAAGCTAAATTAGACTGTTTTATAGTCTCCTCTGAAAAGAAGTATATCTCTTTATGACCTCTACCATTTTCATCAAAGCTTCTAGCACAAGCCCAACCACTTTTTCCATTTAACATATTACCTATAAAACAAGCACATGGTTTAAATGGGTTTAATTCATTTCTCATATATGCACCTACTATCTTGTTATACATTTCAAGATAAGTAGGGTTAGTTGTCGAAGAATTCATCTTTTTTGAATTTATTTTTAACAAATTTAAAATTATTATTGACTCTTTGTGATTCTCTCAATATCTCTCCTACTACGTATAGTACAAAAGATATAAAGAGCAATATGAGACTCACTATAACCATAGTATTTCTACTGGTTATTAGTCCGTAAAAGGTGAACCAGAACCCAAATCCACTGAAAACAACTGCTATTGAAATGAGTATTTTCCATAGATTGGAACTTTTCTTTTTACCTAATTTTGATCCATTCCAACTAGTAACAGACCATTTTCCATCTCTTTTCTCTAATTCCATACTATTCTTCAATTTTAAAGTAGTATACAGGTCTTATTTTAAAGGTAATAAGTGAGCAAACGAATGCTAATAAAGCTAATGGGCCAAATATTATCATTATTAGAACCAGCCATCTGAACCATTTCATATCCTTTTCACCTTGTTTACTCTTCCAATAATCCTCTCCATTTTTAAGGTAAAAATACCTCTTAAAAGAGTTATAAACGACATTCCAGGTAAATATACCTGAAAATATCCATAGTATTACAATTGATATCATAATTATGCGTATCTATATATAAAATCACACCATATATATTTTGATTGTACAGTATCCAAAGGAATAGCAGGTTTATTACCAATTCTCCAAAAACCAGTTGGTTTTGAAGCTCCAAGTTCATCCAGATCATCTTTATCAAAGTAGTTATCATAGATAATACCATCTTTCAAGTAAGATAAGTGTTCATCAAACATTATTAAATGAATACCTCTTTGATTAAGAAGAATATACTCCCGTAAAGTAATACCCTTACCAGGAGTATATTCAGCACTTTGTTGTAAAGACTTACATATTACATTAATAAGCTTCTTACATTGAAAGAAAGTAAGTCCATCTGAATGATTCCGTACTTTAAGTATATCAAGGATTATACCTATACTCTTTGGATTCATATCAAAAGCAGAAGCTATTGCTATATGAGCACAGCTTCCATGCTCAAAATCCCAATCAGGATTATCCCGTACTATTATAATATTTTCCTTCATGTGTTTGTAGTTTAAAGGTTACAGGCTATAACTGTTAATCTGCCTTTGAAAGATCAGCTTGAGTTCCACACCAATACACTTGTGTTTCTGTGTTTTCGGGTATATTGGTTTACTATAGTATCTTATATTTGAATTTGAGATGCTTTAACAACACTTTGTTTGAGTTGTTCAATTGATTCATTGAATCTTCTGCCATAATCAACTAGATTAGTAAAAACGTAATCTTTCTCTAAAGATTGTATTTTACGAATTGTAGATGCATAGTCTATTGCAGGAATTTTCTGTCCAATTTCTATTTTATCAGGAGATTTACCCATCACTGCATTTAATATCTCCTTTACTTCCTGTTCAGTTGCATTAATAAGTACTCCTGTTCCAGATGTTTTTGCTATTATTTCCATAGTTTTATTTTCTAAATATTAAATTACCATCTAAAGGATTAACTGAGAAGGTCATTTGATTCAATACAAGCTTATCTTTTCCTTTAATATCATCTTTATGGAATTCAGATGCTTGTCTACGTTGTTCTTTGGTCAAATATGACCATTTAATCTTTAATGTCATCATAATCAATTAATTAATACTTTAATTTGATCCTCCAGTTCCTTTATCCTCCTGTGTCTCTCTGATAACTGGGATTGAAGGGGTTTTCAGCCCCAATAGCTGTCTGTCTTCAAGCGGAAGAGAGCTTTTTATTTCTTTAGCAAGGCGCTGGTCCGTAGACCGAGCAAATAGAACCCGAAAAGCAGCATACGCACATTCCCTGTGCATTAAAACAGCTTGGAACGTCAGGAGGTAAAACCGTATTGGTTATATCCTGAATTTCTTCGCGGGTGTACTCCTTACCGGATTCCAGCTTACGTTTTACTTTAGGCTCCTCACTACAGGAGAAAGCTAAAATGATTAATGAGAGTGTGATTAGTTTTTTCATAGTTTTTTAATTTATTTTTGCAAAGTTAACAAAATTATTTATAAATAAAAAAGCCTCTAAGTTTTATTTAGAGGCTTGAAAGAGTTCGAATAACTCATCTAGGGTCTTAGACCTAAGTCCGTGTGCTGGATGCCGAAATTATTATGCAACACTATCATTGTTTACCATTTAATTAACAATTCAACCTCTATAAACAAATACTTCAATCTATAGTGCCTTTGGCTCACTATATCTATATAATGTTAATTAGAATGGATTTCTTTTTAAAGGATTAAGTGTAATATATACATTAATCCTATCATAGCACTCCATAAACAGATAGCTAATAGGAGTTCTTTTATCCATTGTTTCATACTAATTCAAGAGATTTTGATTCTTTTAGGATATTATGAACCTCATCAATACCAATGGATTGTATTACCTCATCCGGAACATCAATTTCAAATGATAATTCATCCATTTGCAGTCTACTATATGGTGATTTATTATCAAATTCTCTAATAAAATCAGATGCTTTTTCTGGTAAATCAATAATATAAGAAGTTTGAGATAAATCGACCTCTAAAGATCCCAGAAATTTTATCCCATTAGGAAATATAAAGATTTTTTTACTACCAACCCATGTATTTTCACCAAATAGATCAACAATTGCTTTTGCTATAGCACAATTCTGACCTATTTTATATTCTGAACAAAACATACTATCTTTAAGTACATGCTTCGTAATTTTTACTAATACCCTCATATATTTATTTAAATTAATTTAACCTATAGTTAATATTGCAATAATACCTATAACTATTACAGCTAGTACTGCTATTATATTTGCTGTTGAATTTTTCATAATATTATTAATTTAAATATCAGAAACTTTATCTAAAAGATGTAAATATTTACATCCTTCAGATTTCATTTCTTTAAGTACTTCTAGGCATATATTAGCAGCTTTTTTGAGAATTGAATCTTTCTTTTCTTTTCCAGCATAAGCAGCAGCATAAGCAGCAGCATCAGCAGCAGCATCAGCAGCAGCATCAGCAGCATAAGCATAAGCAGCATCAGCAGCAGCATCAGCAGCAGCATCAGCAGCATAAGCATAAGCAGCATCAGCAGCAGCATCAGCAGCAGCATCAGCAGCATAAGCATAAGCAGCATATTTTTTTAATTCTAAACAAAGATTTCTTGCTTCTGATAATTCTACCACAACTTTAAGCTTTTCTGCTAAAGTAGAATCATATTTAATAGCAAGTTCAGAAATAATTTCATTAATGACTTTTATAGTTACTTTCTTAGAAAACTCTTTTTGATCTAATTGACTAGAATTCAATTGAGCTATACTTATTTCAATCATTCCTTCTGATCTAGCTTGATTAGAGGACCAATTAGCATCATTTAATCTAATTTTAAATGATCTAACCGCACTACCTACACAAGGAGGATTATCTGAATGGGGTAAACCATATGCATAGCATACAGCAGCTTCAATACACATTTGACCAGGTTCTTGTTTACCTAATCCTTTAGAAAGACCGCATTTTACTGTATCTCTCACTTTAATTGCTATATCTTCTGTTAATTCCATAATATTTTGTGTTTTATTCTATTATTTTATATTCTTTTTTAAGTATTCTTACTCTTTGATATAGTCTCCATATACAAGAGAAGTAATTATTGGATGTGATTGGTGTTTTGTACCAATATATTCTTATAAATGATTTGTGTCTGTCAATCCATCCTTGATCATATGTATAAACAGCAAATTGAATATTAGCTGTATAACAAACACCATCATGAATATTTTTGTATATTATATATTTTCTCCATCCAAAAAATGGCATTCTAATAATGCATTCTATATAGTAATCTATTAGAAGTTTAATTATTTCTTGCTTTTTCATAACTTTAATTATATGTAAATGCGCCAATTATAGTGATTATTAAACATAATAATAACAAAATACACCCTATCAGATTATTAGTCTGATAGAGTGGTATTGGACCTTGAACATCTTCATAATAATTTTTATCTCCTTTTTTAGATGTATCAGTACCTAATAAGGATAGACCTGTAACCATTAATATAATACAGGTTATTATAATTAATACTTTCATGTGTTTTTAATGTAATTAGTGAATAAATTGTTTATTATTCTATGGGTTAGACCATCAGTATACTGTTCACTTCTGGCTCTAAGGCAGTCACCAAGTAATAGAATAGGATCATATCCATAAATAACAATTAGTTTATCCAATTGTTCTCTAATGATATCTAATTCTTCTGTTCCCCTTATCCATACATGGTGACTGTCACTATAGTTATAAGAATAATCATGATTTATGATATTCTTTATAAAATCATTGTATAGTTCTTCTTTATTCATAACTTAATTTCTTTTCCATGTAAGGAATACATGATTACCTCTTCTCATTCTCTGGAACATTTGATTTTGCATCAAAAGTACCATAATTTTAGCACTATCCTCCTTACCTGGAGAAGGATATACTTTACCAACAGATGCTGTTTTCATATTGTTATTTAGTTATCTCCCAATCATCTGGTATTTCCAGATCATACCTAAAGTCCTGAGGTTCAATGGGATTATTCCCATAACCATACATACTCACAACTTTATCTGAAAGATCATTAGGTGTTTTAATTGTTTTACCTAAAATGTGTCTACCTATTTCACCACCAAATTCATATTTTTTAATTCCAGCCCTATGTAGGGCCTTAGTAATGGCACATTCTTCAAAATTACAATATTTTGTAGTTCTTATATCCTCAGCTAGGATAGTTATTTGTATTGTTTTCATATTATTTATGTGTTTTTATTTAATGAATTATCTCATAAATTTGGATTTATATTCAAATAATACATCTGAATGAGATCTTCTCTTATAAAATCCTTCATTATGAGCATAGGTAATAGCATGAATCATGTCTTCTCTTGTATACATCTTCTCTTCAATCTTATGAAGAGTTACATGGCCTTGAGAGTTGAGTTTGATGAACCTTTCGAGATGAATGTCTCGTTTAATATCTCCTTGAATTTTATTATAATCACATTCAACCGACACTTTATCCTTCATCTTACCATCTATAATATCTTGTAGTTGTTTAGGTGAGAATTGTTCAGGGAGGACTAAGATTTTAAATCCCATTATTTCTCCTTTATTACCCTCGTATTTAGCAATGATTCCTACCGGATTCATTTCTGAAGAGCCATCGTGTGATACTACATATCGTAAATCACCAACTTCTATCTTCTCTGTTTCTGAGATGATGATTGGTTTTACAACACTACCAAACCTTATTAACCTATTATCTAAAATACTGAGTTTATCGTTGGCTAAATCGCATTTACCGATTTGGAGTTCGGTATCAACAAGAACAAGCTTACCTTCTGCTACTAGTACACCATCAGTAGTTAATTTACCACCTACAACACCATTGCTGTGGGGTTTGTGCATTTTAGTGTCTTTGACTTTGATTTGCATAATTTTAAGGATTGAAACACATTCTGACAAATCTTATCTTAATTCCTTTATTATTAGCATATTTCTTTCTAGCTAATTGTGCGTACTTAACGAACTTTTTCATGTGTTTTGGTTTAAATTTATGTGTTTAATAGAAAAAGGGTAGATATTCAAACCTACCCTTTTTGATAATTATTTATCCTTTTTAAGATCAAGTGCTAAATCTCTAGTGGCCTTCATACTCATGATTTCCATGAAATTTACAGCACCATTACCTTGAAGACCTGTTCCTGTAGAGAATTGAGGTACAATGTTACCTTGATATTTACCAAATGCTTCTGCCCAGTACATTTGAGTTTTCTCATATGTGGCTAGTTTCTTGTCTAATGCACCATCAGCTTGAATAGCTTTCTGTTTAGCATATGCCTCAGCATCAGCCATAGTTTTAATCTGTCGAGCATTGATCTCAGCAGCTTCAGCTTGTATTTTGGCCTCTAATTTAGCCTGTTCGGCTACAGATACTCTGGTTTGAGCAGCTACAACTTGTTTAGTTTGCTCCTGTTTCTGTTGATATTCAATTTCAACGAGTTTCTTCTTACCTTCAGCTTCAGCAGTTAGAGACTGTTGTTGTGCAGTCATAAGCTCCTGTTTAGAGATAGCTGATTTAGTGGCTGCATCAATAATCTTAGCTAATTTAGCATCAACTTGTTGTTCATAATCTACATCAGTAATACCACCATCAGCTACAGTTATACCATATTCTTTTAAAGAAGATACTTTGCGCTTAGGTAAACCATTATCTAATTGAATAGTAGTCTGATATATACGTTTCTTTTCTTGAGCTAATGTATCAAAAGTAACCTTTTCGGTAGTATTAAGAAGATAAACACCTTCTCTCAACTGATTTAGGAAATCTTGTGACATTTGTGCTCTACCGCCACCATAATGTTTTTCTGAAGACATTAATTGTGATGAGGACTGTAAACATTCCTTTGTATATGGTGCTAATCGTTTAGATACTAATGATTGAGGTGTTCTATGGGTGTTATGTAATAGAATCATCTCTTTTTCATCAGATGGTAGAATATACTGTACGATTCCAGATACTTTAGCTGTTGTAGCATCATTAAACCGTATATCGATTTTACCTATTTCAATACCATTATCTCTCATTTCATAATCTGATACATCGGCATTATATAATACTGAAATCTGATTAGGCCATGAGTCTTCTTTAGCAAAGAATCCTGCATAAAATACTCCAGGTGCAAATTGTACTTTTTGCTCACCAGAAGTTCTCTGTACTACGGTGCGTTCACCGCCATCATTCCACGAAAATGGATTGATAATTAGCATAATAATAAGAGCAACAATTGCTACTACTCCAATAATAATCTGTTTAGTTTTCATTTTTTTCTTTTTGTTTGTTTGTTTTTAAAATAATCAGTTAGTAGTACTACTAGTGCATAGGCTACAAAGCCAAATACGCCTAGAAATGCTACTGCAAATGCAAGTTTTAACATAGTTTTTATCTTTTATTTAGTTTATTCCTTAGACCAGTGTATAGCTAAATAGGCTATCATACCTAATACTACAACACTTAATATGTAAAATCCTGATATACATATAATTATGGATATATACAGGGCTATTAGTAGTATTATATATTTAGCTATTGTAATAATTTTACTCATTTTATAGGTAATTCCTCATGTACTAATATAAACCATAAATTCTCAATTTGATGTACATATTCGTAATCAAATGATATAGGATATTTTACACCATCATCTTTAGGATCAGGACTGTCTGTAAATTCATGATATAAAGCCCAATTTTTAGCCCAGTCTCTATATTTTAGACATAACTTATAGTCATTTACTCCTCTGCTATAATATTCACCATCTTTATAGAATCCATGTTTTAATAACCATTCAGGTGTAATGAGAATCGGGTCCATGTGTCTATAATAGGCCATATTATATATTGTTACTACTCCTGTACCACTACCTATTAGGGTATTATCTGACCATTTAAAGTGGTTTCCTATTCGGAGTTCTTGTTGTTTTATCATGTTGTTACTTTATATAATAACATATTAATAGTTTCTTCCCAAGAACAGAATAACTTCATTGCTTTCAAGGATTTAAAAAAATCACTTGATGGATTATCAATCATCTCCTTAGCAGTAATCTTTTGATTTATATTTAAGTCATTATATTTCATGATTTTCAAGTTTAGAATTTAAAAAATAAGGATTGTAGAAATAAATCCACAACCCTTACCAAACACACAAATAAATAACACTAATCAACGACACAATTTCAATTCTTTTTTAAGGATATCTACTCTTAATTGTAAAGTAGATAAGATATTTTTTCCGTATAAATATGCTATACAAGGAGTCTCTCCCCAATATGAACTAAACATTGCTTTATTTCTGTTTATCCAATTAAAATCTGTATTGATATTATAGTTTGAACTCAAGAAACAACAAATACCAAATCTAGCATTTTGTTCACATAAATACGAATAAATTGTATCAGATAACCATTTGGACCTTTTAATCTTTCTGATCATATGTTCATAATCAGAAATCAATATTTGTATTAAGTCTATCTTCTTCATAATCAGTTAGTTAGCACATACAGTTTCTAATTGAACTACTTCTTTCATAGATACAAATTCACCTAATTTAAACTTTGGTGCAAAATTTAATGATCCGAATACCCACTCAGAACCAGTTATTTCTAGTATTGTATAACAGAAGTGACATTTAGCAAGAGAAGAAGTCTTAGGTATACCTATAGTAACTAACCACTTACCCTTACAGCTACATGATGCCTTACTAATAGATGTTATTCTAAACTCATCACCTTTTTTAAATACACCTTGAGAATGATCTCTTATGGCTACAATTTCTTGTCCTATATAAAAAGGAGGAATATCAATATTTTTTTCCATAATTCTTATAAGTTATATGTATAACAATCTTCTTAAAAAGGTGTATCCATATCTCACCTATTAGTGATAAATGAGATATTCTAATCCAGTCTATACAATAGTCTGGATAGTATATTTTTATTCTCATAAATATTTACTCATTAGATAGAAAATAAACAACAATAAGCCCCATATAGCAAGAGCTAATAATACTTCTTTATGCCACTGTTTCATATTAATATACTTTTGATAAATGTTCAGGTGTCCATAATTTGTAATCTGTTTCGTTATACCATAGTTCAACAGATACCCTATCGTGACGGTATGTTACCGCAACAACTTCTAATCTTTTAGGTATCTTCTTGATCTCACAATATGATTCACTACCTGGGTGAACATGTATAAATTCACCCTTACGTGGTATAATATCTAATACTGGCCAGCTTACCGACCTATATGCATCTAGATTTGTATGAAATGATATTCTCATAATTTTTGCGTGTTTTAGTTTATAGTTGGCCCACCCAGCAATCGTCCTGGGAACTGAGCATTATGAGTGCCCTATTTTACCAAAGGTTTAAACTACAGGCCATTGTATCATACAGATACTGTCTCAGATTTATTTACTTCTTCCTTAATAGTTTCCTCAATATTAACAGGATCACTAAAAATAAGTGATGAATGTAATGATCCACCTGTTTCAACCAATTCATACCATATATTAGACGATCTACCTTTATAGCTACAAGTAGGACCATTAACTATTTTTGAAATAATATACTCACATCCTTCTTTGACACATATACACTTTGGATTATTAGTCCAACTATCTTCTATGCAAATTACTACTTTCATAAAATATCCTTTATAGTTGCAGTTTCATTTTGTGTGTTTAACTCCTTTCTTTTAGCTTCAGCTTTAGAAGGATCAGTATAAATAACTGGATAGGCTTTAGTTTTACCTGTCCAGTTATTCTTTATTACGATTATATATTCTCTATGTGAACACATATTATCCAAATGTAATGAGTGCAAATGCACCTATTACTATTACTGCTAATACAGCAATAAGGTTAGCTTGCCAGTTTTTCATTTTTAATTTCTTTTAATACATGTAATATTCTATACTTAGGGTGCTTTTCGTTATAACCATTAATATCATCTCGGTCATTTATAACATACGAACTAGTAATAAATATACCATGTTTTTTCCAAACATGATCCTGTATAATCTTGTTTATTTTCTCTACTTCTGGTATATCTGATATTAAATATGTAGATAATGGTTTATGACCAAGAGAATAAGCTATGTGCCCTAAAAAACACATTCCTCCATTATCTTCCACTCTTCCAGTAGTCCAATCCTCATCCTTAGTAGATTCTACTACCTTTATACTGTGATTTATTACATCATTTACAGGAAACAAAGTAACTTTAATTTTGTTGAAAATTCTCTTAATAAAGCTCATAAGATATTTATTCTCTAGTTAATTTTAATTCTTTTTTAAGTATTCTTACTCTATAATAGAGTCTCCACATGGCTTGGAAATAAGTAGTGGCATGACTTGGTAATGGTGACCAATACATAAACTTTGTATCACTAAAAGTCATCCCGTATAATTTATTTCTATTAACCCATTCTTCACCATATATGAATGTATTAAATACTGTATTTGCAGTCAAACATACACCATTTAATATATTTTTATCTGCACAATACTGTCTCCAACCAAAAAATGGCATACATAGAATACATTCTATATAGTATTCTATTAACCGTTCTATTAGTTCTTTCTTATTCATATATTTTGTGTTTTAAATGTAAAAATAAATACCCTCAACAAGACACCTTCTTGTATATTGGGTATTGTAACCTAACCTAAACCTTTACACTACTAAAGTTCTTTTTATTTCTCATCAAACCATACAATAATCAACAATGCTATTGTTAAGATAACTGTTGGTAAAAATACCAACAATAAAGGATCTGCAATTGGTTTCAGTATTACTATTGATAATAATGCTGTTATTATAGCTACAAAAGTGACAAATGCTTTCATAACTATTTGTTTTTCAATAATTTAACTACTCTATATGCAACAATTCCTACAATTATAGTCAATACCATTACAGTAGTAAATCCTATCATTATTACTTTTTCATACATATTATTTAATGTTTAGTTTATAAAATAGAAAAATAAGTTGGTAGAGAAGGAATTAAATCTAGGTTTAGGTATAAGCCTTATCTCCATTGATTATCACCTTCTTTTCCAGGATATAACTACCAACCTTCTCAAAATCCACTTACAGGTTGCATGTTTCCTTCTTACAGGTTCAACAAGACCACTTCATAAGTGTTTGCTGCTTTGAAACAGCGATTAAGATAATCTTTAATATTGTTTAAACCATTCTTCTTTTGTTGGAGTAGTATCAATTTTATTATAATCAATTTCTCCACCAATTACTTGTCCTCTTTTAAATCCAGCATCCCAAGCTCTTTCTAATTCTTCCCTTGTATACGTTCTTTGTTTTTGTGGAATGATTTTGGCATAATTTGGATTAGGTGAGAAATGTTCAATTGAAATAATCTCAAACTCTACAATCTTATCACTATCAACTTCACCTTTATCAATTGCTGATTGCCATTGTGAGTATTTGAGTGGTAATTGATTGATTACCAGATTGTTCAACTCTGTTTCAAATTCAACAACAAGAGTTTTGAGTTCATCCAAATCTCTATTACCTAGACGATATTGGTTATTCTCATCAGTATAACCAATCTCTACTGGCTTCAGGAATGCTGATCCTAAACCGTTTAGTTCAGATTTAGTAATCTTTACTATTCTATTGAATACAGTATCAATTACTTGCATTCCATCAGTTACTTCCTTCACTGGTGTAGAAACTATCTTTCCTTGTTTTTTATTACCTTGATTCATAGTTTTTATTTATTTATATTTCCATTTAAATCCTCCAATAGAATTCTTTTTACTCTTACAACAGCTACTTATATGACTGGCAGCTATTTTCAGAGTATTAGAAGCCAAAGTAATAGATTCCCATTCTTTAATAAATTCTCCATTTATAGAGAATTGGATAACGATAGATTTTCTTTTACTTGGTTTATTTTTTAGTCTTTCAGAAGTAATCTTTCTAAGTTTTTCTATATGTTCTTTTGTGGGAGATAATCTTCTATTAGATTTACTCATTTTCAGTTTAGTTTCTTCAGATAATTTTCTTCCCCTATTCTTTTTAGCTGTTTTTTCTACTGACTCAGGATTTTGTTTAACTCCTCTTCTACTTTTAGCAATTGGGCAAATGTTATATCCATTGGGAATAACACAGTTTAATATATCAATCCAATATTGCTCTCTTTCTATGAGATTATCAGTTAATTCTATAACATCAACAGATAGATAAGATTCTCCATGTTTATTGAAAACATTTTGTAAATATTTATTAGAATGTTTGTTATTTTTAAGATCGCTCAAATGTGAACTTATTCTTTGGAATAAATTTTTTGCACTACCGATGTATATTTTATTAGTGCTATAAATTTTATAAATACCTGATTTATTATTATAACTTAAATAATCTAAATTTATCATGTACAAATATAACGAATTGCTTTTACTTTACCTTGCTTCTTGTTAGCCATGTTATGTATTTGTTAATTAGTTTATAAAATTGCTAGAATACCACGTTAAAACTTAAAAACCGTTAGTACTAGACTTTCGTGCACAGTTTTGTAGGATTGCAAAATAACTCTCACAAGGTTGCACCTTAATAATGATCTAATGGTATGAATGCTTTAGCAATACCACCAATAGTTTAATCACCCGCAAATTGGATGAGAGTTATTTAATGCTATTTTTAATGTAAAGAAAAAAGAGGATTATTCATCCTCTTTTAATATCTTCAATATAAGATCGACATTGATTTTCAAGCCATCCTATTTCCATTTCTGGAATATCACCAAATACCTTCTTAGCAACTTCTCTACATTCTTCAATTACTTGTGTTTTAACACCTTGTTGCCAATAAGTGATGGTTGGATATGTGATATACTTTGATTCAGAGTAATTTACAGCATCAGGGAAACTTTCACCTTTTCCCTTATATAAACAGAAACTACCCCTACCACAAACCTCTTCAATTGCATTTATAAGCTCTTGAGGAGAACGAACTGGTATACCACCACTAGCATAACGGGATGAATATTCTAATTGTAGATATCCATTATGATTAACTAATTCTATGGTCATAATATTATTAATTTAGTGTGTTTTAATATTGAAAAGCGTATTTAAAGGCTAGAATAGCCTAATTAACCAACTAAATGAATATGATCTACAGTAGCATCATATGGTCTTAATGTTGGTGACCATAGAAATACTGATTTATCCCCTGCCTGAATAGCACTATCATCCATTTCATGAAAATAGTCAAAATCATGTTGAGCACTCTCTTTATTATGATAAAAGTCTCTATTTCGTGAAATAATACCATCTAATGAGATAGTATTATATAAAACTGTCCATTTTGGTGCTTCCATAGTTATTTGTTTAAAAATACCCTTTCTTGCCACTTATTATCGTATTCCACCATTAAAGCTCTAAGTTTCTCAATATAATCCTTCTCAGTAATACGATCAGCATTATAATCCAATCTTAGCTGTTTATAGGTAATCATTAGATCACCCATCATACGGCACATATCTTCATCATATGTATCTTCCATAGCTATTTGAATTTAAATTGTTTTATTAATGCTATTATTATCAAGTAAACTAGACAAAATGTAAAGTATAGTTGACACTTGTTTAAGGTTAAGGGTTATTACCTCAACAAAATCACACTTATTCAATAAATATTTATCGATTATCGATAAATGATTGACCATTTAACAACCTATTTGTCAAATATATTGCTTATTTGGAGTAAAATGTTCTCTTTATATATAGAGTATAGTACATTAAGGTATGTACATTACCAAATATTCTTTGGTTCAACACGACTCTGATAAAAATTAATCAGAATATTGTTTGGTTATTATTTAATTTAGCAAATATTCATGGGTTTTGTACCCAATTATTACCCATTAGACCCAAGTATGTATATATAATAGAGAGAAAAGCTCCCTTAGGAGCTAATCTCTTCCAATTACTACGCAATAGTCTCTTCTGCTGAGAATTCAAAGGTTTCAGCCTTGTCAATTTCAGCAAGAGTGAAGGACTCACCAATCTCACCTTGAGGTGCAACAAGGAAATAACCAGTGTCATTCTTAATAACATTGAGTGACAACAATGCCTTAAGAACCGCAACTTTCTTCACACCTTTAGAGATAGCTGATTTAACCATCGCAGAGACATTCTTTGATGTCACTACTTGCTTATTTGGTGCATCATTACCCTTTTCAGTGATAAGAATGGTAACTTGCTTGTCAGCTTTAATCTTGGCAAACTTGATAGAATCACCTTTGTCAAGACCTTCACGCAAAGTACCAAGTTCTTCTGCATTCCACTCAGTACTGTTGAATTTTACTTCATTTAATTCGAATTTCATAATTTTGTTTTTTAAAGTTTTGATACACGGGGAGCCACCCAACTCCCCAATTTTAGGAGGGGTGGGGAATAGGAAGTAGTCATACATCCCTTTCACATAAAAAATTTCCAAAAAATAAAAAATAAAATTTGGAATTTATAATAATCCTACCTATATTTACCCCATGATTCAAAATATCCATAGTTATCGCCCCCAACAGCTACTCCAAAATAGTAGAGGTGATTTCTATGCTTATATGAAAACATAATTGTAATTGTTTTTTTAAGTGTGTAAAAGCCTCTAGTCAAAAACTAGGGGCTTTTTTATTTATAAGGTATTGGAGGAGTTTGCAGTCCTCGCTAGTCTTGGTAACTAGAGATCGCAGGTTGGAATCCTGCATACCTTACTTTTCATATAGTATAATGAATGTACGCAGAACTTTGGATTCTGAGGTTTGGGATTGTGACCCAATATGAAAACTGTGTCTGTGTAGTGTTGGTTATCTACAACAGGATTGTGGCTCCTGTTTTTCGTGGGTTCAATTCCCATCAGACACCTAATACCCACTTAGTTCAACGGAAGAATCTCTGAATACGGATCAGAGGATAGGAGTTCGAATCTCTTAGAGGGTACATATGCTTCTGTAGTCAAATTGGTAAAGGCGTCAGATTTAGACTCTGAAGATTTTGATGGTTCGACTCCATCCAGAAGCACAACTCCAAGCAGCTATGAAGGTGGAATAGCACCAGACTGTAAATCTGGCACATTAGAAACACAGTAGGTTCGAATCCTACCTTGGAGACAAAAATAAACAGTATAAAGTTTGGAAGTTTCAAAAAGACTTCCTACATTTGTATTATGAAAGTAGATAGTCATATTCAGGAACAAGAAATAGAGGGTGAGGAGCTTAATGCTCTTATCGTCTAATTGGACTAGGACATTACACTTTCAATGTAAGAATACCAGTTCGAACCTGGTTTAGAGCACTAAAAAGTTAAACTAAATAGAAAATGATTACTAACAACGATCAATTAACTTTTGAGGACATATCCTCAGAAGAGTATCGAGTGTATGAGTTTCCAGGAAATTCAACAATCACAATTAAAAATCCTACACATTTAAATGTATCTAGAAGTGGAGGACATAGAGTATTAGATGCTGAAAGAATATCACATTATATCCCAAAAGGATGGATACATTTGAGTTGGAGAGCTAAAGAAGACCAACCTGCATTTGTAAAATAATGCGAAAAACAAAAAAGGAGCAGCTAGGAATGAATATTTCTACGGCTACTAATAGATTAAGAAAAGAAATACTATTTTCTTTTTTTAATAAATTAGGTTTAAATGAATGTTGTAGATGTGGTAAACCTATAACAGATGTGAATGATTTTACTATGGATCACAAAATACCTTGGAGAAATAAAGAAGATGCTAAGAGTTTATTTTTTGATTTGAATAATATAGGATTTAGTCATCTTAAATGTAATTCTGGGGCAATATCAGTTAAAGCAAAACATCCTAGTCCTTCTTCTTATAAGAAGGGGTGTAGATGTGATGAATGTAGGAAGTTAAATACAGAAGCTGTAAATAAATACAGAAATACTAGAAAGTTAAAAAAATATGAAAAGAAATAATTGGTTTAATAATGCAGCAGCCTTTACCACAACAGATTGTGGTAAGGGATTATTGTATTGTTGGAACTAATTGAAAAATATATCTCAAGATATACTAAGGTTCCAACTAAAAATTGGGACCTTTTTTATTTTATGGGTCTGATGCGATGGCAAGCACATCTCACTTGCAATGAGTATGTATTCGGTTCGATTCCGACAGTATCCACAAGCAGTAATAGCTCCTAATGTTAGAGCGGGAATCTTCCAAATTTCAGGTTGTGAGTTCGAGTCTCACTTACTGCACCACGGATGTTAGGGGAGTTGGTCGTCCCTGTCTGGTTGTCTCCCAGAAGATCATGGGTTCGAATCCCATACATTCGGCATAAGGGTTAGTAGCTCCAATGTAGAGCAGGTCACTGTTAATGACTTGGTTGATGGTTCAAGTCCATCCTTTCCCTCACACACATAGGTAGTGTAACGGTTAACACGACAGTCTCCAAAACTGTTTATGGAGGTTCAAATCCTTCCCTTTGTGCTTTTATTCCCTACGTAGCTCAAATAGGTAGAGCACTAGTTTTGTAAACTAGCGGTTTTCGGTTCAACTCCGAACTAGGGATCTATATTTCTCTGTAGCTCAATTGGAAGAGCAACAACCTTCTAAGTTGTAGGCTGATAGTTCGAATCTATCCAGGAAAACATGGACTTTAAGCTAATCATGGTGAAAGCAATCCCCTGAAGAGGGATAGAGTTTGGATCGTTACCAAAAGAGTCCACAAATCTAGTTGGTAGAGTGCTCATACAAAGGTCTGCAAAACCTTGTACATCGGTTGGAATCCGATACTAGATTCATTTTTGTCAATAGCTGTTGATAAATTGTTGATAACTTTTCTCCCTGTATTTCAGTAGATTAACTATTGAAATCAGGGTTTTTATTTTTATATACTTGACTTCTAATTAAATTGATTATAACTTTGGGGTGGTTGGGAGGGTTTTGAACTATAGTCCCATATAACAAGACACACCAGATAGGAAAGAAAAGGATTTTAACCATAATATAGCATTTTCTTCTAATAAAGTTTGTTATTTATAAGAACATCTATTATATTTGTGATAATTACATATGGAAAATAAGACAATAGTTCAAAGGCTCAAAAGATCTGATAAAGATCTACTCTCTAAAGCACAGAGATACTACAGTATATTGTCAGCAGTTAATGATTTAAAACTTACTGATAGGGAGATTCAGTTGATAGCTTTCACAGCAGTTAGAGGTAATATTTCTTATTCTAATTATAGGGAGGAGTTTTGTTCTCTATACAACTCCTCCTCTCCCACTATCAATAATATTATCTCTAAACTGAAAAGACAGCTTATTCTTGTAAAGGATGCTTCTAAGGTGAAGGTCGATCCTAGATTGTTAGTTGATTTTAACAAAGATATTGTACTACAAGTTATATTAAAAAATGGATAAACCAACCTCAATGTCTGTAAAGGATTATTTAATGAGAACGATGTCTCTCAGAACCAATACTCCTTTAAAACATATAGAAGCTGTAGTAGAACATCAGTTCCAGGAAGCTCATGAGGCTATGAAAAAGGTCCATTCCGTAGAGTTATCTGGATTTGGAAAGTTTATATTTAGTACTAAGAAAGTAGAAAGAGTTCTAGATGCTTCTCAGAAAAAGATAAAAATCCTACAGAATTCCCTATCTGGAGATTTAACTGATACCGCTAGAAAAAAGATTGAAACAAAGATAGAGACATTAACTAAGTATATAGAAATATTGAAATCAAGATTATATGGAGATATTAAAGATAATAGAGGGTTGGAGGAACAAATTGTTACCTCCGGAGGAATTGAGATCATTGATTCAGACAGTATCTCAGGAGAGAAAGAAAATTTGTGATGGGTGTGAATGGAATTCAGAAAATAGGAAAAAGAGTCATAATTATAAGAACTGGAGGCCATATGTACATTGCGTAGATTGCGGTTGTCCTTTAGATTCCAAACAAAAATGTTTATCTTGTGAATGTCCTTTTAAATATTGGAAGGCTGAGATAAGTTCAGAAGAAGAGACTAAACTTAAAGAAGAATTAAATGGAAAGGATTAGAAGAATACCAATTGAAAAGCTTATAGATGCACTGAAGGAAATATATGATTCAGGAGTGGATTTTGTGGATATATCAAAAGGTATATCTCCAGATTCTGAAGAAAGTGATTCAGTACTGGTTTCCTATACTAGAGATTATATAAATCCTGAGTATATAGAAGAGTTTGATAAATATGAAGCAGAACTAATAAAACAAATGGAAGAACAATCTAAAGAAAACGTTGAAATTAAGTTTTCTGATGAGGATATAAATGATATTATATGAGAAAAAAACCAAAAATTGATTATAGTAAACAGGTACTGGAGATCCTCCAGGAATTACATACTCTTTATCCCTCATATAGTATAGGAACTCATCTCTCTACAGTTTCTGATGAATTAGGTGATCTATGGGGAGCATCAGATAAAGAACTTTACTATTCCCTAACTAAATACAAGGCACAGATGGAGATGTACATTCCACGTGAAACCTTTTCTGATGAATTAGAGATTGAAAAGATCATAGAAGATAGTAAGAATCTATCAGCTTCCTCACTTTTAGAACAAACTGAAGATTAATGGCTAAGAAAAGTGTATTTATAGAGGCTGAACCAGTTAAAAGATTTATAAAACCTTCTCATATAAAAGGTAAGAAGTATTATTTATATGCTCATACAAGAGATGATAAGGAAGAACCTTTTTATTTTGGTATCGGAACAATAGATAAAGATAAGTATTATTGGAGAGCTACTTGTCATATAAAAAGAAATATTATCTGGAAAAGAATTGTATCTAAATTAGGAAAGTATAATATTTTAATAATTGATGAATCTGACAATAAACAGGATATATTGAATAAAGAAATACAATATATCAAATTAATGGGTAAGAAAAAGAATAAATCTGGTTGTTTAGCTAATTTAACTGATGGTGGAGAAGGATTGAAAGGTCATTCTATAATCTGGACAGATACTATGAGAAATAAGATCAGAGAAGCTAATAAAAGAAGAGTTATTTCAGATGAAACTAGGGAGAAATTAAGAATAGCTCTTAAAGCTAGAGGAATAATAAATAAACCAAGAAATGGCAAAAAAACAACAACTTCTAATTGAATATGAACTTGAGTTTCTAGAAGAGAAATTAGAAGAATTAAAAAAATACATACAAGCTAATCCTTTTGATACTTTGAAAGATAGAATGGCCTATAAAGAAACCAAAGGAGGAGGAGTTATCCCTATTTGTGTAGCTAATAAAGAGGCACAAAGGAAAGACTTAACTCAAGCACTTAAAGATTACGCTGAAATATTAAGAACAGTAGAATCTATGAGACAAGCAGAAGAAGCTAAAAAAGAAGCAAGGGGATCAGCCACTGTTCCTCATAGAATGCAATAATTATGAAAATACTAGAAGTAGAAAAATTTCACAATCATATTTATGATAAACCTCTATATCATAATATTGTAAAAGATGACAATATTATAGTAACTATTAGAAAAGCTAATACTTTGAATATCAATGAAAATATTCAAGTAGTAGAAACTATAGTTGAAGATATATGGAAATATATGGAAGAATGGTCGGAACAACATCCTCCATTGAATTTTGATTTTCCTAACGAAAATGGAGATTAAAACTACAGAATTTTTCAAAAACATCAAGAAGCTCCCTCCCCCAGGAACTCAGGAATTTAATGATCTTATTAGATGGGAAGAGGAGAAGATTAAAGGTGGGATCACTGTAAATGGAGTCCATATTTCAGGATGGCTCTATTGGCATTTGAACCATTGGAAGATTCGTATGGATGGTACAGACGAATGGGGAAATGAAATTCGTATAGAAGCCTTACCTCAACTACGTGATAATGAATGGATTAGAGCAGAAGCCTTAGAAAAATGTAGAGTAGAGAAAAAGGGATATATGGAAATTGGAGGTCGTCAAGGAGGTAAATCTGAGATGGAAGCTTCTTATTTTGGTATGAATGCAATTATGTTCAAGCTAACTCAGAATGTAATTGTCTGCGGTAATGATAATGACCTTTCTCTTTTAAAGGACAAAGTAGATTTTGGTCTAAAAAATGTGTGGGAAGGACTTAATATTCCACGTTTAGATAAAACATGGAGATCTAATCAAATTAGATTAGGTTATAAGAAACCTAATGGTGATGATGATGTTTGGTCTTATATTGTAATTCGAAATGCAAAAGATGGACATAACACGGAAGTAGCGGCTGGTACTACAGCTAAAACCTTTATAATGGATGAGGTTGGTAAATATGCCTTCTCTCAAGCTTATCAGGCAGGTGTACCTGCTATGATGGGGGTTAATGGTTTTAGAGCAGTACCTATTCTTGTTGGTACTGGTGGATCATTCGATAATGGAAAGGATGCAGAAAACTTCTTTATGAATCCTTCTGCAAATAACTTTTTAGCATTTAAAGATGAACAAACAGGTAAGGAAACCTGCCTATTCTTGTCTGGTCTATATAGACAAGATTGTAAGGAAGAGAAAACATTAGATAGATTCCTAATAGAAGATTTGGGAAGAAAAATTGAAGGAGATGTTTCTCAACTCAGAGAGATAACAATCCAGGTTTCTAATAAAGAAAAAGCAAGAACTCTTATCAACAAAGAAAGAGAAGCTGCTAAAAAGAATCCTGATAAAACTATTTATCTTAAAGAAATTATGTATCGTCCACTTACCGTGGATGAATGTTTCTTGTCTCATTCAGATAATATATTTGATATAGAGGCAGCTAAGAGACAGAAAGTCAGATTGTTAACACAAGAAAGAACAGGTACTTCTGTAATACTTTATGCTAGTGAGGAGGGAATTAAACATGAATTTACTGATAAACAACCTATTAGTAACTATCCTTTAAAACCTCAGGAATCTAAAGATGCACCTATTGTTATTTATGAATTTCCCATACAGAATGCACCTTATGGTCTTTATGTGGCAGGAGTTGACCCATACAGACAAGGTAAATCTGAATATTCAGATTCTCTAGGTGCAATCTATATATATAAAAGAATGCACCAGATAAATGGTGAGAAGTATCAGGATATGTTTGTAGCATCTTATGTAGCAAGACCTGATAAAAAGGAGAAATGGGAGGAGCAGGCTAGATTACTTATAAAATACTATAATGCTCGTACTCTTTGTGAAAATGACGACATTTCCTTTATTGAAACAATGAAGGCTAAAGGAGATGCTCATTATCTAGAAAAACAACCAGACTGGTTAAGAGAAGTGGTTCCAAATACCACAGTATCAAGAGAATACGGAGTACATAGATCTTCTGATAAGATAAGGGATTTTCTACATAACTGTTTAAAGAAGTACTTTGAAGAAGAGCTTCTTACTGAAAAAGATGAAAATGGAAATATCAAAAGACAGGTTCTAGGTATAAATAGAATAGCAGATCCTCTCCTTCTTGAGGAAGTTATTAAATATAATGATAAAGAAGGTAACTTTGACCGTGTTATTGCTGCCGAATTAGCAATAGCACAGGCTATGAAAATGGACCCTATCTTTGGTAAAGCTGGTCAAACAGATAATAGAGTTAAATCTATTTATACCAAAAAAGATAAACCCAATACAATTTTCCCAGAATCGAATGGTTTATTTGGAAAAAGAAAGAAATTAGGTAAATTATTTACTAAGTAAATGGCAATAATTAAACAAACTAAAGGAGAAATTGCAAAGTATGCATATCTGAATATTTTCCCTGATCAGTTTAAAACTGAGAAACAAAAAGAGGATGAAGATTGGATTAAGAATACAATGGACTATTTCTCAAATAAAGCATATTCAGAATATGTTAAAAATAGAAATACCTTTGTTAAGAATTATGATCTTGTAAAAGGTATCTTGAGAAAAGAAGATTTTTACATAGAACCTGAAGTTAAAAGCTTTACTGAGACATTAGAAAAAGATTTAGAGCTTCCTTCTTATGTAAAGCATTATTCTATTATCACCACTCCTCTTAATGAACTTGTTGGTGAGTTATCCAAAAGGCCAGATGGATGGAAAGTAAAGGCATTTGATGATGATAGTAAATCTGAAGAGCTTGAATACAAGACAGAGATTCTTAATAATTATATTATTTCAGAAGCCAGAAATAAGATTTACGAGAAGTTAGCCTTATCTGGAGAAGAAATTGATGATGAACAAGTAACTCAAATGACACTTGAAGCTGTTCAGGATGATCTGGATAGTTATACTTCTGTGGCTGAGAAATGGGCAAATCATACTCTAACTTGTCAAAAAGCAGATTTCAACCTAAAAGAGAAAAGTGAAGATGCTTTTAGAGATATGTTAATTTCTGCAAGAGAATATTATCATATTTTTGAAGATAATTCAAAAGTAGGATACGATATTGTTGTAGAGAATCCTAAGAATGTATGGTTTTTGACAACTCCAGACAGGAAATATGTATCTGATCCATCTGGTAGAAATAAGGGAGCATATGCTGCTGGAACAGTTCAAGTAATGGAATTGTCTGAAATTATAGAATCTATTCCAGATATCACTAAAGATGAAATTGATCATTTAAGAATGTCTTTAAATGATTATGGTCTTATAAACGTTAGGGAATCAAATCTTGGAAATCCTAATGTTTCTCCAGGTATAGATTCTATTAAATATGATACTTATGACCCTTTAGTTGTTCAAACTAGAATGATCTTGGAATCTGAAATGAAAGAGAATAATGATTCTTTACAAGATTTTCTAGGTTTAACATCAAATGTATCAGCTTTTGGATATAAGTATGTAGTAGTAAAAGCTTACTGGATTAGTAAAACTAAAATAGGTAAAGTCACTTATCTTGATGAAATAGGTAATACACAAAGTATAATTGTAGATGAGAACTATAAGTCTAAAACTATTCCAACTGAATTATTTATTGAATGGGGTTGGATAAATCAATGGTATCAGGGAATTAAGATAGGTCCAGATATTTATCATGTTAAACCATTTAGACTTCTTGATTATTGCCCTATTATAGGAATTAATTATGAAATAAAGAATACTGAGGCTAAATCTCAAGTAGACATGATGAAACCCTTTCAGGTTATTTATAATGTCTGCATGAATCAACTTTTTGGACTTCTTAAAAAAGAAATAGGTAATGTGGCTTCTATTAATATTAGAAGAATACCTAGAACTAAAGATGGAGATGGTCAGGATGATATAGACCTTTGGGAAATGGAGGCTAGAGAAAGGGGTATTATTTTTGATGATGATTCTCCTGAAAATACCAAAGCTCCTGTAACAAATACATCTGTTGCTAAGAATATAGATCTTACAAGAACTAATGAAATTCAGTCCAGATATAGTTTAGCAGTTCAGATTAAGAATGAATGTTGGGAACTTATAGGTATGTCTAAACAGAGATTGGGTTCTATCTCAGCATCTGAATCTGCAACAGGTACAAATGCTGCAATTACACAATCTTATTCTCAAACAGAACCTTTATTCATAGCTCATGAATATGTACTTGGTCAACTTTATCAAGCAATTATAGACGCTTCTCAATATATAGAAAGTCAGAAACCATTGTCTACTCTTTCTTATATCACTTCTCAAGGAGAATCAGCTTTTGTACAAGTTAATGGTACTGATCTGAAACTCAGAGACTTAAAGGTATTTCCTACTAATAGACCTGAAGATAAGAAGTTATTTGAAGAGATTAGATTACTGGCTCAACCTATGCTTCAGAATGGAGGTACATTCCATGATGTAATTGAACTATATGCTACTGATTCTGTAAGACAGATGAAGAAAGTATTTAAGGTTCTTAAGGATAGACAGGAACAAGTTCAAAATACTGAATTCCAACAAAATCAGCAAAAAATGGAGCAAGATGCTCAAATTGCACAAGCACAGATTCAACAAGCTGCTTATGAAGCTGAACAACAAAGAATTCATGATGATTATCAAAAAGAGCTTGATCGTATCAATAAGAAGGAAATTGCCATTATCCAATCTCTTGGATTTGGTAAAGTTCAAGGTGAAGATGCAGATAATGACCAGATTTATGATGTCATGGAAATTAATAAGTTCAATCATGAAAGAGAGCAAGCTGCTAAAGACTATCAACTTAAATTAGCTGATTTTCAAAGTAAGAATAAATTGGCTTCTCAGAAAATGGACATTGAGAAGGAAAAGATTAAACTTGCCAGAGAGAATCAGAAGAACGATCTTCAGATTGCAAAAATAAATGCTAAAAGTAAAGCTAAAGCTGCTAGTAAGAAACCTAAAAAGTAAATATGTTTGATAAACTAATTGATTTAATAGTAGGTTGGTTTGACCAAATTAACCCTTTTGTGGTTATCAGAGATTATCAAAATGGCGTACATTTAAGATGGGGGAGATTTAAAAGAGTTCTTCTTCCAGGGAGACATTATAAAATCCCTTTTATAGATGAGGTAATAGAACAACACGTAATTACAACTACTATGAGTCTTCCTGCTCAATCTTTGTACACTATAGATAAACAGAATATAGTAGTTAAAAGTATGGTTAAGTATAGAATAGCAGATGTTAAAGTCTACATTCTGGAGGTTTTTGATGCTACTGATGTGATTTCTGATGTTACTCAGGCTATTATAAAGAAGTTGGTTGTAGGTAGAAATTTACAAGAATGTGTATCTCATGACTTAGATACAGAAATTACTAGGAAGGTTAGAGAAAAAGCCAAAACAATGGGAGTGGAGGTTCAACAAGTGACTTTAACGGATATAGCCCCCATCAGGAGCTATAGACTCATAAATGATACAACAAATTTAAAATCAGATTGAATACTTTAATTATAAGATATATATTCTATTTAACATCACTTGGAGATGCTCCATCTAGTCAAATATTGGTTCTAGAGCAGGATTCAATTATGTACTGGAATCAGGATTTCTATGAGAAGAAAAAGATTCTTTATAAAAAAGGAGATTTAATAATTGTAGAAAAAGGGTGGGTAATGATAACTAATAATAGAGTTAAAATAAACTCATTTGGAAGTAGAAATATTATTACTTATAAGATAAGATACATAACTGACAGTAACGGAATTAAATTAAAAGGTAAACCAAACCCGTTATAGTAAATTTACTTAATGCTATATTATCATCAAAAACAGCGTTTGTAAGGGAACAACTCTTTGTTATTAATTTTATTCATTATATTTTTACATTACAAACCAATAAAAATTAACTAAATATGGCTGACGAGACAGAAAGCTCTTCATTTTTTAGTATTGAAAATACTATGGAAATAGGAAGTCAAGAACTTCTTGATGGACTTTTAGAAGTAGAATCTACTTCTTCTAAACCTGAAGATATTAAGAAAATAGAAGAAACAAAAAAGGAAGCTCCTAAAAAAGAGACTCCTAAAGTTGTTAAAAAAGAAGAGGGTGAAAAGAAGAAAGAAAAATCCTTAGCTGAAATACTTTCAGAAAGTGAAGAAGAAGAGGAAGAAATTAATGAAGAAGAAGTTGAAAACACTAATGAATCTTCTGAAAATCAACCTGAAGCTAATACTTATAATGCTCTCGCGAAAGATCTCTTTAATCTTGGTGTTTTTCTAAGGGAAGAAGGTGAAGATGATGTAGAAATCAATACTCCTGAGGATTTTCTAAATCGTTTCAATCATGAAAAGAAAAGAGGAGCTATGGAAATAGTTGATAATTTCATAGGTCAATTTGGAGAAGATTATCAAGATGCATTCCAAGCCATATATGTTAAAGGAGTAAATCCTAAAGAATATTTCGAAACTTATAACTCTATTCAAAGCTTTGCAGAAATGGACTTGAGTAAAGAATCAAGTCAATTAGCTGTAGTAAGGCAATATTTCAAAGATCAAGGTTATGAATCTGATGAAATTGAAGCTGAAGTTGAAAGAGCAAAGAATAATGGAGATTTAGAGGCAATTTCTCAGAGACATCATAAAATCCTGATTAAGAAAGAAGCTCAGAAGCTCCAACAACTGGAAGAAAATAAAGAAAGAGAATTACAACAAAAAATTGCTACAAAACAGCAATTTGCTAAGAATGTAAACTCTATTCTACAAGATAAAATTAAAACAAAGGATTTTGATGGCATTCCTCTAAATCCCAAACTAGCTTCTGAACTACAAGATTTTCTAGTAAGAGATGCATATAAAACACCATCTGGTGAGCATCTTACAGAGTTTGATAAATTTATTCTTGATCTAAAAAGACCTGAAAATCACTCTATGAAGGTCAAAGTAGGTTTACTTCTAAAAACTCTTCAAAAAGATCCAACTCTGTCGACTATTCAAAAAGTAGGTCTTACAAAGAAAGCAGATAGTATATTCAGTGAGGTTGTTAAACAAACAAATAAAACCTCTAAGAAATCAGAAGGTCCAGAAACAATAGCATCTAAATGGCAATTATAAAAATTAAACAATAAATAAATAATGGCAACTCAAACAATACCAGGATTGTCTGGTTTTCTCTATGCAAGAGTGTCTTCTATGGATAAACGTGCTGTAGGTAAGCTTACAGACACTAACCACTTGGAGAGCTTCCACTCTCAAGAACCTGCTGAATATGATAAAAAAATCATCAGCTTGTACACTCAAAGTTCTCTTTATAGTAATGACTTCTTGGACATGATCAATAAGTCCAAACCATTCTATATTGATAATAACAGTGATTCATGGAAATGGGACGTAAATGTTCCTTATAAGTTTCCTAAAATCATTGAAATTCCTACATCTACTGCTGCTCTCACTAAGCCAGGTATTGATGGACAAGAATTTCAAGTAGTACTTGATTCTGCTGAATTCAGTCTTAATCAGATTGTGTCTGTTGGATCTCGTCAATACGGTCCTCGTTGGTATGTTATTAAAGATCCTCTTCCTTACAACGCTGGTTTTATCTACTCTTTCACTCTTGTAAGTGATAATCCTACAGTAGACTTTGTAAACTCTAAATTCCTTCAAACAGGAAATGAGCTTGAATTGATTGACGTATCAATTGGTGAATTTGACCAAGTGCTTGCAGGTCTTCCTCGTCTTGGTGAAAAGATCACTATGTTTGAATCTTTGAGTTCTGCTTATGGTTTTGAACATACCATTACAAAATGGGCTGATGAGCGTATTTTGAGAGATCAACAAGGTAAACCTTTGGACATCCTTGTATATGCTCAACAAAGACGTAATGAACTTCCTATTACTCGCAATGATGTTAAATGGGAACCATTTATCGAATATTTGATGCGTAAGAATATGCTTGAGGTAAAAGTTAAGCGTATGATCTGGGGTAAACCTGGAACTGTGAAAAGCAATGGATCTAAGCAAGAAGTTAAACGTACTTCTGCTGGTGTATATCACAGAATGCGTAATAATGGTAACTTGGTTCAATATAACCGTGGAGAATTCTCTGCAAATCTTATTCGTTCTGTATTTGGTGATCTTTTCTATCGTAGGGTAGATGTTAAAGATCGTAGAGTTAAGATGTATACTAATGAAGCTGGTTTTGATACATTCCAGCAAGCTCTTAAGGCTGATGCTCTTAATTCAGGTTTAACATTTGTTGCAGACTCTGGAAACAGATACTTGCAAGGTGAAGGTCAACATATTACTTATAACTTTGCATTTGATGCAATGGTAACAAGAGAAACTGGTAAAGTTGAACTTGTTCATTTGAAGGAACTTGACCTTCCTCAAACTAACCTTGATTTTGGTCAGAATAAAAAGTCTACACCAGTATTCTTTGTATTCGATGTATCTCCATCATCTGATGGTTCATTGACAGATAATATTCGTGAAGTGCGTTTGAAAGGATCTCCTTCGATGACTTGGGGATATGTAGATGGTCGTCAACACCACTTAGGTTTTGCACGTTCTCAAGGAATGAGTTCTGCTAATAAATTCCCTGGATATACTATCTGGATGGAAGATCGTTGTGATATCTTCATTGAAGACCTGTCTCGTACAGTATTGATTGAAGAAATTCCTCAACTGTAATATACTAAGAAGCTTTTCCCTCCACATTGCTGAGTGTGGAGGGGCTTCTTAAAATTGCGCTAAAGTGTAATGGTATGCATTCTGGCCTCATAAGCCAAGAGGGGTGGTTCAATTCCACAGGACGCGACAATAAAACTAACAATTATTAACTACATTTTATGGGAAAAGTCGGCAAAATCTCTGCTATTAAGAAAGAGTATGGATCAGCTTTAAATACTGAAGCTAGTCTAGCTAAACATGGTCACTCAAGAATGCCTGGAACAGGGTCTTATAAGTTTCCTTACAAAGAATTGGATGGAAGATATAGGACAGGTTTAGATCCTGATGCATCTTATATTAAGAGAATTCAAGATAGTACTGCAAGGGAAATTGAAATAAAAAGAGCCATTGAGCTTAAAAAGAAGTTTGAAGATATTTTTGGTGTAGATTTAAGTCCTACTTCTAAATTCTGGAACGCATCATTAAGTGCATCTAACTATGATACTAATCATGTTCAAGGTGAGAAGCTGATAGACGGAGATAATTTATATGACTTTGACAATCCAATGAGAGAATTAACCTTTACATGGTTGAGAGTGCATCCAACAATTGCATCTTCTTATCAGGCTTGGGAAAGAGGTGAATATCCTGCTGAAACACAATTTTATGTAGTAGATGATGAAGTAGAAAGTAAAGTTCTCTTTAAGAAGAAATCTGAAATTAATAAAGCTATTTCAGCATTTGAAGCAATGACTCCTACAAAAAGGAAGAAAATTGCCAGACTACTTGGTTGTCCAGTATCAGATGATAGCACTGAAGAAGCAGTATATAATCAGGTGGATAATATCCTTAAACAAACTGAGTTTAAGAGTGGTAAATATCAAGGAATGACCCCCGTAAGAGTATTTAATAGTTTCGCTGAATTGAGTGAAAATCTGGTTCATGTTAAGGATCTTGTAAAACAGGCTATTGCACATTCCATATATAGGATTGGCGTTTCTGGTAAGATTATGAAAGGTGAATCTGAAATAGCTAAATCTGAAGAGGAGCTAGTTAAGTTCCTAGTTGATGAAGATAATCAAGGAGACTTGATTCTTCTTGAAAAAGAAATCAGTGCTAAAAAATTACTGGCTGTAAGCTAATTATAATATGATCTCTGTAGACAGTTTGTTATATAAGATAGATCAAAAACTAAACAATCTAGCAACAAACAATCATCAGGCGATTCAGTTGGAAGACAAAATATTAGCCTTAAATGAAGCTCAGTTAAAGCTGATAAAGCAAAAAGTTGATGGTACTGTAACTAATACAGGTATAGGATTTGATGGTTCAAAGAAAAGATATGAGGATTTACAAATCCTTGTAGAGGATTATAAAAAACATCCTTTGAATCTTATAAAAGTAGATCCTGTATTAAATCAGTGGACTGCTAAAATATCCGATTTAAATCCTTCCTATATGTTTTATGTAGATAGCTACATACTAGCAGATAAAGGAGAATGTAAGGATAGAAAAATAAATGTTAATAGAAACTTGGCTAAACATACAGATTTATCTATTCTATTAGATAGTGTGCATTATAGACCATCTTTCGAATATCAAGAAACATTTAACACCCTTTCATCTGATGAAGTAAATATCTTTACAGATGGAACTTTCACACCAACTAAACTTTATATATCTTATGTAAGATATCCTAAATATATAGATAAATCAGGATATGTTAAATTTGATGGTAAAGCGTCTGAAGATCAGGATTGTGAACTTGAGGCTTATCTGGAGGACGAACTTCTAGATTTAACAGTTCAAAATCTTGCAATGTATACAGAAAATGTATCCGCTGTACAAAGCTCACAAATAAGGATACAAACAAACGAATAACTTTAAAACAATTTATAAATGGATTTTTCACTAACAACTCTGTTTGTAGTGCCAGTAGGAAATACTCTACCTAGCTCTGGTTCTACACAAGACCTAACCGCAGGTCAGTTTGGTATCTTCCGTCCTAATTATTCAGTAGCAACTGCTGGTAATATTGAGGATGCAGGTATTAAATATTTTTATCTAGCTCAAGGTAGAACTAATAGATATCTGGAACAAAGTAAGAGATCAGACAAAATTGCAGGGTATCTCCAAAATGCAGGTGTAAACAAAACGAACGTCATTGAATTTTACAAAGTAGACGGATGTTCTAGTGCTGCTGCTGTTCAAATTGATGACATTACAGATTGGAATGTAAAGTGTGGTGAGATTGTAACACTTACTCTTCGTGCCCACTCCTCTTATCTGGATACTCTTTATTTTAATGGACTTACTCGTTCAGTAACTGTACAAGCTCCTTGCTGTGATTGTGGTGCTGATCCTTGTGATACTGTAGATGCAGAAGCTCTTATTGAAGACATTATTGCTAAATTAAGAGAAGAAGCCCCAGGTATCAATAGTGATAATATTTCGCTCAATGATTTCTTCACTTTTGAAAGAATCGGAACTGGTGATTCTGCTAAACTTCGTATTTCAGGTAAAGCTCTGACTACTTACGCACAACCATGTGATGTAGCTGCTTTCCCTTTTGAATATGATAGAATGTGGTTCAGAGCATTTGTTTATTCAGGTCCTGAAACTACTGTAGATTTTATTGTACCAGATAACTGTAATGAAGTAGCAACTACAACTGTAGTACAACGTGCATCCTTTGTTAAAGGAACTTCTGCTGAAATTAAACAACTTGAAAAGAATTTCTACTCTTATCAAGCATCTGTTCCATCTAAACATCTTTTCAGAAATGCTGGTTATAATGGTGGATTCGAATCATGGGTAACTGATGGTACGACTTATGATACTTTCTATATCAAGTTTAGTGATTATGATAAGGCCCAAAATAACTGGGGTGACACTGTACCGATTGATTCAACTGTAATTATTGCTGTACCTCAGTCTTTGACTGCTGGAATTGAAGCAATTCTTGAAGCTGCTCTTGGTGCTGTTGCTGGAGATGGAACTTGTATCACTACAACTACTACTACTTCAACAACTAGTACAACAACTACTTCAACTACTACTTTGATCCCTTAATATATCTTAGTATAAGTTAAGCTTCCTACGGGAGATGGGAATTTTCTCTCATCTCCCTTTTTATTTTTAAACTATTCAAAATGGCAGACTTAAAACTAGATATATTAGTAATCAATACGTTTAATTCTAAGACGTTAGGAATAGCAGATGCTTCTACTTATCCTGATAGTCCTCCTGTACAATCTCCAACTATTGAAATAACTATTCCTGGTTTTGGTATAACTAGTATACCTTTTGTACCAGATGAGTTCAATGTATTTAATAGTACATCACTAGGAATAACTAGTTCAGAAGATGATTTGTTACCTATTCCAGATGGAATATACACATTAAGTTACTCTGTATCACCAGCTTATGAAAATTACGTTACTAAAAACATAATGAGAGTAGATCAGTTACAACAGAAATTTGATGAAGCTTTCATGAGATTGGATATGATGGAATGTGATCAAGCAATCAAAAAGCAGTCCAAAGTTCAACTTAGTTCAGTCTATTTCCTTATACAAGGAGCTATTGCTGCTGCAAATAACTGTGCTCTAGATACAGCTAATAAGTTATATCTCCAGGCTAGTAAAATGCTAACTCATCTAACAAAAAATAATTGTGGATGTACTGGAACTAATTACATAACTAACTTTGTTTAATATGGCTAAGTGTAAAGATTGTGGAGCTAATCAAGGTTGTTCTTGTCAACTAACAAATGGAAGATGTCCTTCCTGTCATTCTGTTTATTTACAATCTAATAATCCTAATGTTAACCCCAAGACTAAATAATTGTATAGATTGTACATCTATACCTTCATTACTTAGTGATATTGATTGTAAGCTAACTGAAATGGTAAATAATCAATATAACAATATTGTATTTGCTTTAAATAAGCAAATTAATGATACAGTAATCAATGATCTTTTAACATATAAAAGAATACTCACCTACAGGTATTGCAATCCTGAATATGCTGACGGATATACTGTACAAAATATTGCAAATAAAGTAAAAATTTTAATTTATAAATAAACTAACATGGCATGTTCAAGCTGCTATAATGGCTGTTCAGAAATAACTTCAGATAAGTGTGTAAAATACACAGGAGTTGATGTTCCTCTTCTAGGAATTGAGAATGGAGATTCTCTTTCTTATGTAGAACAAGCTCTTATAACATTCATAACTTCTGTAGTAGATGGTTCTGGTGTAAAAATATCACTAGAAGAAGATGATTATTGTGAACTAGTATCACAATATTTACAGGCTTGTAGTACTGTAACCGCTTTAGACCTATTTAAAGCCTTAGTAAAGGCAGCATGTAATCTTCAAGAACAAATAGATGATATAGTAGAAGATATAGAGACTATAGAAGCAGATTACACTGTAGATTGTCTAGAAGGTGTATCTTCTGGTGACGGTACTCACGCTATTGTTCAAGCTGTAATAACAAAATTATGTGAGATTGATGAAGCTTTAACATTACTAGCAACAGACGTAGATACTAATTATGTTAAAATATCAGATATTAATAGTTATATAGCTGCATATCTTGCAGATCAAGAAACAGCTAATCGTTATTATACAAGAATGATTCCGTATACTGCTGTAGAATATTACGGATCTCTTGGATTTTTCGATGCTACTGGTGCAGGGATAGCTAATACTGAATGGGAAAAAATATACTTATGTAATGGCTTAAATGGAACACCAGATAAAAGAGGAAGATCCCCTATTGGTGCAATAAATGGTGTCCCTGGACCAACTCCAGATTCAACTGTAAATCCTTCTTCTGATCCTACTTTTAATCCTAATTACTCTGTATTAGATACAGCAGGTGCTAATAAAGTTACACTTACCACTCCACAAATACCTTCTCATGATCATACAGCTACAGTTAATGAAGAGCCTCATACTCACACATTAGCAGTTGATGAAACTGTAGATGGTCCAGAATTAACAGATGATAGTTATATCGCAAATGTTAGAGATAGTGAGAGTACTAATAACTATATCCTAAGTGAAGCTAGTATTGGACAAACACCTAATGTTGGTAAAGTACTAGAAGCAGAAACAGGAATTACAGTAAGTATTAGTAGCACCGGAGGTGGACAAGCCCATGATAATAAACACCCTGTTATAGCTTGTTATTATATAATGCATATCCCATAATGAGATGAATAAGCCAAAAAGAGACAAAGAGAAAGACAAAATCTGGAGAGAAAATAACAAAGAAAGATTAGCTCTGTATAATAAAAAATGGAAAGAAGAAAACAAGGAAAAACTGGAAGAATATAGGTTAGCTAACAGAGAGAAATTTTTAATGGCTTCTAAGGAATGGCAGAAAAATAATAGAGAAAGAGCTAATAAATCTCATATAAAATATGTGAGAAATAGAATCAAACGAGATTCTCTATTTAAATTTAAGCAAATTACAAGATCTCTTATAAATAAATCTTTTAATAGAGCAAATGGTAAATTCATAAAGAACAGAAAGTCTGAAGAAATATTAGGTTGTTCTCTAGATTGTTTTAAAGAATATATTTTATCAAAATGTCCAGAAGGAACCAAGTTAGAAGATTTCCATCAATTTGGATATCATATTGATCATATAATTCCAATCAGTCTAGCTAATTCAGAACAAGAAGTTATGAAATTATGTCACTATACTAATCTACAACCTCTTTGGTGGTCAGATAATATTTCCAAATCCAATAAAATAGAGAATTAATATGAGCTGTTTACCAGGAACTCCTTGCTATCAAAATGAAGTAGTGGTTTATACTAAATATCCTGCTGGATGTGGAAATGATCCCATTAAACTACCTTTAGGATCAGATTATATTATATATACGGGGCCAAATCTCCCATATACAGGAATACAAACGAATGATGATCTAACTGAATCTATTCAAAAAATAGATAATTTATTGAGTCCTGAGGAACTCATTTCATACATTGTCTCAATTTTGGAAAATAATCCTTCATTAAAAACTGCCTTACAAGAGGCTTTGGAAGTATAAAACTCACAGTTGTTGGTTTCTGATGAGTTATGGCCCAGAGTAAAATTCTGGGCCTTTTTGTTTTTAACCTTTTTAATTATTTCTATAATTAAATTAGTTAGAATTAATTTTGACTTTTGTTAAATCCTTTTGTATATTTACTAGATTTTTCACTAAACTATATATAATGAAAGAAAATCAGGATTCGTTACTTAATAGTCTTCAGCAACTATTAAAGCAGAAGCAGTCTAAAGCATGGTATGCTAATAAACTGAGTATAACCATCCAAAAAGTAGAGGAGCTACTTAAAGAACTTAAAAATCAAGAAATTTCCTTGGAAACAACTAAATTCCAGGAGGATATTAAAAAAGGTGAAGCAGAGTTAACATTCAAATCACAAGAAGAAATTCATGATCTAGATGAACTTATCAAAGCAGCTAAAATAGATACAGGTAAGTGGCAAATAGATAAATATGTACAAAATTACTGGGGCAATGGTGAAAATCCTCATTGGCAAGTAAAAGCTTGGTTATCGAAGAAAAAAGCTCCTGAATATGGACTTAAAGAATTTACTGATTTCCTTAAAGAATTTAAACCAAATAATATTGACTTCTGGAAACTAGTTCCTGATCTACATAAACAAACTGTAGATATTGAATTAAATATTGCAGATTTTCACTTAGCAAAAAAGACCTTCCAAGGTGATACTTTAGAAAGCAAAACATTTGATTACTATCAAGCTGTTTATGATCTAATAAACAAAGTAAGAGGAGTTTACAACATTCGTAAAATAGTATTCCCTATCGGGAATGACATGTTCCACACTGATAACTATCATAATCAGACAACTAATGGAACACCTCAAGATGTAACTGCTTGGTATGATAAAGAATATGAAGTAGCATTTGAACTACTGGCTAATTCAATCAACTTTATGATAACTCAAGCTGAAGAAGTAGAAGTTATCTTAGTACAAGGTAATCATGACAGAACTAAAGGTTTCTATGTAGCTCATGCACTTGAAGTATTCTTTAAAGAATATAAAGGAGTTAAGTTTCAAAGACATCACTCTGTTACAAAACATACAGTAATAGGTAACACATTTATAGGATATCATCATGGAAATAGTTGTAAGCTCGAAGAACTTCCATTGTTATTTGCCACAGGAGAGTCTTCAAAAGACTTCGGAAATGCTAAGTTTAGAGAAGTTCATGCAGGAGACAAACACCATTATTTGGCAAAAGAAATTAAAGGAGTTAGAGTCCAGCAAATGCCCTCTTTATCTGGAACCGACAGGTGGCACAAAGATAACGGGTACGTTAATCAAATACGTGCAGCTTTAGTCTTAATTTATCATCCTGAACAAGGGAGGATAGGAGAATTCGAATTCAGATTATAATATGTCAACATTAAGAAAATTAGTATCAGATATCCGTGGAATGCATAAATTGCTTTCTACGGATACTCTATTAACAGATAGATTAGTAGCTTCTGAAATAAGAAATGTTACTGGTCTTTTAGTTAAAAGAGAGACAAACCTTAGAAAGTTGTGGGCCACAGATACAATTTTCACACCTATTCCTTGTTTAGAACTGATAGAAGTACCTATTTCAGAATGTTGTGATTATGTTGATGAATGTACTATAGCAAGGAGTAAATATAAACTACCTAGAATAGCAGAAGGTAATTATCAATATGTTATTCAGGGAGTTTGGTCCATAAATATAATGAGTGGAAAAGGTACTAAAATAAAGCAAATTTCAATTAATCGTTATATAAATCTATTAAAGTTACCTATTGTAAAGAACGAAACTTATTTCTGGATATATAATGATTATTTGTATATAACCAATCCTCTTCTAAAGGCAGTTAAAATATCTGCTATGTTTGAAGAAGATATTCCAAATGAGGTAATGTTCCCAGATTGTGATTGTGGAACAGATTATAAATTGGAAGATAAATGTAAGAATCCACTAGATAAATCCTTTTCATTACCTGGCTATCTGGAGAAACAAGTTCTTGATTTGGTATCTCAAAAATTACTACAGACCTACTTCAATCTTAAAATAGATGTTTCCTCAGATGGAGTAGATGGACAATCACCTAACTCCAAACCAACAAACTAAGTGAGGGTAGCAGTAGATTTTAGATCAGGTAGTAAAGAACAGTATGCAAAATTTTGCAAGAAATACCCTCATATTAAATTATCATTAATTGAGTGGAAGAATATACTTTATGGATTTAATGATGCATTTAAAACATATATTCTTGAAACAGGAGAAAAAGCTAAGTTACCTGGAGGCTTTGGAGAATTTACCATAAATAAGAAAAGAAGAAAAAGAACTAAAGATAAAATTAATCCAAAGACAGGTCAACCTTATATGAATATGCCTATTAATTGGATTAAAACTAAGGAAAAAGGCAGATATATTTATGATTTTAATTATCATACTGAAGGATTCTCCTTCTATTGGTTATGGTTTAAAAAATCAACAAGAATACCACAAGCAACAATGTGGAGATTTAAGCCCTCTAGAGTAACTTCAAGATTATTAGCACACTACCTAAAAGCAGACAAAAAATACCAACATTTATACATGTCATGGAAACCCTAATTTAAAAGTAAATGTCATATTCTTACAAATATAATTTCATCTCACCTGAACCAATTTATGCTCTCGTTAAAGAAGAATTAAAGAGTTATTTCGATACTGGTGCAGTTGATGATGTCCTATGGCCTACTTATCTTAATAAATGTTTAAGTAAATTAGGAAAAGGATCATATGTGATCACTGATATAATCCTTGATATTGAAGATTTTGAAGCTAGATTACCTGACAACTTTCATGCAGTTAGAGAAGCATGGGCTTGCAGTAATCTAGATATAATTAGACAAAATCCTAATTCTTTCTATTCTCAAGCTGCTTCCAGTACAACCATTCAAGTAAGTCCTGTTATTGTAAATGGGACCCCTTGTACAAATATTGAATGTACTGAAGGTTGTCCAGAATGTATGCCTGAATTAATACAAGCTGTATATAAAACTACTAATTCTACTAAAACATCAATCAAAAGAGAATATCTATTAAAGCCTGGAAATATAGCAACTAGAAATCAATGTTCTTCTGACTGCTTTAATCTCAATAGTTCTTCAGCAGACAGTTTTGACATAATAGGTAATAAGTTTAGAACAAATTTCCAAAACGGTACTGTTTATCTGGTGTTTTATGCAACTGAATATGATGAATTGCAGAATCAGCTAATTCCTGATAACTATCGAATAAAGGAATATATAGAAGCATTTATTAAATTTAAGGTATTTGAAACATTGACAAATCAAATAAATGATGAGACTTTCAATCAAATACAGGCCAAAATGGTGTATTACAAGGGTCTAGCTGATGAAGCCTATATTCTCGCAGAAACTGAAATAAAGAAACAGACACCATATCAAAAGATAATGGCTATCAAAAAGAATCTTAATTCGTTAAATAAATATGAGTTACCTACTTCCAGATATAGAAGCATCTGGAGAAGAAACTAATTAACATGGCAGAACAAGAAGGAAATATAAAACAGGAAAATAATGCTGCTAGGGCAGGAATGAATTCTGATTTGTCCACTGGACAAATACCAAAAGGAGTTCTATCTTATGCACTAAATGCTTCTGTTGAAAATTTTGATTCAAATTCTATTTCCTATCAAAATGAAGGAGGGAATGAACTTTGTGTAAATCTTCCTGATGGTTATCAATTAATAGGTTCACACTCTATATATGAACAAAATAAACATATATTTTTCTTGGTGAATCCTGAAACAGGAGATAGTGAAATAGGTTATACGGAAAATAATGATTGTTTATATAAAACATATATAAATTCTAAATGTCTTAACTTTAGTATTCATTATCCTATCCATAAATCTGTTCATAAGATAACAAATTGTACAACTGAGATTTACTGGACAGATAAAAGAAACCCTAGAAGATTTTTAGATCTTAGTAATATTCCATATAAAACAGAGGAAGTTACAAATAGTTGTGACGTCAGAACTTTAACAGAAATTGATTGTAATAAAATTAACGTTCAACCAAATTTTAAGATACCTGAATTAGAGGTAGTTGATGTTGTAAATGGAGGTAATTTATCGGCAGGAACAGTTCAATTTGCAATACAATATTCTGATGTTGCAGGAAATGCTTATACTTCGTACTACTCTGTTACGAATCCTCTACCAATAGCTAATACTCAAATAACTACCCCTGACTTTGATTATAATGTAGGTAAAAGTGTTGTTCTCAATATTTCTAATATTGATACTACTGGTTATTTTCAATATTTTAATATTGCTGTAATTAAAACAGTAAATGCAATCACTTCGGTAGAATTAATTGGAACTTATACTATAGAAGAAAATACTAAACAGATTGTATATAATGGTCAAAATCAGACACAAATAAGACTTACTATAGGTGACATATTTGAGAAATTTCCAAACTATGAAATAGCAGATGATCTGACCTCTGTTCAAGATGTTCTTGTATGGAAAGGATTAACCTCAATTGATAGAATAAATTATCAGAAAATTGCTAATAAGGTAAAACTGCAATGGCAGAGTTATAGAATACCTGCAACAGAAAATTATTCTAATGAATTAAATGCCACTAATTTAAGATCTCAATTAAGAGATGAAGTTTATCCTTATGAAATAGCTTTCCTAATATCAGGAGGAAAGCAAACTGATGGTTTTCATATTCCAGGGAGAGAAATTTCAATTTCTGATCTATCAAATCCTGATATATCACCATCAGATCCTGATTTTATAGATGAATCAAGTTCATCTAAACCTTATTGGAAAATATATAATACAGCAACTGTATTAGAAACTGATGCTAATTATATTCCTTATTCAGATTATAAAGGACCGTATCAAACAGGAGAGTTTGCCTATTGGGAGTCTACTGAAACTTATCCTTGTAATGTAGATATATGGGGAGAATTGGCAGGAAAACCAATAAGACATCATAAATTTCCTGATGTTAGAGTGAGTCCTATATTTGAAGCATTAACTCCTGAAACTGATTCATCAGGTAAATATAGTAATTTACAAATGCAGGATTGTGCTGTTTTTCCTATTGGTGTAAAAGTCAATATAAACCAAATAAAGGCATTAATAATCCAATCTGATCTGACACAAGCTCAGAAAGATGCAATTGTTGGTTTTAAAATTCTTAGAGGTAATAGAGATGTAAATAAATCTATTGTAGCAAAAGGGATATTAAGAAATGTAGGTAAATATGAAAGAGAAGGGACATTTTATTACTTTCCAAATTATCCATATAATGATTTGAGGGAAGATCCTTTCCTTCTAGAGAAGACAAATGCCTACATGAGTCAATGTAATACTTATAGAATTACAGCGACTGTAGATTCAGTGTATCAATATACTGATTGTTTTAGTAATTCCATAAAATCAGAACCTATATTAGCTCTAGATACTGTTACTATATGTTCATTATCTACACCAACTTTAGATGATCCTGAGGCAGGAACTGTCGAAGAGATAGGATATGATACATACATATTATATGCACAAGATTCACCTTATGACAAGATCAGGTTTATTTATACAGATTATATAGATGGAGAAGAAAAATCTATAGATATTCCTATTGGAGAGAATAGAACAGTTAAAGTAGTAGTTGGAACAAAACCACGTGCTAAAAAAATAGTTCTTATAGGAGGAACAGTTCCTCAAAAATACGCTATATCTCCAACTGATGCATTAAATTCTCCATCTGATTGTTATCCTTCGAATTTGTCAGCATTTGAAACAGAGGATTCTAAGTTTAGGCATGTTTTTAATTCTCCTGAAACTTCTTTCGGAAGACCTTTTTTAGGAGATACACTCAAGTTAGAATCTGTTCTATATGGAGGAGGTAAAGGTCATTTTGTAGAGGTAGAGAAAAATGCGTTATATAAACTTCTTTCTAAAGAAGCACAAGAAGATGCTTTAGTTTCAAGTGCCAAAATAGCAGATAAAACTGATCCATTCAATAGTACTGCTATGATGACTGCATACCAGTCATACTTACAGATTTATATTAATGGAATAACTAGAAAGAACTATGGATGGTCATATAACTCAATTGTAGATTATAATTATTCATCTATTATAGATAATGGTTTAGGCATAAAGCAGAGAAAGTTAGATAATGTACAATACCTTTTTTCAGGAGTTCAATCTGTAAATGAGGATATTAACTTCAATAATTTTCAAAGGGAATCTTCAGTATATCTAAAAACTGATGATGATACATCTGCTTTACCTTATCCTAATGAAACTTTTTCATTATTAGATCCTTTTAATGCTAGTCTAATAGAGGATAAAAGCAGATATATAAATTCTCAACAAGATTGCTCACAACCAGAGAAATTATTTGATATATCATCTGTAGCATATTATGCATCAATTAAGAATATAATTCCAAACCAATGGGGTCAGATTTATTCTTATGAAACGATAGATACGGGAACTCAAGTTATATTTGATAACACAACAGAAACTAGTATTACTGTATTTGGAGGAGATACTTTTATTAATAAGTTCTCTTTTAAAACAAAACTTCCTTTTTTCATTGATAATCGTGTAAATGCTCCTGATGACAGTGATATATTCTATGATGAAATTGGTAATGTAGCTTATCCTGAATATTGGCATTCTGCTAGATCTATACTATACGATTTTAATCCTGTTGATTTTGATTCAAATCTACCAGATACGGTATTTACTAATATTATATCAATAAAGGCTCATTTATTAGACTGCCCAAATAATCAGAATCCTAAACCTGATCCAACTTCTACACCTAAAATAGTAAATATAGATAGAACATTTTATGATGGTAAAATGTATATGTTTGCTTATGGTATACCTACTTTTTATGTGGAGAGTTCTATAAATGTAGACTTAAGACAAGCATTTAACAATAAAGAAGGAGATTTTTATCCTCATGTAAGTAGTCAAATACCTGATGAATGGGTGCAGGAAAGTAATGTTCCTATTGCTCAGGATAATACATATTACTATAATTCGACTTACTCTAAACAAAATAAAGAAAACTTCTTCTCGCACTTACCTGACGATTGGAGAGATCAATTATGTTTTACTAATTATCCTTTCAGAGCTATCTTTTCAGATTCTCAACAAAGTTTCACAGATAATAAAGTAAATAGTTGGTTAATATACAGACCTGTGTCTTATTTTGATTTTCCTCAAAATTATGGAAATTTTACATCTATAGATGGTATTGATAACAAACAAGTATTGGCTAGATTCCATAACAAATCATTACTATATAATGCTTTATATACTACTCAAACTAATACTCAAGGTCAAGTCTATTTGGGACAAAGTTTGTTTTCAAAGCAAACACCTCCTTTGGATTTTGCAGAGACTGATCTAGGATATATAGGTTCTCAGCATAAATTTTTATTGAAAATACCACAAGGTCAAATCTCTGTAGATGCAAAGAGAGGACAGATATTCCTATTATCTGGTAATACTGTTCAGGATATATCAAGATTTGGGTCTGGTATGAATAGATTTTTAATTAATCATTTACCATTCGAAATACTAAGATTCTTCCCAGAAGTTGACATAGATAACCATTTCAATGGAATTGGTCTACATGGAGTATATGATAATCAATATGATAGAATTATAATATCTAAACTTGATTATGTTCCTCTATCTGATGATGTTAAATATGATTCTGAATCTAAAGAATTTTACATAGAAAAGAATGTAAATGATGTAATTTTCAAGGAAATTGTATTTATTCAGGATGTGAATTATTTCTGTAACAAGTCATGGACATTATCCTTTAATTTGAATACTAATAGTTGGATTAGTTTTCACAGTTATATTCCAAATTTCTATATAGCTGAAAATAATTTCTTTTATTCAGGATTAAATACAGGATGTGATTTAGAAGCCATAGCTGCTGTAATAGTAGATCCTCCTACTACTACAACTACAACATCTACCTCAACTTCTACTACAACTACTACTTCTACAAGTACTACCAGTACAACAACAACCACATCTACTTCTACAAGTAGTACAACTACTACAACTACAACTATTTGTAATAGTTCAGAAAGTGCTGAGGTTGGATTATCTGCATCAGTACCTATCTGTGAAAATAACAATACTGTATATTGGGCAGCAGGATTCCTATTTGAGGAAGGAATTTTATTATTCGAAGATGCTTGTTTAACTACACCTTTAGAAGGGTTTGATTATGTTACTTATGAAGGTACTGTTTATTCTATAATAAATGAATCTGAAGTAGGACCTAGTGAAGGTCCATGTGTATAAACTTTATATATCTTGAAAACTATAATTATAAAGCTTAGTAAAGCAGGGAAGAGGGTTAATAAATTCTCTATAAAAGATAATCTAGGTAACAATATAGCAACAGACGTTGCTAAAAAAGAATTAATCAAAGGGTTATCTTTTATAGTAGAGGATAATGTTATGTTTGTAACAATATCTTCATCAGATAAACCTTGTTGTTCTTCAGGGATAAAAATTCCAATATCTACTATAACTAATCAAGAATTAGCAGATATGGAGTTCACCCCAAAGAATTCATCTTCTATATGGAGCCATTTAACTGATACTACTGTATATAATAGGTATTATAATTGTACTTATCCTTATATTATAGAATATCCTTTTTCTTATCAGTTTAAGGATGAAATTCTACAGAATATAAAAGATTATACTAAATCTTATACATATCTACCTTCTGAAGATGGAGTATTTGATAATAATAGGAAGATACAAACAGATGATAAGTATTTCAATAAATCTATTATTTATAATGATCAACAATCATCAGGTATTCTTGAATTAGTTCCTAAGCCAATAAATAATTTAAAAGAATATATGTCTTATCCCAAATTTAATTCTGATAGTAAGACTATTACTTTTACCAAAAGTGATAATTTCTATCAGTATAATACTTTTTGGGCTATAAATAAAGATAAGTCTGTTCCTCTATTCCTTTCATCTTGTGAATCTCTTTCTATAGATAAAGAAGTGAATCAAGATAATATGGACTATAGTACAAGATCATTTAGAAAAGCTACTATAAGGGCTAAGGATGTAAAAATTAGACAAATATTGGATAACTCATATAGCGATCATTTAGTAACTCAATTTATTGTTGCACCTGCTCAAATATCATATAAATAATGGCAAAATTAACCAAATCTAAAGCAGCAGAAATGCTTAAGAATCCTCCTCATGGAAAACCTCTTACTAAGAAACAAAAGAAGTATTTTGGTATGATAGCTCATTCTCAAGATGGAAGTTCTATTAATGTGCAGGATATGATTCAAATGGAAAAATTAAGACTAGCTCTTTTTAACGAAAGAAAGAAAAAAAGGGATTCTTTTAGGTTTGATTTGGAGCATAAATCTCCTAAAGTTAATATAAATCAAGCAATGCTTGAGTACTATAAAACCGAACCCAAAGAATATAGTTTAATAGATGAAGATATAGTAGTTCTACCCAAAGAAAGAAAAGAAGCTCTTCTTAAGGAAAAGAAGAAAGGTGGAGTTATTAAAGATAATATGGGTCAGTATAATCACCCTGGAAAAATAACCCAAATAGATTCCAACAGAATAACAATGAAAGGAATACCTTATCCTGTAATGGGAGTAGATAATTTAGGTAATCAACAATTAATGCAGCCAGAAGGAGAGTATCTCTTTCCTGGTAAAAAAGTAACAGAATATCCCTTAATAGGAAAGAGTATGAAGAAAAGTAAAAAAGCTCAAAACGGAGCAACTTTAGATGAATTTGGCAGAAACACATCTCTAAACTGGACTATTAATCCTACTGAGATTAATCCTTATATTAAGGAAAATGCAGAACTTTTAAAAAAGTATGGTGCTGGAGATAGATTTATTATCAATAAAGAGGATATCGAAAGATTTCAATCAGGGGATCTACCATCAGATCACAGACTAATGAATCTCTTATCTGGAGAAAGAAGAGAGATATTAAATATCTTTAGAAATAATAAGAACCTAAGTTCTATAGAGGCTGGTCATACTGATCTTAGAAAACTTCCTAAAACTGTAGTAGGTGGTAAACCTTATGGTACATTAGGTAACAGTGATGTATTTCGTATCTTTTCGAGTGGTTTCTCAAATGAATCTGAAGTAACTCCAGTTGTTCAACAAGATGGTGATCTTCAACCAATTTTACCTGAAACTAAGAAGTCTGTTACTACTAAAACTCCACCTCCTACGAAAGCACAATATTATAATGTAGATGGTAAGGTAAAAGTTAAAGAAACTGCTATAGATCCTAAGCTAGTATCAATGGGATATATTCCTACTGGTAAGTATGGTAAGAAAATGAAAGCTCAATTTGGTATGTCTATGGAAGATTTAGTTCCTGGATCTACACCAATTCAATTAGAAAATACTCAACCTGAAACTACTCAATGGAATACTTCCGGAGGTGGTTATACTCAATTTGGTATGACTCCTCCTATGAACAATCAACCTATTGAATCTCAAGGTGTTATTGAAAGTATAGGTGAATCTTTACCTATAGTAGGTAATCTTTTCCAAGGATTTGGAATGATGAAACAACAAAAACAACAGAGACAACAAGCTAAACAAGCCAGAGCTTTAAGTAAATTAACCAGAAAAGTTTCTGAATTAGAACCTGAGCAAGTTAATAGAAAGTACACAAGACCAGAAGATATTCTTCTTGATGTAGATTCTGTTGGCTCTACATATGGTGAAGGTACTAACTTTTTAGCCAAGAACGGAAACACTATTAAAGCTCAATTTGGTAACTTTATACAAAATCAGCAAGTAGGTAGTCAGTTTGGACAACCTTTTGAAGGATTAGGTTCATGGATTGGTGGTGGACAAGGACAAGCTAGTGGAGAAAGCATGATAGGATCTACATTAGGTAGTGTGGCAGGATCTTTCTTTGGACCATTAGGAGGAAAGATAGGTGGTGCTCTAGGTGGTGCAATAGGAGGAATAATTGGAGGATCAGGAGCGAGACAACTAAGAAAAGATCAAAGAGCAACTCAAAAAAACCTTCAAAAAGCAGCCTTGAATCAAGGTATTAGATCTACACAAGGACAATATTCTTCTTTTATGGAAAATGGTGGAAACCTATCTATGAATGGACAACTGAAGACTTATTGGGGAGGATATGCTGAACCTGTATCTGAAAATCCGTATTTACCTGAAGGAGGAGAAAGTGTCCTGTTTAAAGGTAATTCTCACAAGAACGGAGGTATAGGAATGACTTTTGGTAATAAACCTGTAGAAGTTGAAGGTGGTGAACCTGCTGTTAAACTAGAAGATGGAGGATCATTAACTATATTCGGTGATATGAAAATACCTTCATACGGAGTATCTGAATTAAATGACCCTTCTGCAAAAGGTAAGAAATTCAAGAGTTATATTAATAATCTTAACAAAGTAGAAGCAAAACAGAATAAAACTATAGATAAAGCAGTTGCTCTTACTGAAGATAATCCTATGAATACACCATTTGACAAACTTAAATTGTCGTCCGCTGAAGCTATGATTACTGGAGCTAATATGAAATTAAAAGACATTGCTTTCAAGAAACAAACTGCTTCTACTATCCAAAATGCTATTCTAGACACAGCGGATGAGTTAGGTTTAGATAGTTCTAAACTAGCACAAGGTAAAATCAAAAAGGTTAAAAAATCCAATGTTGCTCAATTAGGTAAAAAAGTACCTTATGGAGTTGGAACAGAAGTTGGAGCACTTGCTGCTGATTATATAAATCAAAACATGCAAGTTTCTGAAGAAAGTCCTGTAGTGGAGGAAATTCAAAGAAATAAACAAAAATATGATTGGGAGGGAGATTTAACTGCTCTAACAAATCTAGTATTGCCTTACATAAGACCATCAAATCAGAGTGGACTTGACCCTACTCAGTTATCTGGTGAAATGTTAGCTTTGGCAACAAATCAGTTAGAACCAGTACAAGCTCAACTTTACAGTCCTTTATTACAGACTGATGCTAGTGATATATCTCTCCAAGATCAATTAAATGCTAATCAGGCTGATTTTAATGCAATTCAAAGACAAACTGGTTATAACCCTGCTGCTCAAGCTGCTCTAGCAGCCCAAAAATATGCAGCTAATTCTAACGTTTTAGGGGAACAATTTAGATTGAATCAAGCCCAAAAACAGGCCACTTATAACAAGAATAGGGATATTTTGAATGATGCTACCCTTAAGAATCTGGCTATTTTGGATCAACAGTATATTAGACAATCACAAGCTAAGTCTAATACTAAAGCTACTGCACAGGCTGCACTTAACTCAATTTCTGATAAAATAGCTAAAAATAAGCTAGAAAACAGAACTTTAGGTGTCTATGAAAATCTTTATAATTATAGATACGATAACAAAGGTAGAGCTTGGAATCTTAATCCTTTAGCTGATTTTAATGTGCAAGGGGAAGACCTTCCTATAATTGATGATTCAGAGGTAACTGAAGATGTATATAGAGATAAATATGGAGTTATTTCCAAGTCTAGAACTAGAACAAAGACTAAAAACAAGAAGTCTTCAAATGGTTCCTTACTGAAATATGCAAAAGGGTACTAATCTATTTAATTATACTACCTTACTAATCTTAATTATAAGATTTGGTAATTATAACAATTTAAATTAAATTTGCTAATTATAACATCTAATGGCGTCTTTTACAGATCATTTACCAATTTTTAACGAATACGTACAACAGCAACCTGTTGAGGCTATGCTCCAAGTTGGAATGCAGAAGCAAGCTAGGTATGATGAAGGTGTTCAGAAGATTCAGTCACAAATTGATAAAGTGGCTGGAATGGATGTTGTTAGAGATGTGGATAAACAATATCTTCAGTCAAAACTTAATACTTTAGGAGGAGATCTTAGAAAGGTTGCCGCTGGTGACTTTTCTAATTATCAATTAGTTAACTCAGTAGGTGGAATGATCAATTCTATAGGTAAAGATAGAAATATACAGAATGCTGTAGGTTCTACTATGCGCTATAGAAAAGGTATGTTAGACATGGAAACAGCTATAAAAGAAGGTAAGTCTTCACCTTCTAATGAATATGATTTTAACAAAAGAGCGCAAGAATGGTTATCTAATCCTGATGTAAAATCTACTTTTAACTCATCGTACAAGCCATATACTAACTGGAAAAAGAATGGATTAGAAGTACTTAAGTCTTTAACTAAAGATGAAAGTATTACAGAAGATGCTTTTACTCTAGATTCTAGGGGTAATTTAGTTATAGCAGATGCAACAGTTAAAAAGAAACTAGCTGGTATTTCACCTGAAAAAGTACAACAAGCCTTATTAGTTGGTTTAACTCCTGCTGATTTCCAACAAATGGAAATGGATGGTGTATATAGTTATGCTAATCTTGACAGACAACAATTTCTTGGTGGAGTATCAGAAGCCCATAGAAACACAATAGATTTCTACGAAGGACAGAAAAAAATACTGGAAAATGCTAAATCTTCAACAACTTCTGTTATTGAGAAGTCCAGACTAGATGACCAAATATCAGCCCTAAATAAAGTTATTAACAATGTGTCTGGTGATTATGAAAATATAGCTAGTGAGATTGCTACTGGTAATCTTGATGCTGCTAAAGCTCAATATTTTACCAGAAAGTCATTAGATGGTTTTGCTAAAGCCTTCTCTTATACAGAGGTGGCTCAGACATATGAAGATAGTCCCTTTGCTAAAGCTGCTCAATGGAGAGCAGAGCAAAATATGAGATGGAAAGAGTTCATGTTAAAATATGAACAAAATGAAAGGGGATTAAAACTCAAGGAAAAAGAGAATAAGTTAAAAGAAAAAGAACTAGAAGGATATGGAGGTTTACCTGTGGGAGTTCCACAAGATCAATTACCTGCGTATACCTTAAATAAAGTAGTTGAAGAAGTTAATACTAAAAAAGCTACAATTGATGCTCTTGACAACAGATTCATGACTTCTCAAGGTAAGGATCAACAATGGCTAAATCAACAGAAATTAGCATGGGAAAAATCACCAACTAGTGTATCACCTATAGTTGCAGAACATTTTAATATAACTGAAAGAATGAGGAGAGAAGCTTTGGCTGATTCTATCATGGTCACAGATATTGAAAAGGAAGCTGAACGTATATATGGAACAATAGATCAGTATATACCCAATAATACTCCTATAGTATATACTAAGGGTAATACAAAACATGTTTATACACCTAGGGATTTTGTTGATTTTAACACAAAATTCCCCTCATATGTAAGGGGAGTTTCTAGAGGTGGAGCAGCATCTTATGATGTTGAAAAGGCTAAAAGAGAACTTACACCAAAAGAATATCATTTGTTTGAGGTATTATCAGGAACTAAAAAATTAGATCAAGCAGACAAAACATTACTTCAAACTATTCAGGACTATAATAAAGAAGTAAATTTACCTTATAATCAAGTACTTGATCAGATTAATAAGTTCACTTCTGACGAAGTGACCAAGAGAGTTACTTGGAATCAAGGCGTTGCGTATGGTTTACCAACTGGTAACGCTGCACAGAAAGCAACTATAGCTACTACATTAATTCAGTTTGCTGATAAAGCAGATACTATGACAGGAGGGCTTCCTAATTCTCCTAACTTTGATTCAGAAACTGCTAGAAAATTAGCCACAGAAGATGCTAAATACTCGCTTACTGTAGTAGAAGGAACTGAAAGACAACCTATCATGTACGAAATGAATGTATCTGGTGCAGCAGGTAATGTAAAGTTTAAAATTACTCCTGAAGAGAAAAATTCAATTTTTGGTTCTATGTTTAATTCTTCTCCTGAAGTACAAGCTGCTAAACCATATATAGATCAAATGATGAAAATGGGGGGTTATAGTACTGCTTTAACTCCTGGAGAATCAACTCCTGAGAACTCTTATCTATCTAAAATAGATTTTCCAAGTGTAAATATTTATGGAGTAAAAGCTAATATTGTTACACTTCAACCTGGAAGCGGAAGATATAGTATTAAACTTAGTGTCTATGATCCTGTAAAGAAAATTTGGCATAATGATATTGATTATCCAAAAGGAGGAATGATAGCAGAAAATGCTATTGCTCCTGCTTTAAAACAGCTAAATGATGCGTATATTTACGAAATTTTGAATGAAACTCCTGCTACGGAGAATGATTTGAAAAGAGTAGAAATTGAATCGAAAAAACCTTTATAATGGCAGAAAATAATCCACTACTGGACAGAACAGCACTTGAGAATTCAATAGAATATCCAACACTTCCTACTCCTGTAGATCTACCAAATATTCCTTTCAAAGGTATTAATACTCCTTTACCTACTGTTGATGGTAATCCAACACCATCAGCAGTTAGTGCTATTGAAAATAATCTTCTTTCTATTAAACCTCAAGGAGGACCACTTACAGGCGGTTCAATTCCAAGAACACTATCTGAAGTAATGTCAGAGAGATACGATACTTTCGTACCTGGAGATTATGATAATGAAGATGCCTACGCTCAAGGTCAAGGTTTAGGTTCTAAAATGGTAAATGGTGTTGGAAAAGGATTAGTTTTGACAGGAACTACCTTTCTTCAATCTACTGCTGGATTAGTTAATGGAGTAGCTAGAATGATTGGTGATGGTAGAGCAGCATCATTTTACGATAATGAGTTTAATAGAGCACTTGATGATCTAAATAAGAAATTAGAAAATTCTCTACCTAACTATTATACAAATGTTGAAAAGAATGCCAAATGGTATTCTCCAGATAAGTTAGTAACAGCTAATTTCTTTTGGGACGGTATTGTTAAAAATCTTGGTTTTGCAGCAGGTGCTGCTTTAGCAGGAGGAACTTATGCGTATGGATTAAGAGCACTACCATTAACGGCAAGATTATTTTCTGTAGGTAGGGCTGCCGAAACATTAGCTGCTACTGAAGAAGCTCTTATGGCTGCAAACAAAGTAGCTGAAGGATATGGTAAAATTAGATCATTATCTGACAAATTTCTAGGTTCATATAATGTATTAACTTCTGGTGGAAGAGCAGTGGTTGCTGGATTAGCTACTACAGGTGAGGCTGGATTTGAAGCTTATCATAACTTAAATGAATTTAGAAATCAAAAAATAGAAGAATATAAAGCTACTCATAATGGAGTTGAACCTATTGGAGGAGATTTAGATAGAATTAATGAACAAGCTGATGCAGTAGGAAATGCTTCTTTCTTACTTAATACTGCTTTATTATCAGCCACTAACTATATCCAATTTCCTAAAATACTAGGATCTTCTTATAATGCTGAAAAAGGTGTTCTTAATAATGAAATATCAGATATTGTACAAGATGCAACAGGAAGTTTTGTTAAACAAGAAGCTAAAACTAAAGCAGGTAGAATCTTATCTACTCTTAACAGAATAAGACCTTATACTTTTTCTACATCAGAAGCATTTGAAGAAGGTGCTCAATATGCTATTTCAGTTGGTACTAAAGATTACTACGATAAAAAATATGATGGTAACACAGCAGATTTTATTGATAGTATAACAGCAGGAATTGCTGGTACATTAGGTACGGATGAGGGAATGGAGAATGTCCTTATTGGTGGTTTATCTGGTACTATAATGCAAGCAAGAGGCAGATTTAGAGAATCTGCCGAAATCAGTAGAAATACAGCAGATGCTCTGCAAAGATTTAATAACTGGAGATTATCTGACTTCACTAAAGCTACAGTAGATTCTGTTAATAGAGGAACTGTACTTCAACAAGAAAGAGAAAATGCTCTTAGACAAGGGGATATTTTGACCTCTAAGGATTTAGAAGCAGATTATATTATTAACTATCTTACTCCTAGAATAAAATATGGTAGATTTGATCTTGTACAGACAGATATAGATGACTATAAGAAATTAGCTTCTACAGAAGAAGGTTTTGCACAACTTCAGTCTGAAGGTAAAGCACTTGCTACTGATAGTAGATCTCAGTATTTACAGAGACTTTCTAATCTTGAAACTACTGCAAGTAACGTAAAATCTTTATATCAATCACTACAATTAAGATATGGAGGATTAAGAACTAAAGATGGTCAACCATTATACTCTCCTGAGGTAATGGATAAAATGATTTATGCTGCTTCTAAAGTGGCTGATTATGATACTAGATTACCTCAATTATCTATTTCTTTACTTGAAAAAGGTATTTTAGTGGGTGATTTGGCTACTGATATAGTGTCAAGTAAGGAAGACAAATATCTTGAAGCAGTAAAACAAATTCAGGCATTAGATGTAAATTCTGATATTAAGGATGGTCTTCTACAGGATTTAGAAGATTATTCTGAGATTCTTCTAAGAAGAAAGAAATTTCTTGATGAATATGATCAAATTAAAAGAAATCCTCAAGATCATAAAGAAGCTCCTATTGGTCAAGTTCCTAAAAAGGAAACTTTAACTGTTAAAACAAAAACAGGAGATAAAGAAGTTGAAACAGGAACTGAATATTTTGTAGGTAGAGTTGTTGAATATGATAAAACTGGTAAAGAAGTATACAGATCTCCAAGAATTACTATATTAGGTGAGAATGAAGATGGTACTATCCAAATTAAAGATAGTCAAGGAAATATTAAAAATATATCTAAATCTATATTAGAAGATTATAAATTAGCCAAAGTTTCAGATACTCTATCCAATAAAAAGGCTAAATTCTTCATGGATCATTGGAATACTATCTATGAATTTAACTTTGGTAAAGGTAAAAAACAAAGAGGTAGATTAGAATATTCTGCTGAAGAAGGAGTATTAAATTTTGTTTATAAAGATAAATCTGGTAAAACCAGAAGAATTGAAGTAACTGGAGATCAATTTGTTCCTAAAGAAGGTTATAGCACCCCACAAATTAAAGCAGTTGGTGAACTTACAGTAGCTCAACAAAAATCTCTAGATGATTTTACTAAGGAACAAGATACTAGGATATCTGATAAAAAGTCAGCTAGATTATCTATTCTTAATGATTTATTTAATGAAATAACAGATAAACATAATAAAACTGTTAAGTTAATAACTCAGAAACAAGCTGAGGTAGCTAATATACAGGAAGAACTTAAGGATTTAGAAGAAAGTATCCAATCTGCTGAGTCTGACAAAAGATCTAAAAGTGCATTTAGATTTAGATCTAATGCTAAAAAAGCATTGGAAGCATCTATTCGTCTATCCAGAACTAAAGATCAATTAGAACAAGAAATTGTAGCTCTTGAAACCGAGAAAGAAGAATTGGAGTTTAGTGCAGATTATATATCTGATTTGAGCCAGAATATAGATGAACTTCCTACAGACTCTAAAGAGTTCTTAGAAGATTTCAAAGAACAACAGTCTATTCTAGAAAATCTAGTCATTGAGAACGGTAAACAAATCAACAGTTTATCCAAACTAATTGATTCTGTACAAGGAGCTTTAGATTCTGCTGTTTCTTATCTTAAGGATTTATTAAACCAATTTGAGACTAAGTATCCTAAAACACCATTAGCTATAGGTGAAGATCTTGTTGAATTTCTACAACAAAATCCTAATTTCCTAAAGTTAAAACCTAATTATTTAGAAGATCTTAGAAGTCTTGAAGATTTAGTAGCCCAAGTAGAGGATCTTGATATTACTCCTAGTGAAAGACACATTAGTGAACTTCAGTCTGAACTTTCTAAAGTTCAATTTACATTAAAAGAAGTTGAAAAAGAAATTAAAGCTAAAGATTTAATTCTATCCAGATTTGAAGAAGTAGCTAAGAAATACGTAGATGAAAAAGCAGAGCAAAAGAAACTTAATGAAAATAAGAATCTAAAGCAGCAATTTCTAGGTACTGCTGATACTGGTCCACAAACTGTATCTACAGATAAAGACTATGAACCAGATGCTAAGAAGACTGATTTAGCTATTGTTACATCTACTAAACCTGCAACTTCTTCTGATTTACCTCACCATGTAAGGGCTAACCAATTTGGTGCTAATCTTGACAAACTCCCTAATAGAACTAATATTAAGGGTGTTATTGTTACGTCTAAAAATGAAAGTCAAATTGGAGTAGAAGACGGTAATAGATTAACTGGACTAATGAATTTCTTAAAGGGAGATTCTGATGTAGATGCTACTAAAATAGTAGCTCTCGTTATGGTTAATGAGAAAGGTATACCTGTAGGAGTAGATGGTAAAGAGCTTGAAAATCCTACATTTGATAATATAATTGTACAAGTATTTCCAGATCCTAAACTTGAGTGGAGTAAAGAATTTGGTGGAAAATCTATGTTCAGAAAGGAAACAACTGCTGAACAAATAGAATTCTATAAGAAAGAATATTCTAATTGGGTAAATGAACAATTAACTTCTCCTACTAATACTCTTTATGATATACAGGCTTCCTTTGGTATACCTCAATATGTTACTATTTTAGATGATAAAGGTAACAATAAAAGAGATTATACTGCTGTAGTTTCAGTAGAAGAAGCTGGACTTATTAAGAAATCCGATCTTAAAGAAAAACAAGATCTTATTAAAGTAGCAACTGTTGAAGAAACAGTAGATAAAGGAACTACTAAATTTAGTGTAGCTCCAGGTAGACCACTATTAAATCTACCTAATGGTATAGTTCAACTTAATAATAGAAAATTAACACCTAATGAAGCTTCTACTATCTATGAAGCTATTCATCAGTTAGCTATTGAAGCAGATCCTAAATCTGAAAAATCACTTAGATTGATCAGATGGTTAAAATCTATTATATACTGGGGTACTCCTAAGAACGCTACTGGTTATAATAGTGTATTCTTTGAACAAGTAGGTGATGATTTTGTTCTTAATATATCTGGAAAAGGTAAAACTTATCCATTTACTCCTTCTAGAATTTCAAACAATAAAGCTGAAATTATATCTCTTTTGGAGCAGATGTATAATAATATACAATCTGGACCTTTAAATAAAGCTGAACTATGGAATGAACCTTACGAAGAAATTGTAAATATTGATGAAAAAGGAAATATCCAAACTAAAGAATGGGATAATTACAGAACTTATCTCTTATCTAGAGATGGGAGGAGGAATGAAGAATTACCTCTTTCTACTCAATTAAAACCTCTTGAAAAAGAAGGTGATGTTAATAGATTAGGTATCTATTTTACTATAACAGGTAATTCAGAAAGATATTCTAAAGTTCCTGTTCCTCAGGTAATAAAACCTGTAAAAGTAGAACCTGCTGTACAGGATAAATTTGTATTGGATGGTAAAAAGGTTAATATCTTCAAATCACCTACTGGAAAACAAGTAAGATTTGCAGCATCTGGCGCAGATGATATTAAAATCCTCACTGGCCTAGATGGAGATACTGTTTTACAAGAACTTACTGAAAAATATGGTAAGGATAGAGCAGTAGCTATTATGAAAAACACCATTAAACAGGCTATTCTTCCTCAACTTGAGGATGAAGAAAGCTTTACTATTGGTGATGATGAACCTGCTCCAAAGGTAGAAAAGCCTAAAAAAGACATATTCTCAAAAGTTAAGGAAGCTAAAATTGAAGTCTCTTTAGAAGATGAAGATGAAATGTCTCTTCAAATAGAAGACATTGATGATGAAGAATCATTAGCTTTAAGAGTTAAACTTGAAAAAGAAATCAAATCTTTTGAAAAGGAAAATTGGCCTAAAGCTGAAAAATGGTTACAATCTAATTTCCCTACACTTCCTGTATATAGAGTAAAAAATGTTATTAAAGCTACCAATGGTTTACAAGCTTGGGGTATGCTTAAAGATAGTGCTATCTATGTAACTGAAAATGCTGAAGTTGGTACTATCTATCACGAAGTATTTGAAGGTATTTGGAAGATATTTACTACTCCTCAAGAGCGCTCTAAAGTAGAACAGGAGTTTAAAGATAGAAAAGGTTCTTTTGTAGATAGACCTACAGGACAGACTATTCAGTATTCTGAAGCTACTTCTCAACAAATTAAAGAACAATTAGCTGAGGAATTTAGAGATTATGTCTTGAATCCTCCTAAAAAGAAATCATTTTTATCTCAGATTTTCTCGGATTTAGTAACCTTTATTAAGGCTTTCTTTACTGGAAATAAGGCAATTTCTAATACTAATGAGTTATTTAAGAAGATAGGAAGTGGATATTATAAACAGTATACTCCAACTTCTCAGTTATCATTTGCTAAAAAAGGTATTATTGATATAGAAGAAGCGTTTGGTAATAATGCTTCTGAATTCAGAATTAAGGATATTAAACATGATGTTGTAAATGATATTATGCAACACATGACTTATCTAACTCTGACTGACCTTATTTATGGTGAATCCAGAACTGGTAAAGAATTATATGATTATCTTCAGGACAAAGTAACTAAGTCTGTCCTTATTAGTAGAAAAGCAGCAGAAGATGCTGTTAAAGCTGGTACAATTACACAAACTGAAGCTCAAGATACTATTAATAATTCAATATCTTTATGGAAAACTATTAAGAATGAATGGAAAGATATTGAAGAAAAACACAGAGAATATCTTAAATCTTACCAAGTAGAATTTGATGAGAACGATGAGGTTATTCTAAAAGATGAAGATAAGTCTAATAAAGCATTCGAACAAGATGCTACTAAAATAGATGTATTTAAGAAAGCTGATAAGAAATTAAGATTATTATTAGCCACAGTTCCAATAATTACTCAAGACGGTAAACTAGACCCATCCTCTATAAATGGAGCTAAATTATTACCTGCTTCTCAGGTGTTTATGACAATTATGAATAGAACTCATACTTCTCGTAACCTGAAAGAAATGATTGATAGAATTAAAACTCTATCGGAAGAAAACTATAATTATAAGACTCTATACAATAGACTTACAAAGAATACAACAGATTTATCTCAATTTTCTATAGTTTCAGATACTCAATTACTTACTGCTCTGTGGAGAACTTTCAAAAAGCAGTCTCCTGAAGTAAAGAACGTATATATCTTTGAAAATGGAGATGTAGAAGTTGGTGATTCTAACTTATCTTCAGCAGCTAGACAAATAGCTTCTGATTTTTCAAACGCTATTATAAAGACTGTAAAAGGTAAAAATCCTTATTTTGAATACTCTTCAAAGGATAAAGTGTTTGTTGGTAAACCTAATAGTGTAAGATCTGTTAAAATAACATCTCCTTCTGAGAGAATAAATTTCTTGAAATCTTTAGGTATTGAATTTAAAGTTAATGAAGTTAATAAATTGTCTTCTGATAAGAAAAACATATTCAATGAAGCTGTAGCGGGTATAAAGAGAAGTATTGAAAAAGCTGAGAAAATAGCTACTGTAAATAGAAAAATACTTGATATCAGGGGTAGAATTCATCAATTATCCCTAATACAAGCGTCTATTGAAAATCCTGAGTTTGATAGTACATTCTTTAATGTTAAGGGTGAAAGAACTCAAACTTATATAGGAACTAATCCAGTTAGCGATCTTCATGATCACTTATCCCAAATTGATAATATCAGTCAGTTAGCCGGTACTCCATATGAATATTTACTTTCAGATACTTTCTCACAAGGATCAGTTATCTTAGGTAAGATATTTAATCTTGAAACAGGTAATAGAATTAAAGGTGGTGAACTTTTAATGAAACCCGGATATGCTGATGGTACAGTAAATCTTGAAAATGGTAAAAAGAAACAATCTGGTAAATTAACATATAAAGAAAGAATTATTCAGGAAACTAACCTGAATTTAGCAGGATATTATTACAATCTTGTACCTGGAGATTCATCCCTTGAATGGATGGTTTATATGGGAAATCAAATAACTCCTGATTCCTTATTGTCTGGATGGAAAAGAGTTAATGACATTTTTAAAGATTATTTTATTTCTGAATTAAATCTTTCCAGAGAAGAAAGATCTATAAATGAAAAGAAAGGTAGAAAAACAACTGACCTTCGTTTTCTTAAACCTATACTTGGAGCAGAATTACATAACCAAATAATTAAAGAAAAAGGTACTCCTGAAGAGGTGTACACAAAATATCAATCTAAAATTGATAAAGCAGTTCAGTCATTTATAGAGCAAGAATCTAATAAGTTCAGGGACTTACTTGAGAAATATGAGATTCTTACAAAAACCCCTGAAGGAAACTTTATTACTGAGAATATATCCTTCAATAAGGGTGAAAGCATGAAAGAGGATACCTTAAAAAGACAATTAAATACTCTTTCTGCTAACTTTGCTATAAACAATATAGAACTTCATAAGCTTATATATTCAGATCCTTATCAGTATTCTGATGAATTAAAACGTATTAAGAATGCTAATTCACCTAGACAATCACTTATTCATAACTCCCCAGAGTTCAATATGTCTCTTAATGAAGTGTGGAATAAAGGATATAATAAAGAAGATATAGGTTATACTGACTTTACAAGAGATTATTTTAAAACAATCACAGCATCAGATGTTACTGGAACCTCAGATTTGAAGGATTATGGTACATTTGATGAAACTGATGGTGGCGGTATAATTAGTCTAAAAGCTCACAGATGGTTAAGAATTAAGGCTGGTGAATGGTCTTCTGAAGAAGAAAAGCAGTATAAATATGATATTGCTTACGAGAAAAGAGATAAAAATAAGGAACTTTCAAAAGAAGAAAAGAAACTTTTAGAGCAACCTAATCCTTCTGTAAAAAGTACTTACACTCCTTTGAAGCCTATTGTATTTGGTAATAAGGCTAACGGAAAACCTTATAATGATATAGATTTGGATAAATTCGCACTTTATCCATTATCTTATAGAATTATGAAGGAAATTAATCCTAGTTCTAATGCAATAAAACTTTATAATAAAATGCAGAGAGAAGATATTGATTATCTTGTATTTGCATCTGGTAGAAAAGTAGGTTCTGAAGGAACTAATTCTCTTTATAATCAAGATGGATCATTTAATCAATTACCTTTCAACTATAAGATTAATATTCCTCATAATATCATAGCTATTCAATCTGAAGTTCCTTCCAAAGATGAGCCATTAGTAACAAGAGGTAGTCAGATTACTAAGCTTGTTACTCTGGATTTCATGAACGCTGGAGTACCTATTGATTATAAAGAAGGATTTGAAGCTTGGAATAAATTAACCGAAGATCAAAAGCAAAAATCTTCTCCTCTATATAAGGAAATTAAACATAATCAAGAAGTTCTAGAGCAACTTATTGAGCAAGGTTATCAACTTTTACTTAATAAATTAGGTATAGAACAAACTCCTGATGGAGGTTTCCAAATCACAGATTTCACTAAAGCCGCTGAAACACTAAGAGAAGAAATCTTCAAGAGAGAAGTAAATGATAATGTAGTAGATTCATTAACATCCTTTTTGAATGGATCAGTTATTCTTGAAGCTACTCCTGCTTATCAGCAAGTCAGAAATATACTTTATTCTATAGCTGATAAAAACGTTATTTCTGCTAAGATTTCAGGTGGTCAAAAGGTACAAATTCCTTCTACGTTATTTGAATCAGTAAGACCTGCTGGTAAAAATGGTATATTCCAATCAGATGTTCTTGATTTTTATCAAGATGAAGATGGTAAAAGAGTATGTGAAATAATGGTAGGTAGATGGTTTGATTCTAGTCTTTCAGATGATAAACTGTTAAATTACTTAAATAATACTAAAGAAGGACAAAAAATCCTTTCTGGTGTAGCTTATAGAATTCCTACTCAGAAGCAGAACTCTATTGATGCTTTTAAAATTAAACAGTTCTTACCAAGAGAATTTGGTGATTCTGTAGTAATTCCTTCTGCACTTGTTAAGAAAGTAGGTTCTGACTTTGATATAGATAAGCTTTATATCTACTTTAAGAATATATATCAAAATCTTAAAGGTGAACCTAAATTAGTTCCTTTTGTAGGATATGGTCAACAAGCTAAAGATAAGCTTGCTAAAATGTACGAAGAAGGAGCTTTCTTAAATGAAGAACAGAGAAAGATTATAAATAATTGGGTTTCTGCTAGAAAACAAGAAGATAAAGATGATTCTGCAAACAAATTAGCTGTAGCTATATTTGGTGAGGGTTCGTATGAACAAGAAGTCATTGATGATTTTTTAGATGCTAAGAATAGTAAGGATATTCAGAATAGGATTATAGACAGAGTGTACAAACAATCTCTAGAAAATGAATATATTCAGTCTTTGGAAAATCTTATATCTAATCCTTTAAATTTTGAAAACCTTATTAAACCTAACTCTGCTGATCAATTAAAAGGATTAGCTAAAGATATTACTAAAGCCATTGGAAGAGAAGAATTTGATTATTCTTCTACTGAAAATATGTTAAGTAAGACATTTATGTCCTCTTTGAGACAAGCTTTCGTATCTGGTAAATATGCTATTGGTATTGCTGCTGTTAATCAGACTAACCATTCTTTGAACCAGAGACAACCTATCTATATTGACTCTGAGAGATTTAATAAGATTACCCCTGAAGATCTAGATTGGCTCACTGGAGGAACTTTAAATAAGAAGGATATAGCTATTAAATTCAAAGATTTCAATAGAATTGAAATTGATGGTAAAATGGTAGCTTCTTTATCAATGGTTAAGAATGCTGCTGGAGAGAATATATCTGATATCATAGGTCAATTCATTGATGGATATGTAGATATTTCAAAAGGTCCTTGGATTATGGAATTAGGTGCTACTCCAAATGTAGCTTCTACATGGTTATTTTTAACTAAAATAGGTGTTCCTATTGAAACAGTGGCTTATTTCATGAATCAGCCTATCATTAGAGACTACCTAACTAAAGTTGAAAATGCTGGTTATTCATGGTTATTTATTGATGATTTTGTAGATGAAGTTAAAAAATCTTCTAAATATAATGTTGATAAATCTGAAATCAATAAAGTAAAGTTAATTCCTTCTAACCTCAAATCAACTGTAGGTAAGGATAAATTTACTCCTAAAGAAAAAGCAGAACAACAATTTATACTGACAGAATTTCTGAAATATGCCAAAATGGCAAATCATATGTTCCTTGTAACACAAGGTTCTAATTGGGATACTGCTACATTTAATGATCCTTTCTTAGTATTTAAGAAACTTAAACAGCTTGAAAAAGCTCAATCTAGTATTATTTCTTCTGTAACTGATCTAATAAATAATTCATTTATTAGAAAACTTATGGATAAAGTATATGATACTAGAGATGCTTTATCTACTGTTCTAATATCTGATCTTCCAAATACAAGAGAGGTGCTTGAGAAAGTTCTTACTCCTTATGTAGATTTAACAGATAGAGAATTTGTTAAAATAGCTAGAAAAGCTGTAAATGACCTATTTGATTGGGCTGTTCAAAATGATAGAAAACTTAATACTCAAGTAACTAATATTTTACTTTCTGATGAAAATGCAGCTTCTGAGATTAATGACTTTGTAGTATCTGTAAGAAGAAATCCTTCTCATCCTTTATTTAATAATCAAGTTGTTAAACTTATAACTCCTCATTTTGACTCTTTACCTAATAAGGTAAATAACATTAAGATTAAGAATAAGGACAATAAGGTATATGATCAGAATCAAATGATTTATGCTTTTAATGAACTGAGAGAATACTTAAAAGGAGAAAATAATCCTTTATACGGATCTTTAGTAAGATTAGCTGTATTACAATCAGGTCTTTCTAACTCACCAATATCATTTACTTCGTTATTACCATATGATGATTTTAAAGAAATTTATAATAAAACCTTGTTAGAATTAGAAAATAGTGCTAACTTGGAAGATTTCTATAAATTGAACGTTTTTGAGAGAAATAACTGGAATGATGATGATTTAGTTCCTACCAGAAAAGCTAGATGGAAAAAGAGCAAATCTGGAGAATGGAGTTATAATAACAATATGAAATTTTATGTTAATAAAGTAAGTTCCGCAATCAGAGAAAATAAAATTCCTCAACTTGTTAAAATTAATAATAAATCCAGAGAAGCTGAGAATGATGTTATTGTGTATACTTGGGAGGAGGGAACTAAAGCTCAAAAAGATGCTAAAAAGAAAATAGGTGATTATTCTTATATTAAGAAAGGTTTATTTAAGAAAATGTATAGAGGAGGTCAACCTTATACGAATTCATATACGATAACAGATAAAGAGACTGGAGAAAATAAGATAATAACTGAGTATATTTATAAAATGATAAATGCTTGGGGAGATTCTCATGTTTCTGATGGTGTGTATTACGGAGCAAATGAGTTCTATTCTACACCAAGAGAATCAGTTATTGACAATGGATTCATAAAGGTTGAAAATGAACAATCTGATGAATCTATTCTTACATACTTTGATAAACCTGTAAAACAGACTATTTCTGATACAAAAGTTGATAATTCACAAAACCAAATTCCTTGCTAATGGCTAACTGTAAACTAGACTATATTGAAAATCAATCATTTAGTGATACTGAGAAGCAACGTCTTGTAAGTATCCATAAGTCGATTTTTGATAGAGCTAAGGCTTCTAAAGCTTTTAGAAATTTCAATGATAAATTGTTTACTCTGAAGAACAATTACCCTAGTGCTACTCAATTTGTATATAATACAAATAATGAGTATAATGCACCTATTACAAGGATAGATACTTCTGCTCCTGGTCAACATTATCTGAACGTTAATGTTTTACCTTTAGCTGAAGAGATACAAGGTGAACTTTTTCAGGTTGAAAATATACCTGTATCAGTAGCCTCTAAAGAAACTTTAGATAGAGTTAAAGAAGCTCTCGTAAAAATGAAAGTTTCTTTGCAAGATTTATCAGAATACGCTAAAAAGGATAAACTTGATACTAAAACTATTAATGGTTTAGCTGACCTTTCTAGGGGTATTATAGCTATTGCTGATGGAAAAGAAAGTGTAGCTCTTACTGAAGAAATGGTTCATATAGCTACTCAGATTATTGAACAAACTAATCCTAAAATGATTACTGAAATGATCTCTAAGATAGATCGTTTCAATATATATAAAAAAGTTTATCAGGAATATAAGGATATTTACACTTTACCTAATGGTAAACCTGATATTAGGAAGATTAAAAAAGAAGCTGTAGATAAACTTATAGCTGAATTAATAGTCAATAATGGACAAGAATTTGAGCAATATCCTGAATTAAGAGAAGAAACAAACAGATCGCTAGTTCGTAAATGGTGGACTTCTATACTTGACTTCATTAAAGGATTATATAGGGAGTCCAATATCTATATCTTTGATGAAGCTGCTAAGCAAATAATTGAAGGTGAAATAGGTACTGTTGAGGAAATGGTTGGAGAAGGTGTACTTTTCCAATTATCAGATAAACAGAAGGAAATTCAGGAAAGAATTAAACTTACTTCTGAAAGAGTAGAAAAAGTACAATCTAATGAAAAAGTAGATCCTATTCTGCTAGATAGTGAAGAAGCTAATAATTTCTATCGTATTAAGGATGATCAGGGAAATTGGACTAAAATTACCAGAAGGGTAACTGATAGGGTTAAGAACTGGTATAAAGAAAGATTCCCAGGCAAAGTATTCTCTAAATCGGAGCAAGAATTCAATGAACTTAAAAGACAATATGGAGTTCAAGGTCACCAGGACTTAGAAGAAATTCATTCCAGGTTCTATAATACTGATGGTACTAAGAGGGAAAACCCCTTAGAGAAGCCTAAAAAGTTCAATTTACCATCTCAGGATATGTATGATAAACTTGAGAAATGGTATACTGGATATATTAAATCTCTTCCTAAAGATACTTTAGTATTCTCAGAAGTTATTATTTATGATGAAAAGCAGAAAGAAGCTGGTACGATAGACTTTCTAGCTGTAGAACCTTCTGGTAAAACTCATATTCTTGACTGGAAGTTTATGAATGTTTCTGCTGATCAAGAAGATGTAGCTTGGTATAAACAAGGTGCTTATAATCTCCAGATAGGTAGATATAAGGATATTCTTAGGGATAATTATGGAGTTAAGGAATTTGGTCAATTAAGAGCAATTCCTATCATAATGAAATTTGAGTTTAAAAAGGATAAATCCCCTCAAATTAAAGGTATTGCTATTGGGAGCCTAGATACCTCAAAAATACAAGATCTCACTCTATTACCAGTTGCTGAAGAGTCAGAATCTACAGGATATGAAGCTTTGGACAATATTATAGGTAAACTTAATGCTCATTTAAAACAAGTTGCGAAGGAGAAAGTTACTTCTGAAGAAGAAAGAGAGTTTAAGTATGAACGAATGAGTATTATTAGTAAAGCCGTAAGGTTAGCACATATAACTCAAAATGTAGTACCTCTTATTGATGTTATTGAAGTAATGAGAAAAGAAGGAGATCGTATTTTAGGTGAATATACTACTACTTATAAAGATAGACCTGCTTCTTCTGAGGATAATACAGATTCAGAATTATCTGATTTCTCTGAGGAAATGAATGACTATATAAGTCTATCTAGAGGATTTGAAGAAATTAGTGATGATCTTGGAGATTTAATATATTCAGAAGGTCTTAAAGAAGAAGGATTAACCGAAAAAGAAATTACGCTTAGAAAAGGATTTTTAGATAAATTAAACACGGAATCTACTCAGTTACGAAAACTAAGGAAGAAAATACAGGAATCTTCAGAAGCATTTGCAGATAAACATATAGGTGAAAGAAATCTTGTAGTAAGTCTTCTTAAACCAGAAAAGATAGTTAAAGGTTTGGGATCTACATTTAGAGGAGTTTCAGAATTTGGGTTAAAAGCTGTTGATATTTTGGTAAAACTAGCTAGGTCTGCTCAAAATAAAGCTTCTGAATCTGCACTGAAAGAAATTCAAGAACTTATATCTATACGAGAAAAGTTATCAAAAAGAGGCAATATTAAAGAGTTAGCTAAAAGGGTATACGAAAAAGATGAGAAAGGTAATATAGTAAATAGAATAATTCGTCAATATCAGGTTAAGTTCTTTGAAGAAGTGGATAAGAAAGCCAAAGAAGGTGGAGATTTAAAATGGCTAAAGGACAATATTAATATAGAAGAGTATAAAAAAGAAGCTCAAGAAAAGATAAATAATAGAATTAAACAAATTAAACAAACTCCATATCCGGGATCTGATTCAGAAGTAGCTGACAGAGTAGAGGAAGAGATTCTAAAAACAAAAAGGTTATATGATATTACAAGACCAGATTTTATAGGATGGAATAATTATATAATTAAGAGACATCCTCTTGAAAAATGGGAATCTGAAGAATACAAATCTATTAAAAATGATTCAGATTTAATGGATTTGTACAAATTTATTGTTAAATATAATAATAAGGCCAAGGATATAGGCTATATAGCTAATAATATCTCATCTAAAACATTCTTACCTTTTGTTAGAAAATCTATGGCTGAGTCCCTATCTTGGGATTTTGGATTGTCTGTTATTAATAATTTTAATGAAAGTTTAAAATTAACAGCAGGGGATACAGGTTACGGATCTGTAAACGAAATTACAGGAGAATTAGAAAATAGTATACCAAAATACTATACATATGATTTTACTAAAAAAGATGGAGTAAATGACTATTCTGAAGTAAGTGATGAACTGTTTAAGAATTTAATCCTATATATTCAGCAGGTAGAAAAATATAAATATATGACCGAAATAGAAGGTCAATTGAAACTTGTAAAAACAGTTGAAGAGTTTAAAGGACATTTAAATACAGACAGATCTGGAAATGTAATTAGAGACTCTGCTGGAAATGTAGAAATACAAGGAAAAGGAGTACATGGAGGTAATTCTGAGAATACTAAAATGTTTGATGATTTCATGAGAGTTTTGGTTTATGATCAGAAATATGTATTAACTGATACAGATACTCCTTTAAATTTTGGTAAAATAACAGAATTTGTTAAGAAATCTATAAATAAAATAACAGGTAAGGAAGTATTTAAACCAGAAGAAAATCCTACACCCACTTCTTTATTTAAGTCAATGGATGCTATGAACAGAGCATTTCAGTTAAAAACATTAGGTTTTGATATCGTATCTGGAGCAGTTAACTTATTTGGTAGTAATATTCAAATAGCAACACAGGCTGGAAATTACTTTAAAGCTAGAGAATTTGCTAAAAATGAAGCTAAATTAATTGCACAAAAGTTTAAGAATGAAGAAGAAAAAGAGATTTTTATCCAACTCATTAATACATTTATGCCTTTAAAAGAAGATCCTGCTTATAAGTTATATAAAGAAGCCGGAATGACTGTTTTAACGAGGCAGAATTTAGGAGACATTCTTATGACATTTATGAGAGAGGGTGAACTTTTAGTAGAAAAAGCTGCCTTTTTGTCACTATTGGATAATGGTATGATTATAGATGGTAAAATAGTTAATATTAGAGAGTATGTAAAGTCTAAATATAGAGGTCAAAGAATAAATTCCTCTGATTTCAGAAGAATAAACCCATTGATTGAAAAGGAAGTAGAAGAGCTTAAAAACACACAATCTATAAGTAAAACTAGAAAATTAATAGATGGTAAGTTAGTAATTCCAGGATTAGATTTAACGAATAGACAAGAATTACAAAGATTAACCAATTTATCAAGAAATATAGCATCTAAAGCCACTGGTTCCCTAACTAAGGAGAATTTGAATAGAATGTCTATGTCTATATGGACTAAATCTATGATGGTATTTAAAAATTGGATTGCACCTCTTGCATTTACTAGATTTGATGAATTTAGAAAAGTAGCGGATGATTTTACAGTTGTAGTAGGGGAAGATGGAACTACTACTGGTGAGAAATATGATATTGGTAGATTAAGGCTTTTGGGTTATGTTTTAACCTTTAATATATTTAAAGGTACGCAAAACCTCATAAATATCATGAAATTGACTGAAAAGGGTATTCAGGAATTGGATATAATGTTTGAAGACTTTAAAGCTAAATATGAGCTTCAAACTGGTGAGAAATTGAATATAACCAGAGAAGATTTTATAGATCTGATAAGAACTAATCTTCGCAATCAATTAAAAGAACTAGCTATACTAGCTGGATTAATGGGAACAATGTTATCTCTAGGATTTATAGCTCCTGATGATGACGAGGACAAGGCAGCTAAGAATGCTCATAGATATGCTTTAAAAGTGGTAGATAAGTTTGTTTCTGAACTATCCTTCTTCTACAATCCTGATGAGTTAAGAAGTATTCTTACAGGAGGTATATTCCCTGCTCTAGGATTAGTTAATGATTTTGAACGATTTATGCATAATTTCTGGCTTGAAATTACAGGATTGGATTATAACTCAGAAACTTCCTATGATGAGGTTAGAAAAAAGGCACAACCTATAAAGTATGCAATGCGAATGTTTCCTATATCAAAACAATTAGTTACTTATTTATCTATAATGAGCGACAGCTTCGCAAAAGATTTTGACGTAACTATACCTAAAGAATCTAATCGTTAATAGCTATATTAAGTAGCAAATTTATTCGAAAATGCTTGTTTTTGTCATAAAAAATGTATATTTGTAATTTAATAAGAATATGAGAGTAGCTGAAATTTGTCCGAATTGTGCAACATATATCAATGCGGCATGTATTATATATAATGGTGATTATCTGAAAGCAATAAATGCTTCCCCATTAGATTCATTGGATATTATTCTTGAATCAATTAATGATTCATTTGGAGCTATACCTGGAAGTGGTGTTCCTACAAATATTCCATCTTTTTATGGTCAATTTTATATTGATAGTGGAACATCTCTATATATAGGATTATCCGATACAATCCCAAATTGGGGATTTGTTGGTACAATAGTTACTACGACTACTACAACTAGTACATCAAGTACTACTACAACAACTACTACAACACCTTAATGAGAATCACTTGTAACGATACTGGATGCCCTGTTATCCTAAGTTCAGAGTGCGTATTTTATGAAGGATCTGCTTTGCCAGAAACTGGAATAAATACAAACGATAGCTTAGAAATAGCTCTTCAAAAGATTGAAGAAGCTATAGCTAATATTGAAGGCGGAGGCGGTGGTGGAGATGCTGTTTGGGGTCTTATTGAAGGGGTAGTAACAGATCAAACCGATTTAATGGTTTATTTAGCTGCTAATTATTTAACTCCTGCTCAAGCAGCAAGTATATATGTACCTTTAGCCAGAACTATTACTATTAATGGTGTAACTCAATCATTAGCAGCCAATAGAACCTGGACTGTTGGCGGAGTTACGTCTGTAACTGGAACTCCTGATAGAATAACTATAGGAGGTACAGCTACTGATCCAATTATAGATATAGCTTCTACTTATATTGGTCAAAGCTCAATTACTACTCTTGGTACAATTACAACTGGAACTTGGCAAGCCTCTGTTATAGGATCTAATTATGGAGGAGCTGGTGCTATAAATGGCCTTTTAAAAGCTGATGGCTTAGGGGTAGTTTCTCAAGCTATACCTGGAGTTGATTATAGTGCTGCCAGTAACTTACTAATTCAGTCATTTACAGGAGATGGTGTTGAAGATACATTTACTGTTACAAATGGAACGATTCAACAAATTTTAATTGTTGAAATTGGAGGTATAATTCAGAGATTGAGTACAGATTATACAGTAAGTGGACAAGACATCATATTTGCAGATGCTCCAGATGCTGGAGTTATTATAACAGTTTACTATTTTGAGGATGTTTTAGTTTCTGCTCCTGTATTTAATGCGGACATAACTGTTACTTTATCTGGAGGAAAAACGTTAGGAAAATATACAAATGGACAAACTATACCTACTTTAGGTAAAACAATCCAACAGGTTTTAGAAGATATAGCAATCGAGTACATCTTCCCTACATGGAACTCCTTCTCTATTACAGGTCAAGCAACTACTGTAGAAGTTGGAACAACTTTATCAGGCTCTAAAACATTCACTTGGAGTATAAATAACAATTCAGGTATTGTTACTACCATTGATTTGTATGATAATACTGCTGCTGCGACATTACTAGCAGGAACTCCAAATGATGGATCTCAGGCACAAACTATTACTACTATTCAATTAAACAGTAATGGGGCTACTCAGTCATGGAAAGGTATTGCGAATAACGTATCTCCAGCAGGAACTATAAACTCATCCAACTTTGTTGTGACTTCCAGATTCTATTATTTCTATGGCCCTAGTGCTTCTTCACCAGCTAATAGTGCTGCTGTGAGAGCACTTCCCTCTAGTGCTTTTAGAATAGGAGCAACATCTTTTACATTAAATACAGGAACTACTCTTACAAAATTTGTAGTAGCTTTACCTCCTTCAATAACAATAAGTTCTGTTATAGATACATCTGCACTAAATGCAAACATTACCTCAGATTACGTACTTACTGGTACAGTAAATGTATTGGATGCTGGAGGAACTAACAGATCGTATAATATATATGAAATGAATATAGGAGCACCATATGCTTCTTCACATGCACATTTAATAACAATATCTTAATGGCAACTTCTAAATTACAATTACCAGGAGGACTTAGAACAGTCAATGGAGTTCCAGATATTGCTAAATATTGGAATAATAATGATACTCCCTATACTAGTACTGCTCAAGTTTTGTCTGAAATACCTATTGGTATTAGACATACAGGATTAAAAGTACAAGTGCTAACTGATGAATACTGGTGGCCTACTACTGGTGGAGTAACTGATGGTGAACTTGTTTTATACTCTCCAGGTGGCGGTGGATATTATCAAACTATTGAACAGGATGGGACACCTTTAACACAAAGAGCAACACTTAATATACTTAATGGTCTTACTGCTAGTGATGTAGGTGGAAAAACTCAAATTGTTTTTGGTGGATCACTTACAGCTAACACTGATTTAGTTATTGGAAGTGGACAAAGATTAAGATTTTTGTTTGATGGTATAGCTAGTAATGGTAATGTTATCATATCTCATATCAATCCTAATGCTCCTACTTTTTCAGTTTCTAGCCAAGATGATCCTCTTACAGCCAATGGTGGATTAACTATTGGAATTGTATCAGTCAACATGAGTTGGACTGATTATACAGGAACAGGTGCTACTAATATAATAATTGCTAATATTGATGGAGTTACTCTAAATAGTTTAGATGGAGATGATGGAGATACTACTCTTTTGGTAGCTAGTACTAATTTTCAGATAAGTTCAACCTACGCTACATTTGCTGGAGCAATTTATGATCAAGATTATTCAGCAAATTATACCAACAGATCACTTCCTGATAAACAATATGGGGATACTCATATAGGTGGACAAAATGTAAATTCAAATGTAACATCTCCTACTTCGGGAGAAGATGGATATGTTATATCTTGGAATGATAGTAATCAAGAATATGAGTTAATCCCACCTCCTAGTGGAGGAAGTGGTTTAACAATAGGTACAACCTTAATTTCTTCAGGAACTAACACTAGAGTATTATTTAACAACGCTGGTGTATTAGGAGAATATAGTATAAGTGGAACAGGTAATGTAGCAATGACTACATCTCCAGTTTTTACAACTCCAAACCTAGGAACACCATCTGCCATTACCTTAACTAATGGAACAGGACTTCCAGTAGCAGGTATTACTGGATTAGGTACAGGTGTAGCTACATTTTTAGCAACACCATCATGGACAAACTTCAACTCCATGATTACAGGTACTGCACCTTATCGCGGCCTCAACGGAACGTACACATATACAGGAGCTGTAACGGATGTCATCACAACAACCAATAGTCAAACGTTCTCTTCATCATCATTAGGTACATCTGTAACGCCTTCTATTATTGCTGTTAATCCTACAGCCGCATCGGCTGGTGCGCAGCAATATGGCCCAACACGTAGAACAGGTGGCCAAGGATGGAAGACGCAAGCTACAGCAGGTAGTCAGCCAGTATGGTATGATGAAACGGTGGTTCCAGTGCAAGGCGTAGTGAGTCCAACTGCAATTTATCAATTACGTTCTTATACAAATAGTGTAATCACTAATATGCAATTCGATCTTAATTCGGATGGTGGAAGATTTGAGTTACTTGCAAGTGGTATAAGATTAAGAACATCAGGTGCAGGAGTAGGAGGACTATCATTCTCTGGTTCTGCCCCAACAGGAGGTAGAATAGATTATGGTGGAGCTTTTGCTATAACTTCTGCAAGTAGTGGATCTACATTATCTATACAAGCAGGTGCTCTTTCTGGATCTAGCGGTACTGTTTCAGGGGTTACTATTGGTAATCAAACATCAGTGGCTATGTCTAGTGGTACATTATCCTATAATGTATTAAGTATATTTGACAGTCCATCAGCTATTAACAACACAGGAACTTATACAGGGGATTTTGTTGCTATTAATTTTAACCCAACGATCACTTCTTTAACTGGTACTACTTTATATGGATTAAAAATAGTACCTTCTCAAGCGGTTAATGCTTTTGGTCAATCATCCGCAACCGCAACTATAGATATAGCAGGTTCAAGTACTACTAAAGCATCTTTAAGAATACGTCCTGGTACAGCACCATCATCTCCAAATGATGGAGATATCTACTATATAGATACAAATGATAGACTAATGTTTTACAAGAACGCTACTGCTTCTGAATTTTTATCTGCAAGTGCAGTTACTACTGAAGTAGTTGTTTCAGATACAACGTTAACTATTACTTACAACGGAACAACATATAAATTATTAGCAAGAGTATAAATGGGTTATATAAATAGACAAATAGGATGGTCACCAGAAGAAATTGAATATCAAAAATTTCTAAAAAACTTGAAAAAGAGAAATCAAGGATTTGGAAAAACAATTATTCCTGATCCGAGTACTCCATCAGTGTTTGATGATATTTTAGGACATTGGGATGCAGATACCTTTACAGGAACTTCTGGATCGTATGTATTAACTGATAAATCAGGTAATGGTCATCCTATGACACAAGCTGCGGGTACTATAACTCCTGGAACATCGACTAATGGAAAACCTAGAATGGTTGGAAACGCTACTGCAAGATTTACTTGTCCTTTAACGATGAAATCATGGCCTTTAACAGTAGTTACAGTTTTTAAAAGGACTGCCGCAGCTACTTGTGGATTTTTTGGTCACACTGGTACAACTCCATATAATTCAATGTGGGTTGGTTATGAATCATCCAATAGTTTCAGGATATATAATACAAATAGTACAGCTAATACAACAGCAGAAGCTGGAACTACTTCTTGTTATATTGCAAGAATAGGATATGGATCTAGAATGTCAATCCTTAATGGTATCGTTTTAAATGATTGTCAATTGGGTAGTATTGTACAGACTGGATTAGTAACTACAACCATAGGTACAGAGTATCGTGGACTTAATGGTGAGTGGCAAAGAACATATGTTTGGGATAGAGAATTAAGTTTGATTGAAATGGACGAAGTTCATACTAAGATTAATGAAGATTTTGGAACAGCTATTCCTTTATTTTCTTCATATCCTACATCAAATGTAGTTCTGATCTTTGGTGACAGTATGATAGGCGGAAGATCTGCCAGAGGAGCAAGTGATGTTAACGTACCTGTTGAATATAGAGGTGCTCAAACTAATGTGGATATTTGGTACGGAACCCCTGCCAATAATTTTGGTACTGCATGGAATGACTTTAATTTAACAAATAACAATAATCAACTTAATGACCAGTTTGCAGGAACTAGTACTTATTTTGGTCCTAATGTATCTTTAGGTAAAGAATATGTTGATAGAACGTCTAATTCTATCAATATCATGCAATCTTCGACAGGTAGCGCTGGTCTTAGTAAAATAGGAAGTAATGCTTTCTTTGACCCTTTTGATAATTCTTTAACTCAATTAAATCCAGCAAGAGGTTATGGATCTTTTATGAAGAATTATTGGAAATCTTTTTCAGCTTTACAAGCTAGTGGAACAATACCATCTATTAAAGGAATTATAATAGGTTTAGGTACAAATGATGCTGTGAATCAAACGGCAGCAGATAATTTTGCTATACAGGGTAATTTATTAATACCCCAACTAAGAAGAGAGTTAGGCGTAAGTGCTGATGACTCAAAAATAATTTGGTTGAGAATGCATATAGGAACTACAGGAGGTACTTACGAAACAATTATAAGAACTAAAACTGCTGAAATAGTAGCAGCCAATCCAAATTGTGTGATGGTAAGTGACGATGCTTACAGCTTTGTAGATGGAGTACATTTAAATGCAGCGGGAAATATTGGTATTGGTTCAGATTTATCTACTTATCTATAAAGTCAAAATATGAGAAACGATACTAGATATACTCAATTTGAAGACATTTCAGCAGATTCTTTTTTAGGAAGATTAACTAGTGATGGTCCTGCCATTGTACTAAGTGCAACTGAAGCAACATCATTACTAGATGTTTTTACTTCAACAGATAAAGGATTAGTTCCATTTTCTGGAGGAGGAACTATTAACTTTCTTAGAGCAGATGGTACTTGGGCTGTTCCTCCTGGAGGGGGTAGTATTTCTGATGGTGACAGAGGAGATATTACTGTATCTGGATCTGGTTCTATTTGGACTATTGATTCTGGAGTTGTAACATTTGCAAAAATGCAAAGTTCTGCTTCTGGATTAAGTGTAATAGGTAGATCATCTAATTCAGGGGGTGTCTTTGCAGAAATAGCAGCAGCTTCAGATGGAGGGGTATTAAGAAGATCAGGCACTTCTATAGCATTTGGAACTATTGGTACGTTAGGTATTGGAGATAGTCAAGTAACATATGCAAAAATTCAAAGTGTTACATCAGCTAGAATTCTAGGAAGATATACTGGAAGTACTGGTGTAGTTCAAGAAATTACAATAGGATCAGGACTAACACTTGACAGTGGAAGTGGTGTTTTAACATCAACTCCAGTGTCTGATGGAGATAAAGGTGATATTACAGTATCATCCAGTGGCGCTACTTGGACAGTAGATTTGAGTATAAATAAAGCTTGGAGTGGAGTTCAAAGTTATGTAGATAATGGATTTAGGTTATTTAATCCTGCAAATACATCCTCATATAATTTTAGAACTAGTGCTATTGCAGCCAATAGGGATGTAACATTACCTTTATTAACAAGTGCTGACACTATAGTTTTTAACGATTTTACAGCTACTTTAACTAATAAAACATTAGGAACAGGAACAGTATTTTCAGTTATACCTGTTATAAATGATGGTATAACTTTCACATTTAATCCTAATGCAACCTTATCTGGAATTAATGTTGGTTCTCATGCAAGTGATCCTTCTTCTCCTAATAATGGAGATATATACTACAATTCTACTTCTGATGAATTAAGAGCTAGAATAGCAGGTTCTTGGATAGCACTTGGAGCAAGTGGAGGTACAGTTTCTGGTAGTGGAACTGCTGGTCAAATAGCATATTGGACTGCTGGATCTATTATTTCTTCTGAAGCTGGATTTGAATATGATTCTACTAATAATAGAATGATAGTCCCAACTATAAGAGGGACTGCTGGTACATTTACGTTAGCTTCTAATAATGGTACGGGTGCTTTTATTCAATTAACGGATGCAGGTGCTTTTAATAGTAGTAGTACATCTATAAATTTTATTACAGGTTCTAGTAGTTTATCACTAGCAACAGGAGCAATTGGAATATATTCTGCTTCAGTAGATATTGGTAATTTAGCTACTAATATCATGAATTATACAGCAGCATCTAACAGGTTAAGATTCCAAAGAGGAGGTGTTTCACCAGTTAACCATGTCATAGCAGTTACTTCTGGAGATGCAACTACTAATGACGGAGATTCTATATCATTACAAGGAGGAAATGCTTACACTGTATCTGGAAATGGAGATGGAGGAAACATAACACTAACTTCTGGTGAAAGAAGAACAGCCGGATCTGGAGTTGATGGTAATATTATTTTAGATCCATTAACAGGTAGTGTACTTGTTAATACTGTAACTGGTGCTGCAAAATTACAAGTAAAAGGAGGGGGTACAGGTAGCTCTGCTACTTTCCTAACTCAAAAATCAGATAGTACTCAAACATTTGAAATTGTTGATAATGGTAATGTAGGTATAGGACAAGGAACTTATGGTAGTGGAGTAGGTGTGGTTAGTATTGCTGTTGCAACAACACCTCCTTCTTCTAATCCAACAAACTCTATTGTTTTGTATGTAAAAGATGTAGCAGGTACAGCAGAATTATATACCAAATCAGAAACAGGATCAGATGTATGTTTATCAGGTTTATTCGATCCATTAGTTGTAACAGGAACATCATTAACTTTAGATGATGATGACCATCGTGGTAAATTTATATATTTTACTAATGGTAGTGCAATTACAGTTACTGTTCCAAATACATTAAAAATTGGATTTACTTGTGTTCTTATGCAAGATGGAGGAGGGACAGTATCTATAACTGGATCAGGAGGAACTACAATTAATGGTAAAACTAGTACAACTGGGCAATACGACTCAATCGGTCTTTTACACTACAAAGACACAGACGTATATTTTGGAAGATGATAGGATTTAGAAGCATATCGTCAATGACAGGTCCATATTCTGGACCATTTCCACCTGATCCTGAAGATGGTACACTTGTTGCTAAACAATTAGGTGGAGGTACAGGTGCTCCTAATGGATTTTATCAATGGTTACCTGATAATTATTCTCTTACAGGAATACAAACTTATCCATTTATACTATGGTTACATGGCTCTGGAGGAAATGGTAATGGTACTTCACAATTAGGGAATGTCTTAAGTAGTGATGGGGGTGGAGTAGCTAATATTCTTAATAGTGGAGGTTGGAATGGTAAACAAGGATCTGAAAGGTTTATTGTATTAATGCCACAATGTCCAAGTAGCCAACAATGGCCAGGAGGATATTATTCTAACGGAGGAATTAGTCAAATTACAGTATTCAAAGATTGGGCCAAGACATATTATAGAATAGATACTAATAGAATGTATGTAATGGGGCATTCTATGGGAGGTAAAGGTACTTATGAAGCTTTAGCTTTAGATAATGCTAGTAATGAATGGGCTGCTGCTGCTCCTATATGTACAGCAGGATCTACTTATCAAATGGGTCAGGGGGCTGGAAATACAGATAGACCTCTTCATTGTTTCTATAGTAGTAATGATAGTTTAGATGTTGAATTATCTGTTTATAATGGATATATTGATACGGTTTCTACCGCTTCTCATGATGTTGTTGATATGGCTAATGGTCATAATCCAACAAGAGCTTGTTCACCAACCTATTATACCCCTAATGTATACTCTAAATTACTAACTCATAGTTTATAATAACAAATATTTTAGATTATTATTGCTTTTTTAATAAAAATTAATTATAATTGCAGATTAAAACCAAATTAATTATGATTGAACTTAAAAAATACGAATTAGAGCCAGTTTTGCTTCAAATTACTACTTTCAAACAAAATGTAGAAAATGGTCCATATGCTCCGATATCCGGACTTATGTTAGAAAATTTACCTTTAAAAGAAAAAAGAAAGCTCCAAAAAATTCAAAAGAAAGTACTTGAGTCGTATCAGGAGCTTTTAAAAGATGCTGCCTCTATTAAAGAGGAGCTAAAAGATAATAAGGAAGAACTTGAAAAAGAGACAAAAACTCTTCTGGAAGAAACAGTTAAAATTGATCTCGAAAAAGCATCTTTAGTAGTTATAGATGAAATTAAGTCATCAGTAATATATAACTTCGATTTAATCGAAAAAATAGCAGAATAATGAAAGAATTAACTACCCCAACAGGCTTTAGATATAAATTATGGGATGAGGCAGGTAGTGATTCTCCTATCATTTACTATCTATCTGGAATGGATGAGAATATTAATAATAGTATTTTTGTCAGCCAGTTTGTACCTTCAATTAAAGACAGATTTAATATAGCTATTCCATATTTTGTATCTGGAAGATCTGGATGGGAGTGGTTGATTAATGGAGAAATGGCAGAGGTTTACTTCAATAAGTACTTCCGAAGCACCATATCATTTGATGGTAGGATGTTCTCTACTGGATGGAGTGCAGGAGGAACTTATGATCCTAAAGCTATTTTACTAAATAATCCTTCAGGTCCTCTATTAACAGGGTTTGTTATTTGTGCAGGAAGTGGTGACGATTATCATGGTATTACATCTATAATTAATAAAGTACCAGTTAGGCACTATCATGGTGATAAAGATGGGTTTAATACATCAACTGGTAAATATTCTGGACCAAATAATTATGAACTTGGTAAGAAAACAGCTATTTCCTGGTATGGACTTAGGGATGTAAACGAAGATTCTCCTGATAATTTATGGTCTGGTTTTTGGACAATTAGAGGAGGTAATCATTCAAGTGCTCCTCAAAAAGCCTATAATCCAAGTGGTGACTTAGCTAATTGGTTGTTATCGCAAGGACAATCTAATCCTATACCTGAACCAGATATAGTATTAACTGAACCTTTTAAAGTAAAAGATGGTACAGTTTCATCTGTTGGTTCAGATGGAAAAACCTATAAATGGTCAATAATTACCTAAAAATATGAAAAACTTCTTAAAAAACATCATTATTCACTGGAAAACCACAACCTCTGCTGTTATCTTAGCAGTACTTACTTTTATGTTATGGGATGGCGACATTACGGTGGAACAATGGGTCATAGGTACTGGTGCCCTTGGTACTGTTATAGGAGTTTTAGCTAAAGATTGGGATAAAACAGATCAACAATGAATATAAGATTTCCTTTATTATTCATTGCAAGTATAGCTATACTATCACTAGGATCATCTTTTAATCCAGGTTATGGGTTTATTGATGGTAATTGGGTAGCATGGCTGGCTTATAGTATAGTTCTTCACGAACTAGCTACTTGGCAAGCAATAAATCATTCTAAAAAAATAGAAAAAGGAATATGGATAACTCACTGGAAAGCTAATATAGTAAGATCTGTATTTATTATAGGACTTCCTTTTCTATATCATGCTTATAATTATAATCTTATTAAGATAACTCAACTTATTCTTATGGGAATACCTTATTTTGGTATTCTATTTAATCTAAAGTTGAATAAGTTAAGGGGATTAGATTGGGATTATGTAGGTAAGAATGACAAAAAAGATGCCCTCACAGATCGAATTTTCTCAAAAATTCCTTATGGGGGAAAGTTGTTATTCATGTTACAACTAGTTATGCAAAAGATATTTGTTTATCTGTATATATTTAAATAAGACCCTATTAATTTAAATAAAATGACACCAGAACAACAATTAGCTAAAATGGAAAAAGAAGTGTCCTCGTTAAGTGGAAAAGTTGATACTATCCTTCAACTTGTCCAAAAAATGGATGTTGGTTTGTATGGAGATGAAAAAAATAAACATACTGGTGTTATAGAGAAGCAAATTCTTTTAGAGCAGGAGATAGAGAGCTTAAAAGAGAAAATTGAAGTTCTTAACAAAAGAAATAGTGAACAAGAATTAGCCTATAAAACTAAAAAGTCCTTTAAAGATGAATTAATAGAGTATGCCAAAGAGCTTGGTAAATGGATTATAAATGGAGTGGTTGTATACCTTGTTATTAAAGGTATTGTAAGTCCTGAAGCTCTTTTAAAACACTAATCTTATGAAAGCAGTTACAGTTATAATAATGTTAGTTATAGTATTTGTAGCTGTTTTTGTTATTTCTGAAGGGTCTAGAAGAAGAGATAAAGAGTCTTATACTAGTATTATAAAAGAAAGTAATAAAAGGGAGAGAGTTCTTAGGCTGCAAGTAGATAGTTTAAAATCTGTATCTCTTAAATTGAAAAAAGAGTATAATGACTTGAAACAGAGCTATACAGAAAACAAGAATAAATTATCTGAAATCAACAAGAAGTATGAAAAAATTCGTAATTCTAAGCCTGTTCCTTATACTGACAAGCAAATTGATAGCATCCTCAACAGATACTATCCCAGACCCTAATAGAATAGTAGGTATACAAGCTTGGAAAGTATATAGTTTGATACATGACAAAAAAGCTTATGAGCAATGTAAGATATTAGCTGATAGCCAAAAAGTTCAATTATTTTTAGCAGATAGTTTAATAACTAAAGGAGAGGGTAGAATAATTGTTCTAGAAGAAGAAAATAAAGCTCAGGCTGGTATAATTGTAGAAAATAATACACAGTTTGACTCAATGAGAAGTAAGAAAAATGGTCAAATTAAGAAACTAACAGGAATAGTTATACTTGAGACAGTACTAATAATTTTAATTATAATATAATATGGCACAGGAAATAGGCTGGTCAATACAAGATAAACTCTTGTATCAAATTAAACAGGAGATAAAGAAAAATAGACAATCTGCTGTCACAGTAAATACTACAACAACTACACCGTAAGCTAATAATTAATGAAAAAACCAATATTAATTACTTGCCAACCGGATGATCAGTATTTTCTATGGCAGAATCATGTATATATAGAATCTTGTCTAGATGTTGGTTTTGAAGAAGATAAAATTCATATACTTCTCTATAAACCTATAGACAGACCTTTTAATAAGAATTGGACAAAATTAAAAGAATTATATCCTAAATTAAATCTTCATTTATATGAAGATAAAGGAGTTGGAGATTATCTTGGAATATACATTCCTATATTAAGACCTCATATTCTCTGGCAGCATTTTGAAAAGTTCCCAGAGCTTGAAAAAGAAACAATTATATACACAGATTGTGATATAGTATGGACTAAAACTCCAGATATAGCACATCTTTTGGAGGACTCTGCTCATTATATGAGTAATGCTGCTTCTTATATGAATTATTCTTATTTTGAAAGAAAGAATACTGAGGTATTAGAGTATAAAAAAGAAGACGTAAAAACAAGAGATTTTCTAGCAGAAATATGTTCTATTGTAGGATTAGACAAGAAAATTGTTGTAGAAAATGATAACAATATCGGAGGAGTTCAATATGTCCTTAAAAATGTAACTGCTAGTTTCTGGAAGAAAGTTGAAAAAGATGTTCTTCTCATAAGACAACATTTATTAAACATTAATAAGGAGTTTTACGAGAGCGAAAATAAGGGTATTCAAAGTTGGTGTGCTGATCTTTGGGCTGTAATATTCAATCTCTGGGCAAAAGGAGATACAGTAAAGATAGTTCCAGAGCTAAACTTTACATGGAGTTCTGATCCAATTAGTAAAATTAAGGAAACCTCAATTCTTCATAATGCAGGATTAACATCTCCATTTCACAATGGAATACCTGTGATGTATAAGGCTAAGTATATTAATGGATTAAATCCATTTAAAGATGTTCATCTATATGAAGTATATAGTGATCCTGAAAGCAAAACATTAGCAAACTATTACTATCTTCAACGTATGTTTGATGTATATAATAAATATAGGTTAGAATATTAAACAATTAATTTTTAAAAATAAATGGCAACAAATAGAAAAGATTTACGTGCTTGGGTACGCTATGACGGAAGTGGTCGTGTAGTAGCAGGATCATTAATCCTTCGTAAAGATAAACCTAAAGTAGGTCAATGGACTGAAGTTAGATCATATGAGTGTTGTGATCCTCAGTTTCCGACTACAACTAGTACAACAACAGAAGAAGCTTAATGAAGGTTAGAGGTCCAGTTGATGATTCTGTAAAAAGAGTTTGTAAGGTTTGTAATGTAGAAAAACAATTAAACACTGAATTCTCATACAGATCTGGATTCGATCTCTATAATCATTATTGTAAAGATTGTGATAATAGAAGACGAAGATTAATTCGTGCTGGACTTCCACTTCCAGAAGAATATCTAAATCTTACTAGGAGAAGTAAGAAGAAGATAGTCTTTGAAAACAAACCTTATCGAAAGACTCATTTTTACAATCGAAAAAGATTAGATTTTAAAGCGCACGATAAGAAAAAAGGATGGGAATGTGACTTAACTCCAACATTCATTGAAAGCTGCTACAACTCCAATTGTACTTATTGTGGTTATCCATCTTGTACAATAGATAGAGTAGACAATGAAATTGGTCATATCATGACTAATTGTGTACCAGCCTGTTATGAGTGTAATACTGCTAGGAATAGACTATTTTCTTTTGAAGAGATGAAAATATTAGGAAAAGTTATAAAAGAAATTAAAGATAATCGAATAGATTATAATCCTAATACAATATTTCCAAGAACTGTATATGAAAATCAACTATAAGTATTTTCCTGAAGTCATTCCGGATAATGAACAGATTTTCATTGCTAAACTTATTGGTACAATTGAATCAGTAGATGAGTTATGTTGTTTACAGATATCAAAACTTCCTACTTCCTATCATTTTAGGATAGCTCCATCTATTCCAAAGTACAATAACCTCCTTTTACAGGAGGTTTTAAACTTTCATAATTTATTTGGTATAAAACTTGATCTTTCAAAGTCAATTAAAACTAGTGGAGTTCTTGCTTTTCATATAAATTTATCATAGGTTTGTATATAAATTAAACCAATGATATATGGAAATTGTAAAAGAAAATAAACCAGTTTATTCCCCTGAAAAGAAATATAGTTGGAAGGGAAATGATGAGTTTGTAATTAACGGAGCAGAACTTAATTTTATTCTGAACTCTGTCAGGAAGATACTTCTTTCAGATCAAGCTCAAAATATCTTCATGTTAGAAAAAGCTAATTCAATGTTAGAAGGTATAATGTCTAAAGCAGTAGCAGATGGAAAGATTAAAGAAGTTGAAGAAACAAAAGCCCCTTAGTTAGGGGCTTTTTTTATTACTAATAATTTTCTATCTTTCTCTAGTGATACTTTAGATATATCTTTTTGATGATGAAATAACTCTCTTATTGTATCATAAACTTCTCTTCCTTTTGCTTGTTTACAATGTAAATCTTCTATAATGTAATATCCACCTTTTTTAACTCTTGGATATAACATTGTAAAACTAGTTAAAATATCATTTATTTTATGACTACCATCATCTATAATAATGTCATATTCATGTGGATGAGTAATTATTAATGATGATAAGTTATTTTGATCTCCTTGATCTCCTATAAAAATAGATACATTCTCCTCTTCAAGCTTTCTAGCATCTGGATTTATATCCATTCCTACAAACTTAAGATCAGAAAAGAAAGACTGCCACATTTTTATTGATGTACCTGGAAATCTTGGGTCCATTACACCTATTTCTAGCATTCTAATAGGATTATCTTGCCAGAGATAGAATAAAGAAGAATATACCTCTGTATATCCATGAGCTTCAAAGTGCTCATTTCCTCTATCATTTCCTAGTTTATTAGCTATTTCAGTAAGTGTATCCATATTAGTTGTGTACGTATAGAACTTTATTTATCTTAAATATATGATAATCTCTGAACTTTTTCTTAAAATCTTCAACAAATTCACCATCTGCTGCGTATCCTGAACCTAGTTTTATTTGTTTGGCTAAATCAGTTTTAACCGCAAAAGCACCAATATCTATCTGTCCATTAGCAGGAATACATTTAAAATAAGAATAATCAAAACTATTATGCACCATATCCCAATAGACCATACCTGGAGAACCTTTTAACTCTTTTTTAAGTTCTGAAACAAAAGTAGGGACATAATAATTATCATCTCCTGTCATAATAATATAATCAGCTTTACTATTTTGTTTACCTAATTCCCTAGGAGTATGTCCAAAATCCTTACTTCTTTGGTTAGTAATCATAAAACTGATTCGTTCATCCTCAAAGCTGGATATTAATTTAGAGGTTTTCTGAACCACATCAGAATAAGCATAATCATCTATTACTACTACAGCAGTCCATTCTTTATCAGTTTGAGCTACTAAACAAGATAAGATAACTTTAAGTTCATTATCTCTATTCCAGGTAGGGATTATAAATTCAACAGTTTTACTCATTTTTTAGTTTTAAAAATCTAGAATTCTTATTTTTATTTAATATTGATCTTAGATTAGAGTATCCTATTCCTATAGAAGAAGATAATTCCAGAATTGAATCATAAAATATGCCTGTTTCTAAATCAAGAACTTTAGTGCAAATTCTCTCTAACATTTTTGGACCATGTTTCTTCCCATAGAAGCCATTATTTTCACCTTTCTGATTATTATTTTGTCTTATTTTTTGTTTACTTTCTTCAGAATGAGTTTTACCATAAAATGGATTGTTTTTACCAGAAGTAGCTCTACTTATCTTTAATTTTACTTCATTAGAATGTTTATATTCGTTTTTTATTCTAGTAGATATGAATTTATCTACGACTTCCTTAGGTCTTTTTCTACCCTTTAAAATATTTCTTATTTTATCTCTATGTTCTTTGGTTCTTTCATATACTACTCCATTACCTCCTTCTCCACCATCTGTCATATTAGCTAATATTCCTGTATTTATATTTATTCTTCCATAAAGCTTAATAAATTCTTTCTCTTTTTCATTAACTTCATCAAAACTGATATTATCAAATAAAATTTCTACTTCATATTCAGTTTTATTTACTATCTTTTTCCAAATATTGTTTCTATCACATTTTTCATGTGCTCTATTATAATCATCAAAAGAAGTAGTACCTCCAATTCCTATATAAAAAGGTTCATTTTTGTCTAGTCTTATATGGCGATATAAATAACAAGTGTTCATTTTTTCCTATATTGATTTAGGAGTTTTACATAATCTCTATTCCATTTTGGTTTCAAGTAAATTCTACCTGTTGGTACTTTTCCCTGTAATCTCATGTTTTCTAAATAATTAAAATTTCTTTCAATTATATTTAATCTTCCAGGATGGTCAGTTCCTTCACCGCTCTGATGAAAATTACCTAAACCCTCTTTACTTTCAGGAGTTGCCCATCTGTAGAACCAACTAGGATTCTCAGGTTCAGCATGAACTACCTTTTTAGGATCTAAAGCTCTAATAGTATCCGTTAAAGTAGTATCTCCTCCAGCATTCATAATTGGACTTTTACCTATATCCAACCAAGCTTTCTTACTATAGACTATTCCACTATTACCTATCCATCCTACATCTGTAATATTAGGTTCATTATAAAATACTCCTTTTTTCCAGTGCAGTAGGTTAGTATCCTCTTTAAACCATTCCTTAATATTAGTTAAATGCCAAGGCATGGCAATATCATCATCATCCCATACAGCAAAGATATCACCAGAGCACTGCTCTAGTGCAAAGTTCTCCTTATCCCCTATAGTAGGGAAAATCTCCTTGGAATTGAATATTTTTACATTAGGATGGTCATAAATAAGAGTTTGATGAGGATAGTCGTTAACTATAATAAGTTCTGACTCTTCATGCCCTTCTGCCTGTAAAAAAGAATAGAGTGCTTCTTCTAACAGATGCACTCTACCCATTGTAATCATTTTACAACTAATCATCCCATGTATGCATTATATCGAATGATGATACTGATAATACATCTTTTCCCTTAAGTTGGAATTTAATTCCTCTTTGGAATCCTTCAGGGGAAATAAATACTTTATCACCTATCTTAAAAGTAAACCCGTTTGTAGTAAGTGGATTTTGATTAACTCCTTCACCAATACCTATAATTACCAATGATTCTAAGGTTTTAATATAAGCCTCTTTCAATTCATTTTGAAGCTCCGGACTAATACTAATTTTACTTTCTGGAGGTGCTGGTAGTTCTAGATATACCCTATTTCCGTGTATTTTCATATTTCAATATTGGTTAGTTTATAAAATCTAGCTCCATCTTCTGGAGACAAAATAATCTCAGATTGTACAGTTTCTCTAACATTCTTATATCCATTAAACTTATTAGTTTTAGTATTGATATCAGGTTTCTGAGTTACTCTTTCATTAAAATCATCCAAAATAACAATAACTGATCCATCAGTATGAGTTACTGAACGGATCACCTTATTAATATTAAATGAATCAATATACTCATTAAATTGTTGTTCTTTACCTTCTACTTGTACAGGTTTAGGTTCTTTACGGGTATAAAAAAATTGGTTTCTATTCATATTTATTATTTATATGTTTTTGTGCTTCTGTAATAGCAATTGATGCTAATCTTTTTACTTCTGGATCTGAAACACTATTTCTAATATCATTTATAGAATCAATAATGTCAGCATATGCTTTTTTAAGTTGATCTACTTTTGAATCTTTACTAGGATTAAAGTTCAATCCTACTGCTTTCTCACCATAAGTGAGTTCTCTTGTTACTTGGTTTTCCATGTTTATTCTATAATTTTTACGTATTCTACTAATGTAATTTCTGCTCTGTCCAGAGCATTTCTAAGTTGATCTTGAGTAACTTTACCTTTGTCATAAGCATCTTTAAGTACTCTTACTTTTTCAGTATCATAATATAATACTTGATAGTAATTTGTTTCATTTTCCATATTTTTCTAATAACTTCTTCCTTCTATTGTTAATTTCCTTATAAAAATACATATCTTGTTCAACTTTAGCATGAATTTCTGGCTGTAAAAGTATAATGTTCTCTTCATCAAATTCTGCTATTTCCCACTTACTTTTTGGTAAAATATGATGGAAATACATTGAATTTATGGGATTAAATAGCTTTTGGCCAGTTATTTCACATCTATGAGGTCTATTATTCCATATATCAGTAAAGAAAGTATTTCTTTTTTCTAGTTTCTCCTTTTGTTTTCTTATTTCTTCTGGTGATTTTTTCTTTCTTTTAATCATTTAAAGTCTATTTCGTAATTACTGATTTCAGGAATATAAATCTCATTCTCTGCTCTATAGAGCTTTTCCTCCACAAATATTAAAAAAATTGGATTATTTTGCAAACCTTTTTCAATAAAATAATCAATAATATTTTGCAACCAATTACATGAAATATTTTTTAATTTCACATATTCTTTACCATAATAATTCCATCGTTCAAAATACTCTCTTATTGTCTCAAAAGGATCTTTAGTAGTAATTTCTACTATCTTTTCATCACCGTTAGCACTTGATCTATAATATCCTGAAGAAACTCCACCATCCAACATGTACCATTTACCATTTTTATCATCATGGGTAACAAAATCATGCACTGATCTTGATACCAATTCTGTGCCATCTGGAGTTATAAGTTTTCTAAATAGTACCATAATTAGAACTTTTTACCGCCTTCTTTTTCTCTGTTAACTAATTGATGATCAGCTCTATTAAGGTTATAAATGAGCTTTTCCTTAATAGCTCCACCTAAATCAAGGTTGTATAGTCCTGCTATATCAAAAATTCTTATACAAGCATCCGCTAATTCCACCTCAAACATCTTTCTATCTTTTAAGTGGTCGTCTTGCAAATCCTTTCTAGCTCCTTCCATAGCTTCACTAATTTCACTATGTACTAGACATAAAAGTGTACCCACTTCTCTAGGTTTATTGTGCCATCCCATATCTCTGGCTTGGGAGTGACAATAATCTACTACTTCATTAATATTGGTTTCTATATTCATAGTTTTCTTCATTTTATTTAATACTTCTTGTCTCTTTCTTTGATAAACTTCTTCTCCAAGAATAGCTCTTTCTATAAACTGCTTATTTAATGTATCCACAAGATTTTTATCCATTATTTTAGCTAATAATTCTTCAGCCTGCTCTTCAGGAGTTTTCTGTTCCATTTAATTTTGATTTTACTTCATTTGTAATATATTCCAGTACTTCTGGATTATCATTTAAAAACTCTTTTACTTTATCCATCCCTTGAAACTTCTCTTCTCTGAATGTATACCAAGCTCCACCTTTCTTGATTATGTCGAATTCACATGCATAATCAATGATTTCTCCTAATTTATCATAACCGACTCCCCATAAAACATCAACTTTACATTGACCAAATGGAGCGGCTAACTTATTCTTGATAACATCTACAGTAGTCTTATTACTTTCGTTTACTTTATCATTCATTTTCCATACTTTCCAACGCATATCTGCATAGAATTTCCAAGCATTCCCTCCTGTTGAAACATCACCTTGTACCATTCCACCAATATTAGCTCTTGTTTGACTAATAGAAAGAAGAGTAGCTTTATGAATATCTAAAAGGCCTTTGATTTTGCCACAGAATTTACTGTTTATACGGGCTTGTAAACCAATTGTAGCATCCCCAATATCACCATCAATAACAGCTTTTGGTAGAGCAGCAGTTTGACTATCTAATACCACTAATGATACAACATCATTTTCTACCAGAGAAAGGATAAGATCATATCCACTTTCCATATCATCTGGTTGATAAATGAGTAGATTATCAACATCCACTCCTATTGTAGTAGCATATTTTTTGTCAAAACTATGTTCATAATCAAATAATGCCACTTTTTTGTCTGGAAACTCTTTTTGAAATTCAGCAATAGCATGTAATGAAATAGTACTTTTACCTGAAGATTCAGCCCCAAACATCTCTATAATTCTACCAAGAGGAATTCCTCCTATACCAACAGCTTGATTAAGCTGAATACTTCCAGTATTAACTACCCTTGGCTTCTCTGGAGTAGCTCTTGAAACATTGTATTTCTTTTCTAAATCTGCTATTATAGCATCAATTCCTTGTTTAACTTCTTTGGTTTTCGCCATTATTATTTTGATTTTATCCCTATTTTATTTGTAAAAAGTTCTTTTCCAAGAGCATACCTAAAATATCCATTAAGTTTATCCATAGTATCTATAATAGGTGCTCTTTTATTAATCACCCATCCTCTTTTCCTTCTATGAAGGAAACAACCTCTCATATATAGATCTTTATTCTTACCTATATATTTGAATCCTATTTTTATTAAGTCTTTTTCTTGTAACATATATTAAATAAAAAAGTCAGAAGATATACAAATATACACCTTCTGACTCAAACTAAAAATTAAAATTAAAAATTTATTTTATACTACCTCACACGCTCCTCCCGCGCAAGCTACAATATTTGAGAAATCTATACTATCATCTGCTTCAAATACATTAGTAAGATCAATAGATTTGAGACTTTTTACTCTCTTTTCATACTCTTCTTTACTAATTTCTTCAAAAGGAGCTTGAACATAAGATCCTCCATCATAATCTAATACTGATAAACCATTATAATGTTCTTTATTTTGCCACATCCATCTACCAACCATTTCCCATTCATTTAAATCAGAATCTCTATGATCTTCTGGAATATAAACTCCTGTATATTCTCTATTTTTATCAATAGAAATAGTAGCAGACACATTATGGGTATTATCTCCATCTATATGTCCAGGTTTAATCCATTCTTTGGCAAACTTTTTAACCCTTTCTAAAGTATCAATAGCTGTTTCTGTTCTAAAAATAGATCCTTCTGGAGCTTTAACTGGAATTCTTACACATACAGTATCATGTGGTCTGAGAATATCATCCTCACATAATTCTTCATGATTGATCATCAGATACTTAGCAATATCCTCATTTTTATTGAACCTAATAGTTCTTAAATAATATGGACTATGCCATGCATGAATACCACTGGAAGTTCCTAAGATAAGGGATGTTGTACCTGAAGGTTTAATACAAGTTACCCTAGCTGCTGGATTAGTTCCTATTTTCTCAGCATAATATTTATTTACTTCTGTAGCTATTTTTGCAGCTTCTTCTAAATCATAATTTAGAATAGCTCCACTAGCTATACCAGTCATACCAATACCTAATAAAGCTTCAGCTTTAGTTGTAAGTTTCCATCTATTTCTTAAATAGTGAAAATCTGTAAATCCAGCTTGTAAAGTACCAAAGAATGCAGCAACATGAACTCTTCCTAATAATTCACTCTGAGAAGTTATATCTGATACATTTAGTTCACAAAGGTTGCAAAATTGAAATGGTTTTAGACCAATTTCACAACAAGGATTAGTTCCCCAATCTTTATTATTAGTCCAGTAGATTCCAGGTTCACCTGAACCAGAAGCTTGAATTCTATTCCATAAGTTAAAGAATTCTTCTTGAGATACTTTATCTCTTTCTAAAACTGCTGAATTATTAGCTCTACCTCTTTGTTCATTAAGTTCCCACCAATTACCATACTTACAAGTAACCATTTCTTCATCATCTAATGAGAATAAAGCAATCATGGCTGCTCTTCTAATGCCTCCAGATAGAACAGAGTTAGCTATATGACATAAGATATCATGACATTCTAATTGACTAAGTTGTTCTCCATCTTGTTTTCTATCTAGAATAGCTTGAATATGAACTAAGCATATTTTAAGAGGCTCTGGACCTGGAGCTTTACCACCTGCTGTTACTAATCTAGCTCCTTTGTGACGAATAGCTCTAAAATCAAAATTAGGCATAAATCCACCACCAAGGTAAGCTTTCATTAATACCTTTACAGCATCAGCCCATCCCATAATACTATCTTCAATCAGATAATGTCTTGTCTTAATAGGCTTTCTAACTGGAGGTAATTGTTCTACATGATGTTTTTGAACACTATAACCCACTCCAGTACCTCCTAATAGGAGAAACATTGATTCTGAGAAACTATGAATACTATCTATTGGTAGATAACAACAATTATAACCTCTTGTATTATTAACTTCCATAGCAGGGCCAGCAAATTGTAATGCCCTCATGCTTGGAAGAACTTTCTTTTCTCTTATAAATTTACTATTTTCTTTAATTTGATCCTTTAATTGTGGATATTTATTTAACATCATTAATTCGTATCTATCCACTATTTCATCCCAAGTCTCCCTTCGTTTCTTATCTGGTAAATATTTTGAATACTTTGAAAATGTCGTTATTTTGGACAAAGCGTCTAATCCTAAATCTGTCATATTTATATTGTTTTTTAAAAGTGAAAAGACAGCTAAGTTATTACTTAAAACTGTCTCTGCCAAATTATTTCTCATAATTTGTATACTTATACTAATTCTTATTATTAGTGAATCTATTTACTATATTTTTAGCTTTAGTTTTTAACCATTCTAGGTTATTGAAAAATCTTCTAATAAAATAACCTCTTGCAACTGATATAATTGTGAATAAGAATGTAGATAAACTCATTTGTTTAGCTGTCATTTCTATTCCACAAATATAATTAACAATAGGTAAAAAACTTATAGTTATTAAAAAGCCAACAATAGTATTTACACAAGCTTCTATAAGACTTTCAATCTTGCTTTGATTCATAGTAATTTCTCATTAGTTAAAATTTCTTTAACTTTTTCTACTAATTCCTCAATAGATCCATTATTATCTATTATATAATGAAAATTAGGATAATTATCTAATGAAGTTTCAGAAGGATGATCTGAATTATTATCTGTCTTTCTATTTACTCTTATTAATAAGCCTTCTCTATCTTTAATGGATTCAGCTTCATTTGGAAATCTAACATCTGTAATAATTATATTATCTCCTGGTTTATAGGAAGATAGAGTTGCATTAACCCATATATTAGGATGAATAATTTCCCTACCACATTCTGTTCCTAGTAATTGTAGTATCTTTCTGGGAGTTAATATTTCATCAGAATTAAATATTCTCCAATCCTCACCTAGAGGGGTATTTTTAAAAGATTGATTCTCTAATTGATCTCTAGAGCACCCTATTATCAAAGATGTACATTCTTTTAACTTATCTGCAAATTTTTTAATAGGCCATCCTCCTTTTAAATTTGGTTTACCTTCATAATTTTTAAGATATTCTAAAGGTTCATTTGAATATCTACTTCCAAAATCTCTAGTTTTTTTAATACTTAGAGCTTGAATTATCATACCTACAGTATCCTTACCACAACCTATTTTTCCACTAATTCCTATAATCATAATTTTAAATGTTTTATTATTTGTTTTATTTTTTCATAAAATTCAGTTTGTGTAAAATTCATTTTCATTACATTACATTGTTTACAACACGGTACACAATTATCTATATGATAATCTCCATCTGAATTTATTCTATCTATACCATTTGCATAAAGTATTTCATTATTTCTTACTATTCTATTATTACCAGTTAAATAATCAATTTTTCTAGGAAAATTTCCACAATAATAACAGTTTTTTGATATTATATTTTCAAATTGTTCTATTGTTAAAAAATTTTGTATATTTCTATCCTTTCCTAGACTTTTTAATCTAGAAATTATACTTAAATTGTATAGTCTTTCTATATTAGAATATTTCATAGTAGACTGAGGTCTTCTTTTATAAGCGCAATGCTTACATTCTCTAGATCTTCCTGAATTTAAATGTGAGATGTTGTAATAATTTATATCTCCACATTCACATTTACATTGGTAATTTCTCACTTTAGATTTTTTACCTTTAGGTTTCATTATAAAATCTTCAGATAAAACCTCTAATCTATTAAAAACATCTCCCTTTTTTATAACTATACGTTGTCTTAGTTTTGAGGAACATTTGATACAACTTTTGGAAATTCCCTTAATCAAAGAACTACCTCTATAAAATCCTTCTTTTCCACAATCACATTTACAAAACCATTTTGTACCATGACTCTTTCCATTTGGACCAATAAATGAGCCACTTCTTTCAAGAACTGTCAATTTGTTATATTTCTTACCTATTTCTGGTGAATAATAATCTTTCATAATTACAAAAGTTATGTCACAAATGTAATAACTTTTGTAATATAAAACAAATAAAATTAAATATTTATTTCACCAAATATTAATTACCATATTACTGTTTTCAAATCTTATAGTCCAAGAAATATTTTCTTTCTTAAACATAGTAATCAAATCTTCTCCTAATGCCCAATTAATAGCTGATTTATTGTAAACTGTTATATTACTACTCGAATATTCTGATACATTTACAACTGTTTCATTTATACTATGTTTAGCAAGCACTTTAAGCGTCTTGTTAATTTTGTTCAAGTTTATTATTTTTCCTCTCATTTTCTTTAATTTTATCTAAATTTAAGATTTCTTTCTCTTCATCCCATCCATCCCATACTTCCCAATGATCTTCCCAATTTCCGGTATATGGTACTTGTTTACCATAATTGTCTTCATATGTTCCGTATATCTTAGATTGCAAATCCGCTTTTAAATCAGAATCCTTTTTAAATATTCTATACTGTAAAGAATAAGTTTCTCTTTGTTTACCTTCTTTGTATAACTTCAGAGTTTTTGGGAACAACTCTTTGAATTTATCAGAAGTTTTAGAATATTTACCCTGCTTCACTTTATCATAATCCTCTTTAAATCTAGGGTCTAGCTTATAGACTACAACTACATAGTCATCCTCATAGTCATAATCATCTATGACTTGATACTTCTCATGTAAAGTTCTATCATATTCATTATCTAGAAAGTCCCTAAATTTTTCAATATTATTAGGTTTAAACAACAAATAACAGCAGTTTTCATACTGCACCTCCTTTCTTGAGTCAGCTATATAGCCATTGATGAACCCATTATTTTTCAATCCCTCTCTACTAATCTTTAAAGTTGGAACAATGAAAATACTGCTAATATTTTTCTTAATTTTTGTCATTATTAACTTTTTATAGGTACTTGTCCATTATTTAAGTAATTCTCTCTTGAGATTCTCCATTGATTGTTTTCTTTACTCCATATAAGATCTTTTATTATGTTTTGTACACCTGGATAATATTTACCTTTATGTTCAAATCCTACATACGCATCTGTTATATCCCTACTATCAAGAGTATATAACAAAGGTAGGAAATAATTGATACTATCTGAAACGATAAATATAGGATTTTTGACAGTATATCCTTCTAATTCTAGATTATTTAAGATAGTCCAACAAGCTTCTTTGTAGATATAAGCTTGAATGTAAGCTCTTCTATAAAGATAGTACTCTTCATAGAAATTTTCAACACTCCATACACACTTTAGATCATAAACCTGGATAGTTTTATCCTTATGATCTATAACTATATAATCCATCATCGCCTTAAGAGGTAAACCATCCACTTCAAATTCCTCTACCTGGTATTGAACAAGTATAGTATATCTCTCAGAATCCTCTAAATTAAGGATTGGAGCAGTGAATTCATTAGTTTTAAGTTCTTCTACTATTCTTTCAGCATTATTAACTTCATCAAGAGTAACTACTGTTAGACCTTTACTACGTACATTCCTGATCTCATTATAATAAATTTCTGCATCAGATCCTACAAATTTCTCTAAAACTTTCTCAAAAGACCATTTATAACCACTATCTTTATATGCTAATTTACAAGCTTCTTCAAATGATCCTTCAGATTGACTATGTTTATATAGAGCCTCTACGAATAAACCCATATTGCCAGAAGGAGTACTAGCTGTAGAAGATAAGTAGAATCGTTCATCAAATTGATCTTTTTCAAACAAAAGTGTCTCAGTAACTCGCCCAGTAATCGAGGCTTTTGAATCTTCTTCTTCAACCTTTTCACCATCAATGTATCTTTTTTTGTATTTTCTTCGATCTAGAGAGAATTCTTTAAGACTACTAGATGAATCTAATGGTATTTTTCTATATTCAGCTTCTGTTCTTTTACCTGCTATCATAATTTTTAATTATATTCGTCTTCAAATTCTCTGTTTAATTTGTCATCACAACTTTCACATACAAAATAGGAATGTCCATTATAATCAGTTGTAGCAAAGTTATTGCAGTGTTTTTCTCTACATTTACCTAGACCTTTATCTATTGTTTTAGCTTCCAGTTCCTTTCTATTTCTTTCCTGTTTTTCATAATCAGCCACTAAAGATTTAGCTTGATCATACTGCTCCTTTGTTATTATCATTTTACCCCCTCTTTTATTTTACGTAAATATTTATCTATTTCACTAGCTAAATCATAACTGCAATCATAATCACGACATCTATATTTGTTATTAGGAACCATATTAATAAAATATACTGCATTTTCAAGTAAATGTATAGCTAATTCTTTATCTTTTTTATTCATAGATTAGAACTTTTCATCTTTTAAATACTCTTTTAATAGTTGTTCCGAATTAGAAAGAGGGAAATCAGTATCCCTAATCAATTTATATGCCTCTCCGGGTTTAAAGATTTCATCAGGTACAGTTCTTATTATTTGATCCTCTTCCTCATCATTATCATAATCATTAATGATAATATCTATGTCTGTTGTAGAGGCTATACTTTGTATAATACCTCCTTCCATTGTTATTAATACTCTTGGTTTACTCATGTATTTTACCTTTAAAATATTCCTCTATTTCATTTACTTTGTAGCACTTTCTATTAAGTGCTATTGTCATATTGCTATATAATTTTTGCAATACAGGTATACTTTTTTTACCTGTAATAGCTACTTGATAAACATTTGTATTTTTCATTTTTGTTATCTTGTTATTTATTTTAAAATGTTCACAAAAACTGATGAGCGTTTCTTTTGTGCCAATTAAAGATAATCCATAAAAATCAATTTTACCGTATTTGTATTTAAATATACAACCATCTCCATCTATATATCCTCTCCAAAAATGATTATCAGTTTTATACTTGTCTGGAACTTTATAGATTAAAGATTTCCTTTTAGTGATCCCTTGAGATTCTAAATATTTACATAAAGACCTATCGTGTATTTTTAAAGTAACTTTATTATCTTTATGTATTTTTATATTACCTGTATAATCTAAAAACCACTTAAATTTATTCAATATATCTATATCTTGTTTCTGTATAGTTATTTCTAAAGAATCTCCTAAATTACAACCGTCTGCTGCTACAAAACCAATGAAATAGCTTTTCATTTCAGAATCTTTATAAATCTTATCATTAATTGTATATTTTCTGTTTTTAAGACCTTGTTTTTTCACAATTTCTTTTTGACCACAATTACAAGAAATTAAAGAACTTATTCTATTAGCTTTTAATATTTCAGTAGCTCTTTTAATGGTTTTATTACCACATTCACAGTCTGCTTCTAAAAAAATGTGCTTATGCTCATTTTTATGATGAAATTTAAAGTTTGAAAGTTTTCCTACTTTTGGTTGTTTTTCTATTATCTCTTTCCAAGATTTCATATTATATATTTTTACAAATATATGTAATTAAAATGAATTCTCCAAATGTTACCATTCTTTTTATGGATGAATTTTACCCTTGAAGAAGCGACCACTTATGTTACCATTCCAGCAATCATCCCTAAAAAGAACATTGTTTTGTACCAAAGTTACCATTTCCCAGTATGCTAAACTAGCTTTATCTTTACAAAGCTTTAGAATCTTTCTTGTAGCATTTTTTCTACAACCTCCATTCCATTCTTGATCTTTTTGATCAAGATAATCTATAAAAGCTTTTGAAGAACCCCAGTACTCAAGCCATCCTGAATCTTGCTTAATTCTCTCAATTCTCTTTCTAGTTCCAGATTCTTTTCTGGCTTTTTTAGATAAAACCTTCTTTTTACTATGTTCAAAAGCTTTTTTACCTATATAAAAACTACCATCCGATAAGGTTATTTTATAAATAAACCCATAATAACCCTGAGGGATTTCCTCTAAACAATTTCCCTCAGGGGTCAGCCAACAATTATCCATTATTCTACGATAATTACTCTTTTACTTAAAGTTTCCTTCATTTCTTCCAAAGAAGTAATAATAGTATTTATCTGCTTACCTGTAATAGTAGGCAAGGTAAAAGTATGTCTTTTCACTTCTTGTGCAAAACTAGTTTGTACATGTTCTTGAAGATTACTAAGACATTTTTCTTCAAATATATCACCTAATTCAGATACATCAAAATCTGGATCATCCAGTATATACTTCTCATTTTCAGGAAGAGTGGCTGCAAAGAACCATCTACAAGTTCTTAGTTTACCAACTTCTCCAATTGGTACAGCTAATACATCCATTGGATTAATAATCATTAGAATAGGAGTATCTCCAAATCCACTATAATCATACTTTTTACTAGCTGCATGAAATCCATAAGAGCAAGATTGAGTATTGTCATCAGATCCTTCATTTCTAGGCATAGAGATAACTTCACCAATTCTATAATCATAACTTTTGGTACGATCATCAGTATAATGCTTATCTTGTATATTAGGAAGATTTAAATAAAGTTCCTCTAAATTACCAATTAATGTATTAATTCCATCTTCTTTGGATATTGTACTGAATGAAAAATTACCATTATCTTGTTTCCATACATAATAATTAGATGGTTTCTTTTTCCACACAGCCTTAATTTTAGTATAAATGTTTGAAATAAATTCAATATAAGTCTTGTTTTCATCCATTACTTTACTAACAACTCTTCTATAAGCATAGAAATTACCATGATTGTCAATTTTAAAGTTATGATGAGTTAGAAATCCATATAAATCCTCAGCACTTTGAGCATTTGGATTTAAACAACATTTTAACCAAAACTTCTTAAGTGCTTGATATTCATCATATTCTTTAAGAAAATGTTCGATATCTCCAGCAACATTCTTTCTCCATTTAACAACTATTTCGGCAAGCTTTTCAATCAAAAGTTTAGGTAATGATCTATCTATACCTTTAAAGTACAAAGAACCTTCTTTTACTTCAAATTCTTCTTCAATTTCACCCAATGTAGAGATAGAATCATTAATTTCCAAGAATTTTTCAACTTCTTTTTCAAACTTTTGCTTTTCATTAACAAGTTCTTTACCCATACAAATTGCTAAAAGTTGATCTTCTGAGAAACTATTTCTTACTTTCTCAAAATCATCAAGTGTAGAATTTGGTTTAGAAACTACATTTCCATCTTTTAATACTACTGTAAGTACATCATTAACTAATTTAACTTTTTTATAAGGTTTTTCAGTCATCATAGTGATATTAGTAGTACTAACATACTGATTTTCAGACTTTGGAAAGTCATCCATAAGAATATCCAGATCCTTTTGTAAGATCTGGTTCTTTAACTTTTGCTCTTCTATTTGGAGATTTTCAAGCTCCTTTTTCTTTTCGGACTTAAAGAAGTCCAGACTAAATAAACTAAATAAGCTCATTCTCTAATTCATTAATTGTTATTTCTTCTTTTACTTCCTCGTTTATAGGTAAATTATAATTACCCCAGTTAACTCTATGTTTATAATACTTAAACAAATCACATATAGCATCTGTATAACCTTTTCTTTCTTCGTAATATCTAGGACAATGTTCTAAAATATTATTAAGAAATTTAAGCTTCTCAAGTACATTTTTAACTTCCTTATATATATCATATATGGAAGTATCAAATAAATTCTTACTTTCAGCTACTTCCAACATAGCTTTATAAATATCACCACTTCCATTTAAGAAATGATCATTTTTGTAAGATTCTAATTTGTGAAGCTTATCTGCTAAATCACTTGACACATTTTCTATAGTTCCAATTCTACTAAAACAATGAATTTGTTCATTAATTAGATTATTTATGAGATAAGCTGTTACTATCCTTTTAAAAATTATATGTTCTCCTTTTTCAAATTCATCCATATTCATCCAATTATGAATTTTTACATCTTTTAATAGTTTAATCTCTCTTCCAGAGAATGTGACAAATCTAACCTTTTTCTTTGAAACTATAGTATAATACTTCTGAATTTTATCCTCATTATCATGAGTAGTATAAATAGTAAAATAAGGCTGCTTATAAGCTTCATCCAGCTTAAAATTAGTAGATTCAAACTTACATTCTTTTCCAGATACATATCTCTCCAGAGAACAAGCTAATTTACCTACAACTTCTCCAACTGTTTTTCTTCTCTTGCTTTCAGCTAAGACTACCTCTTTTTGACTTAATCTTAAAGATTTCTGTTCATCTAACCATTCTTGAGGAATTTCTAGTTTATCCAGATCAATAAAGGTATCAGTTACTAGTTTTTGAATGAGTTGCCATTCTCTAATTCTCTGCCTCCATTGTGATTTAGGATGATTATATAACTCTAAAAGTTTCCAGTAACCAAATCCTGATTGATTATATCTTGTACTTGGAGCATTACCTAATTTGAAACTTTTTTCTTTCTTTACAATATCCCTAGTATTATAATCCCATATAGATCTCAAATAATCCTGCTTCTTTTTAGGAAGGATATCAGATATTATATAAGTTCTTTTGTTTTCAGCTTTATTCCATCCAAAAGATTTCTTCCAGGTAGCTTTATCCATATTTGAGAATCTACCAGAATAATATTCATATTTACGTGAATATTCACCTACTAGGTGATCTTTCTTAATAAATACATCTTTAAGATTTAGTAATTCTACACCTTCAATTTTAGGTTCAGCTATCTTAATTTTACTATACTTAAGAAGATCATCTATACGCAGTTTATTACCTTTTTCATGTAAAGCATCTACATATCTTTCAGAGTACCTATAATAATTAGCTATTTCAAATACATCTTGTTTTTCAGTTATTTTGGTATTAAATTTCTCAACAAAATATTCTGCCACTAGAGCTATTTTTTTCAGAATAATATCTTTGGATTCTTTTGTATATTTAATACTTTCCCTGTTTGGAAGTGGGTAGATACCATCAGTAAGTGAAAATCTTAATCCAACAGGAACTCTAATAGCACTAACACCTAATTTAGCCCAGTCAATTGGATAATAAACATCATCTAGACATATATGAAGATTTTGATCTTCACACATAGAACTCCATTGAAAATGTTCACTTCTGTAGATATTAAAGTCATTACCTAATCCTCCCTGGAAGTAAACTCCTTGGAAATAAGCTAATTGTTCTTTCTGCTTATCTATAAATTCACGATAATCATTATAATTTACAGGAACAATAACCTTAACACCATTTCTATCTTCAGTAGGAGATTCATCTAGCAGATCTATAGTAGACCCACCTTCTTCACCTTCTGATTGGATATATTTTCTCTTTATACCATCTTTTACAGCTATAAATTGAAATGATGATGTATATGATAATGGAGCCTTCCATCCTAATCCCATCGCCCCAATTTGAGAAGAATCTCCCCTTTTGGTAGATTTCCCATATAGAGAAATAACATTAATTACAGTATCATGGTCTAATCCTAAACCATAATCCTGAACTGAATACTCATAATTACCCTGTGGAGTTCTTTTTAAGTCAACTATTACAGGCTCATTATTACCAGTTTTACGCACAGAATCTATAGCATTTGATACTGTTTCTCTAACTGTTGATCCTATACCATCAGCATAAAATCCCTTAGTCATCATTCGCATTAGGAAATCTGCACTTTCTATATCTAACTTAGATTTAATAGTATCTACACTATCTCCATCAGATATTACTAGGTTTTCTGTTTGTTTTTCAAGTATCATTCTTCTTCTCTAATTAGTTCGTTTATAAAAGTTCTGGCGTTGAGAATAGCCTTTTCCTTCTCCATACCATCTTCAACATCTTTTAAACACATATCTTCTATTGAATCTAAATCAGCCTGATATTCAGGATAGATTAGTCTTAATTCATTTATTTGATCTAAAAATTCTTTCATATTAAAAAGGACAATTTTGTTCTACTGGATTATTCCACTCTCTTAAATCTAAATTTTCTTTCTTAGTCATCTTTTTAAGGTTTACTGCTCTATTATCTTTTCTATTTCTGTTGTTGTGATGGACTTCTAGACCCTCACAATCTCCTAAAAAAGCATAACCCACCATTCGATGCACCCAAGAGTACCATTCTTTATTTTTTCCATACATTCGGCACCTAAGGTAACCTCCTTTGCCTATTTTTAAAGACATCTTCTTACCTTTAGAGTTGTATATTGAACCGTCTGAACAGATAATACGTTCTGGATATTTATCTAAAGCTCTAAATTCCCATTCAGTTATCATTAAAAGGGTACTTTTTCGTTTAACCAATCAACTTCAAATTCTTTACCATTATTCTGTCTAAGGATAGTATTTAATTTACTAAATATATTTTTGTGATCCCAAGCTCTATTCTCTCTAGCTGCAAAAGCCATGTGCTCTACTTTTAAGATAACTCCATGTGTTAAAGGTGTCATATATCTTTCATAATATTGAGCATCTTTCCCAATAAGCACAATAGGTATACCTGTATAGGCCAAACATTCCTCTATAACATACTTGGTGAAAGGTTCCCATAACTCCTGATGTTTACCTGCTTTCATATACTCAGTTGTAAGACTAGAGTTTAATAGCAAAACACCATCATTGGCCAAATAAGTCAAATCTGGATTCTTCTCATAAGTGAGATTTAGACCTTTATGTAAATCATCCTCTATTGCCTCATAGAATAACTCTAAAGAAGGTTGTAACTTACCTGTTAGAGAGCAGCTTAAAGCTAATCCATCAGCAGCAGGTATACCATCTTTACCTATACTATGATAAGGACAATATCCTAAAAGTACTGTTTTTATCTCATTTAGAGGTGTTTCCTTAAAAGCTCTAAAAGTATTAGAGGAATCAGGAACGATCCTTATTCCACGTTTTGACTCAAATTTCAAGTAATCATATATAGGATCGAATCCTCCATTCATAAAAAAAGGCTTGATTTTACAAGCCCATGTCCCAAATTGGGGTTCAAATTTACTCCAATCTAATTTTGTTTGTATTGCCATTTATATCCTTTATGTTGTGTTCTTCCTTGTTTATTATTACATACTGCTGTAATACATGCCTGTGAATATCCTAATTCATCTCTAACTTGAGATGCTCCTAACCACTCTCTAATAAAACCTCCTTCCATATCCATTTGAATTACTGGTTTATATCTAGCTAATTTCATATTATTTTTATGTTCCAGACTACATTTTTTACCCTTTTTAGAAATACTCATCTTTTTCCTAGTTTCTTCAGAATGCCAAGATTTACCATTTGTTTTTCTACTATTAACTATTTTAAATCTTATTTCTTCAGATATTAAATGTCCTTTTAATCTTTTAGATTGAGCTATTTTTTGGTCTTGTGTCCATTTTTTACCTGTATTAGAATAGGACATTTTACTTCTAGTTTCTTCAGAATGTTTTTTACCTCTCATACCTTTACCTGAATCTCTTTTTTTAAATTTTTCTGAATTTCTTAATGATTTAGATATTTTCTGTCTAGTTTCTTCTGGAAACTTACCTTTTAATTCAGTTCCAGTAGGTCTAATATTATACCCAAATTTAGGATTGTGAGTATTATGAAGTTTGCAGTAATAATCTTCTCTAATTTTAGAGAGTTCTAATTCACAATATTCTAATAAAGTAAAAGAAAAGTTCTCTAAACCATACTTATTAAAAGCATTTTGTAAATAAGGATTTTCATGACAATTATTTACTAATCTACTCTTATGTTGATCTAATCTTTTCTTTACTTTATTAGTTTCTCCTATTAATTGTTTATTGTTAATTAAGCAAATTATGGAATAAATTCCAGGTTTATTTGTTAACATAATTTATTTTTTAAACAAAAATAAGATATAACACTGAAATTTCCAAACTAATGTTTAAATTTATTAAATCTCATGAAATTGATCTTTGAATTTATCCCAAATCATTTTACAAGAGATTTATAAAGCTTAATAATTTGGCTATTTTTAATAATCTGACAACCCACTTTAACTTGTCCATTCTGAACAATTGCTTCATAATCAGAATTTAGTCTAATAACACGTGGCTTGATTATTTTCAGTAATCTAGGCTTTCTATTGTAAATTTTTAGATTCTCAATACTGTTATTTACTAAATTTTCTGTTTTTCCATCATTTACTTGCCAACTATATTTAAACTGAAATCTATCCTCACATCTACTTCCGTCTTGTACATTTTGACATAAATAAAATGTTCTGTCTTTAAGTTGAACTTTACCTATACATGATTTTCCATCAATTATTCCAGAGAACCATTTTCCTATATCTTTTTTTGTTAAATTTTTCATAATTATTCTGTTAAAGTACCTAACTTCTTTGAAACTTCTAAATACTTATCAATCCTCTCAATTCTCTGATAAGATAGTTCATCTACACCTTCTCCAGGTTCATCTACTATACCTTCAGTAGTAATATATTGCCATACAGCCCAAATATCCATAAGTTCTTCTTCAAGTAACTCACTATTTGTTTTGGTTTCTCTTGGACCTATAGAATCTTTACCAAATCTGAGATATTTAGAAGCAACTTTACTAACTTCAGCACATTCTTCTATTAGTTTTACTAATAATAGTTCTTTTTTTGTCATGTTATATTCTCTCCTGGAATTGTTTTTCTGTATTGAATAAAACCTTTAAAGTTACCAGATACACCTCTTAGATGCTCTGGTAAATCATAACAAGGGTCATATTCATTAATATTCATAGCTCTACCACAATGTTCAAATGGACTGAGATGTTTTGAAGCCAATAACCTATCATGAAGTTTAATATCATTTTCATAGTTATCTGGTTTACCTTCTTCACCTACTACAGTATATGATACTCTTGCACATCTAGCTGTTGCTATTTTAATAGCAATTTGTAGCCCTTCTTCTCTTTTTATTTGTCTTCCAAACTGTTCATTAAGTTTTATATTGGTAATTCCATCTCCAAATGGTACATGCCATTCTCCAGCTTTAAGTTCTTTAGGAGTAGATTCATTATAAACATCCCACATAGCTTCTGCTAAAGCCATCATGTGAATTTCAGCTTGACCTTTGTTATCTCTTAGTTTCTCTAATATAGTTGCATTTTTTATAATTTCATTATTATCAGAATCACTAACAATATCTTTCCAACTTCTCCATAATCTATTCCCACTATGCCCAAATGATTTGTCTGCTTTAATGGGAAGTTGAATGTTATATTGTGGACATCTTAAAGCAAAGAAATTCTCCCATTCTGTAGCAGTTACTATAACTGTATGATACATAAAGGGTTCTAACAATCTATTGCAAAGTTGTTTAGTTATACCTACCTCATTTAGAATTTTTGCTGCTGTAACTGCCTCATTCTTAGCATTTAACCATTCATCTTTAATTGTATTTATATCTGGATTATTAAAATACTCATTTCCTTGCATCCCTTTATGGTCTTTTTGCCATGCAATAGGTATAAAAGGATTTTCTTCAACAGATTTAACCATCTTTTCAAATGGAATAGCTCTAGAAGAAGCACTATTTCTAGAAAACATTCTATGAGTATTAAACTCTGCTAGAATAAATCTAGGAAAGGTAACCACCATAGTTGTTAGGCGGTTACCAAATTCATTTTTACTATCTGCTACTACTTTTGCTTGAATCATACTGTTGTATTAACCTCTTCAATTGATACTGTGTTGCTAAATAATTCAGCCTGTGGATGACTACCAGGATCTGGTACTACAATTTGAGCTTTAGGAACAAGTATACCACTGCTATTTACAAAGAATTTATGAGCATCCATGTGATTTTGCATCCAGAGAGAAGGATGAATATCACGCATTCCTTGAGTTGTGAAGTTATAAAGTTCCCAAAGTGTATTTGGAGAATTATAATCATACTCAGGACGAGCAATGTTATTCTTAATAATGTTTAATTGAGTAGAAGTAATAAAGTCGTTTTCAATAAACATTCGACCTATAAGCTCTGCTCTAGTTTGTTCAGAAAGCTCAATTTTCTTCATTTCTTCTCTTTCCTTCACCATTTGATTAAATACATCACCTGCACGTTTGATATATTCTGTAATAGCTGTAGGTACAAATGTTTGAATCTCACCCATGTGTTTTTTCTTAAAGTTACCTAATTCACCATGTACAGTACCATTACTACAAATAAATACTCTTGCTCCAATTGCAAATTTGGCACTTAGGCTCTTATCATAGCTATTTTGCCAGCCAATCTCCAAGCCCATTTCCTTATCTGCAATGTTCTTGATAGTATATCTGGCATTAGCAATTTTACCTTCTCTGGCCATACTATATTGTTCAGAATCTAATCTGAAACCAGCCTTCTCAATAGAATCATTAGTAAGCTCTATTAATTGTTGGTGACTAACTGGCTTATAAGTCCTAGTTAATTCTGGTACTGTAACTCCTAGCAGATCTTGTCTGCTACATTTATATGTTGGTTTATCCATAATTATTTAATTTTCAATTTTAATATTGATTGTTTATTTATTACTTGTTTAGTTTTATATTGACTATATCCTGTAGAAGCTACAAATCTACCTTTTTCTTTTAATTTTACATTTTTAGCAGCAGTTTCTATACCTAGATTATAAGCTTGTTTTATAATGTTCATTATAATATTAGGTGAGAATTCTTTATTTACAGTTTCTCTTTCTTTATTTGAATATTCTTTAAAAGTAAGAAATCCAGGCCATACTTCATTGAATAAATCTTTTATCTTTTCTGTCATTTCAATCCTTTAAGTTTAAAATGTTCTTCTACTTTCTTTAATCCTTCTGTTTTAGCCCAACAAGCAAAATCATTACATTCTGGTAATAATCTATCTTCTGGATTAATATGTCTAAATCTAAAAGCTTGTGTTATCTGATAACTAGCTTTCTTACCTGGAGCATCAGAATCTCCTCCATAGAAGACATCTTTAGAATTAGATTTTACTCTATTAACAAACTCTTCAGAAAAAGCAGCTAATGATTCATTTTGTACTCCACAGGTATATTCATATATCTTTCGGCATACAAGGTAGTCTTTTTTACTCTTAGCTACTAGAGAATTATGATCTTTATTAAGATTTTCTTCTCCCCAAGACATACTTAAAGGTACATTAGATAACCATTTATCCCTTTTAGAAGCAAAGGGTTTATATAGCTTCCAATAACCATCATAAAAGTAACCAAACCTTAATTCTGTGTCTTTTAAAGGGAATTTCTTCTTATTAAGGAATAGAGTCTTTATAGAATATACATTGTTATTCCTAAGATCAGTAATATCCTGATAGTAATCATTCCAATATTTAAGCTCTTCTTGGGTGAATTTCCTAGTAACCACCTGAATAAGTGTATTTCTTTTAGTTACTTCTGGTTGTTCATATTGGGAAATAGCCTTTTTATAGTCTTTTTGAACACCTCTAAAGCCTAAACCCATTTCAGCATCTATTCTTTCTAAAGTCTCATTTAAAGAAGATAGGTTATATATTTGTTTAACTAAAGAGAAACAATCACCTCTCCATAAAGGATCAGCAAAATCATAATGAGAAAGATGACCATACTTATTACCTATAATAAAAGATGGGTTATTATCCTTTCTAAAGGGGTTACATATTACACCATTTAGATCAAAATTACCTACAAAGTGCCTATATATATCAAATTCTGATACTTTTGATAATACAGCATCCATTGTTAAACCCTCTTTAAGCTTACCTTTAATTGGCATTTTTTATTAATTTTCTTCAAAAACTAATTTATATTCAAATGTTGGAGGAAACTGATATCCAATTTCATTGCTATCTGAATCTCTTAATTGATATTCTTTATTATTTCTAGTATCTTTTACCCAAGTAGGCATAACATTTGAATAATTCCAAGTAATATCAATGCCCAATTCATCAGCTTTCTTGCATAATTCCTCAAATCTTTTTACAAAATCATGTGAATCTTTTAATCTATATTCCATAAAGCAAATATAATAAAAAAGGTGTGAGATTTCTCCCACACCTTAAAGTTTAATAAAAAATCGACTAATATGAAGCGTCATCCTCCTGTATAGGAACATTAGATGCTACTACGTTTTCTGATGGATCATAAGTATGTAGATCCTTAAAAGAATAGAAGTTTTCACTTCCATACTGAGAATCAGTAATACCTACTACAAACTTCTCATGAGCTTTCAAATCTTTAGGTTTTTTAGCTCTTAGAGCAGCTTGAATTTCAGGTTTAGAATAGTCTACTACTCTGAATTGCTTCAAGCAATAATCTGGCATAAGAGCCTTATTATAAACAGATTGATAAGATTTAATTTCTCCATCTTTCTCTACTGTTTTAACTTCAGCCATTGCAACCACATTAGTAGCAAATTCACCACCTATTTGTTCTTTTAATTGGGACACATTACCTTTCATAAGTTTCTTCCAATCAAGTTCAAGAACAGTTTCAGCATCTTTGTAGTCAAGTTTACCTAACCATGTACGGACAGCATTATAAAGATCTTCTTCTCCTACTTTAGCTTCTCTATATTCTCTTTTTTTGAACCAATCTGGAAGATTATCTGGATCATCAGCCCAAGAACAAGCACCTATAGAGTTAATATATTGCTTTTTACTACCGTCTTTATTCTCCCTTACTTTGTCCTCTAGAAAATAGCTTACTTTTTTAAAGTTATTCTCTTTTTTAGCTACTTTAATCCAAAAATCAATACGAAGATTAGTATTATCTTCTTTACTCTTTCCAAGGTAATCAGTAGCCTTACTATCCTCTTTAAGTTCTCTACCTAGAATTTCTTTAAATTCTTCGATAGAAGGATTAATACTAATAATTTCCCCTGAGAATAGACCTACCTCTAATTCTGTTTCAAAATTTGTTGTTCTTACATTTCCTGATATTGACATATTATTTTTGTTTTTTAAGTTTAATTCCTTTTCTAACCTGTGAAAATTTTATTTTTCTTTCCTTTGACCACTTTTTACCTTTCATAGATTCTGATATTCTTCTTTTATGTTCTTCAGTAATAACTTGTTTGGCTCTATTTTGTTTTATTATTCTTTTAGTTTCTTCATTATGTCTAAATCCTTTCTTTTGTCCTCTATTAACAGATTTCTTTAAATTTTCTCTACATTTTTCCGAAATAATACCAAATAGACCTCCAGGGTGAGTATTAGTTAAATTAAATCCCCAAGTTCTAAACTGAGAAATCCAATATTTCTCCCAAAATTCCCAATCTTTATCATCAACTATATCAACCAGCTCCATAACAGGTTTCATCCCTTTATGTAGAAGATTACTGATCCAATTTACTTTATCTGACGAATTATTAATTGATAGTTTAGCCTCTTTTATATGCTGTAAATATCTTGACTTAGCATTATAAGTCCTTCCAATATATTTTATTTCATTAGTTATTGGATCAGCAAGAGAATAAATAAAGATTGGGAATCCTACGACCATTATTATTTTACGTTATATTTTACACCTTTAAGAATAAGATAATTTAATGTACGTGGGTCCACAAGTCTATTAGGTGAGCCTTCTGTAACATTCATGTCCACCACTTGTACACGACCAAAATCATCCAAAGTTCCATTATGATAACCAGTTAGTATACGTTCTTCACCATTTATGCCACGTTTTACAGCTTTTTTAATAGCTGCCTCAATGGTTTTAGGTGTTGAACCTTCATAAGCAGACATTATCTCTTTTGTAACATCAGCTTCTTTTACTTGTTTATTAAAGCTAACAGTAAAAGCCACACTATGGTTATCCAGGAACAATTTAGTGAGTTCTGTTTTGTTAATAGATTCTTCTTTTGTATATTGTTCAGCACTTGTTAAACAATCTTCTACATAAGCTTTATCTACTACAATATCCTGATCAATTCCATTTTTAAGTTGAACTTTATCACCTGCAATTTTAATTACTTTGTAATATTGCGTTTCTGATAATTTTTCTCCTACTTTTAATGTTTTAAAATTTGTTTTCATTAGTCTTCTAATTTAGCTGATAGTGATTTATACATTCCGATTAATTCTGTGTCTCCTAAAGATACTGCTGATGTATACGCTGCTGTAAACTTAGATTTTGACATTTTAGATCCTCTAGAATAAGCTGAGGCAACAAATACTTCACTTACTTTATTAGATGATTTGAATGGTAAATATACACCATTTGTAATTTCTGACAACTGTTTGTACCATTTATTTTTATCTCCATGAATACTTAGAGTATCAAATTGAATGTTAAGTTTAGATGCATTTTTAGCTTCTTCCTTCCAGTCAATTTGAGCATTTTCTACAAGTATTTTACCCCAACGATTACAAGAATAACCTACTTTATGAGGATCTGCATCTGCAATAAATAGAACAGTTCTTTTAGAATCCTCTCTCCAAGGAGTTTCTTCTACAATCTTTTTAATAACAAGTTCATAAAACTCATCTCCATCTCCTCCTGAGGTATTTTTAGCACCTTTTACAAAACTAATTAACTGATTTTCATTGTTGGTGAATTGAGACTCTTGATAAGCATCTCCAAAATCCTTAGAATTATTCATATCACAATAGTCACCAAATGCTACAATTCTCATTTTAAGATCTAAATCTTTATTTGAGAACATTTCAGGAATAAGTTTTTCAACGTGTTCTTTTACACTACCAATATAAGCAGCCATTGAACCGGTAGTATCAAAAGCTACTACATAGTCCATAACTACTTTTTCTGTCTTCTTTTCTACTTTAACCTTCTTACCATTCCTTTTAATACGTCTTTCAAGATCTGCTAGGTACTCAGCACCTGTTACAAATCCTGCTTTAATAGCAATTTTTTCTCTTCTTTCTTTGTTAGATTTTTTGTAATCTTCAATCTTTTGTTTTAGCGTTTTTCTCATAATTTATATTTCCATTTAAAATTTCCTGCTGACTCTATATACCCATTGCAGCATAGTCTGTATCTTTTGGCTCCCTGGGGAAATCAGGGAACCAATGTAAAATAGCTTTAGACCCGATGAGTATCATACCATTTTTTTCTAGAGTTTGACATTTTATTTTTAGTTTCTTGTGATATTTTTCTACCAATTAATGATTTTCTTATCTTTTCTTTTCTTTCTTCTGGGACAAGTTTACCTTTTCTTGATTCTGACATTTGCTTTTTCCTATCTTCAGATAATACTTTTCCTTTTAGAGCTTTAGAAACTTTTAATCTATGTTCATCAGAAAGTTTTCTACCTTTCATTTTTATAGATTGAGCAATTTTTTGTTCGATAGTTCGAATTTTACCAGAATTGGCAGCAGATATTTTTTCTCTGGTTTCTTTAGAAACCACTTTGTTCTTGTTATATCTACCTCCAATTTCAATATTACACAAAGTGCCAGATTTATTTATTATTCTACCATAAAGTTCAATAAATTCAATCTCTTTATTTTCAATTTCTGTAATATTGTCTGTTTCAAATATTATCTCTACTAAATACTTAGTTCTAGAAGCTATAGAATTCCATATTTTATTTCTCTTCTTTTTACTAAAAGCTCTTTTGTATATCTGCTCAAAAGATTTATACCTTTCTTCTTTAGTACCAATTCCAATGTAAAAAGGTTCAAATCTT